GAGGAGCTGGAGCTGGAGGAGCTGGAGGAGGAGAATATGGAGGAGGAGGATTCGGAGGATTCGGAGGAGGATACGGATATGGAGGAGCTGGAGGAGCTGGAGCTGGAGCTGGAGGAGGATACGGATATGGAGGAGCTGGAGGAGCTGGAGCTGGAGGAGCTGGAGGAGGAGAATATGGAGGAGGAGGATTCGGAGGATTCGGAGGAGGATACGGATATGGAGGAGCTGGAGCTGGAGGAGGAGGAGGAGGAGGAGGAAGATCTGGAGGATTCGGAGGATCTGGAAGATGGTCATCATATGGATGACGAAGATGAAGAATATATTGATGGATATGCCTTCCCCATTGAAAAAAATAACTTTGGTCCATATGTTATAATTGTCAACAGCCTAAACTTTAAAATTTATAAACTCTTTCTTCAACCTTACTTACCTATATTTAAAAATTCCTTTTATGTATTAAATTTTTTTCTTATTTTTCTCTTTATTAGCTACTATTTCTATTACTGATTTACAATAATACAGTATCATTGTATTCCATAGTAAAGATAATACCGATACTATTGTAAATCCTTCATCCAAATTTAATTCTTTATTAGTTAATTTTCTCTTATAATTATCTAATATTCCCAATATTGTATCTGAGTATGGTAATGTTTGTATAAGATTATCTATTTGTTTCCCCGTAAAAAGTTTAATTAATAATATACACTGTATAGGTGTTTTAATAAATGCCTTTCCAATAACAGTCGCTGATACAAATTCTTTAAATGGAATTAGGTAATGCCCCGACGCAATACCACATAAATCGAAGGCAACATTAGGATAAGAAGAAAGAAATAGAATTGCCCAAAATCTATATTTTAAAAGTAAATCCACAGTTATTTTATTTAGGAAATTCATAATTCTATTATTCGTGAAATTCGTAAAATCAACACTTTTAGTTCTATTTAATCTATCAAACCTACTTATCCAATATGGCGGTATTTCACCAAACGCCGTCCCTATTGCCCACGCCATCGATTCAATAAATATTTTACTGTAAATATGGTAAGTGGTATTTCTATTACTGACGTTTTCACTTATACCTATATTGCTATTACTGACGTTTACGCTTATATTGCTATCGCTTACATTTACGCTTAAACAATTAAAAGCGTCATTACCATACAGATTAAAATTAGTATTCCCACATTCTACAGATAATAACGCAACTTTAACAATTAGGGGGAATAAAATAAGGAATCCAGTATGGACTCCGAAACCTAATCCAATTGAAGACATAACACCTAAACTAAACCAATAACCTAAATTTAAAATTAAATCTAAACAATTCGCAGTATAACTTAAAAATAGAAAGAAAGATATATAAGTAAAGTAACTCGTATACAGTATTATATTATCTTTAGTTAATTGCTTTGGATTTATACAATTAAATATATAAGAACTAAAATAATATAAGGTTTCTTTTGGTTGTTGAAATAATGATAATTCTAACATTAAGAAAATAGTGAGTTAAATTTTTAAATATAAAATTGATTTAAAATTATTCAAAAGTTAAAGTTATATGCCTGGAAAAAAAATCAAAATAAATAGAAAAAATATGAACTTAAACGATAGTACAAATGTAATAGAAGAAAGCGTAAGTGTTAGTAATGAAAGAAAAGCAATAAGTTTATTCTCTGGAATGGGAGGAGATACTTTAGGTTTAAGTAATGCCGGATTTGATGTAATTGCTTTTAGTGAAAATAACAAGAGTGCGATTGAAACCCATAAATTGAATTTCCCAAATAGTTTTTTAATAGGGGATATGAAAAAGGATAAATTTAATATTAGAGATATAGAAGATTCTTCTTTTTCCAAATATAATGGTTCTATTGATTTAATATTTGCTGGTTTTCCTTGTCAAGGTTTCTCACACGCAGGAAAAAAAATGGCCACAGACCCTAGAAATACTATGTTTAGGGAATTTGCCCGAGTAACTAAATTAATTAAACCCAAATATATTATTGGGGAAAATGTAGAAGGATTACTTAGTAGAAAAACCAGTTCAGGTGATACTTTTATTGATAAAATAAAAGAAGAATTCGAAAGTTTAGGTTATACGATATATTACCAAGTATTTAATACAATGCGTTTTAATGTTCCACAATTGAGAAAAAGGTTAATTATTGTAGGAATTAGAAATGATTTAGAGCAAACATTTGAATTCCCTGAATATTTAAATGACGGAGAAAATGATAAACCCAATTTAAAAGATATTATTAAATTTAGTATGGAAGGAGCAATAAAGATTAATATAGAAGATTTTGATATGACCGAAATTCCAGAAGAATGTATTCTTACAAATATGGAAAATGAAGAATTAGAAATACCAGAAAATATTCACCCTTACCTTAAATTAAAGGCGAAAACTAGAAATACAGAATATAATGATATAGTACATTCTAATTTATTATCTTTCAGCAAGAGAATATCACCTATACATAGTGAAATTATAGATATTAGGAATCCAAGTAAAACTATAATTTGTTCATATGATCACCAACCTAGATTATATGTTCCATTGAAAAATAAAAATGGTTATTATATTAGGTGTTTATTACCCGATGAATTAAAACAAATTCAAGGATTTCCGGCAGATTTTCAAATTTCAGGAAATTTAAAAAATCAAATAGTTCAAATCGGCAACGCTGTCCCACCTCCTTTGGTAGAAATTATTGCGAAATGTTTGATTTCATTGTAAGTTTGAACTTATTGCTTATGCTATAGGCTTATCGAATATCAATCCTGATATTAGAAAATCCAGTTCCTTTACCGAACCTAAGTATCAGACTATAATCTTGTGTAATATCGGTAACAATATCAAATACTATATCAGAATTTTTTTCATTTAGTTTCAAATCCTGAATTTTCGGTATTTGTATTTGTGGATACCACCTAAAATTAAAGGCGTCAGTGTCTATATCTCCGGCTGTTTGCAGGTAACATTCCTTCTCAACAAAAATATTATTCATAATCTGTTGGATTTCATTAATTAAACCTATTTTTATTGCTGGATTTCGTGAAAGTATAAGTTTAAACTCATACAACACAGGCTTCCGGTAATCTATAGGATTATCTGTACGTCCGTTTTTTGTCTTTCCATTCATACTTGTTTCTCCGTGAATTGCCCTAAAATTTTGTTTCAGTTCAATACCATAAGGCGTTTTTGGGTTACCACATTGGAATGCGTCTTTTTTAAACCATTGCTCTTCTGTGGGTATAGGAGCATTAATATTGTAAAGTCTTTTTACAATACCGCTCTGAATATTATGTTTATACCACAGTTTTGCATAAAGTAGACCAATTTGGAATTTTTTTCCAATACCATTATATACCTGTACTGAATACTCCCATGGTTTAGTCTCTTGACTTAAATCTGGTTTATAAAACATTGTGCTTTTTTCTTCACATTTTTTTTTAATGTCATCTACGTGAACTATTTCTATATCATAATGATGTTTATTAGAACCACCCGAAAGAATAACTTCTTTAATATTCTTACCGAAAAGTTTATGATATTCTTGACGCATAATAAATCCTTTAAAAGTAGGATTATTCATATAGTAACAAATTCTCTCTAGGCGTTTAATTTCATCTTGTTTATTAAATTTACGATAACTAGACATTTTAAATGAATTATTTTTTTAAGATATTATAGAATCAATTTTTTTAATTATTTAAAAGAGAAAATATTATATTATTTAATAATGGATAAAACAGAACTCGCGACGCATTTATATAAAGCTTTAGAATTAAAGTATAAATCTGAAATTACTACTGCCAAAGCAACATTATTTATTTATTTCAATAATTCTGTTGCGATAGGAGAACACCCTCAACAATTAGAGGAAATGGATAAATTACTCGGTGATATTAGTGATGCGGAAGATAAGTTAGAAAACTTGGCAAAATATTTTAGTAGATATGATATAGATTCTAAATAATTTATTATTTTCTTTGCTTAATTATATTTCATTTATAAAAACAATAATATATATTATTAATATATACTATGTTTGAAAAATTAAAAGTTATGTTTAGTACTAAAAAAACTAAAAAAACTGCCAAACCTATAAAAAAACTCAAGAAAAAAAAAGTTAAAAGAAGCAAAAAATCTAGTAGATATAATCAATCATTAAATAGAAAAATGAGAAAAATAAGATAATTTTTTTTTTATATTTATTTTTTTATATTATTATAATATAAATGAATAAATTAAAATCTATTTTTGGAGGCGCTGAAAATGAACCTGCTACTGAACCTAATACAAATGAAGAAAATGTCATAAATGAAAAAAATGCGGAAAAAAATGTCACAAATGAAAAAGAAAAAGACGAAGAAGAAGAAAATGACGAAAAAAACGAAGAAGAAGAAGAAAATGACGAAAAAAACGAAAAAAACGAAAACGAAGAAGAAGAAGAAAAAGACGAAAAAAACGAAAAAGATGAAAAAGAAGAAGATGAAGAAGACGAAGAAGATGAAAAAGAAGAAGATGAAGAAGACGAAGAAGAAGACGAAAAAGAAGAAGATGAAGAAGACGAAGAAGAAGACGAAAAAGAAGAAGACGAAGAAGACGAAGAAGAAGAAGACGAAGAAGACGAAGAAGACGAAGAAGAAGACGAAGAAGACGAAAATGTAAATAATCAAAAATCAAAAAAAAATATAAAAGCAAATAATACTTTAACTAACGAAGTTGAAACATTAAAGGAAGAAAATGAAAGATTAAAAGAACAAAATGTTGATTTAAATAAAGAAATTAGTTTGAATAAAAAAAAAATAGAAACTATGGAAAATGAAGCGAATGAATATTTATCAAAAATTAAAAGTTTAGAGGCAAAAAATAATAAAAATAATAAAAATAATAATAAAAATAATGTACTAGGATCCGAATTAAAGACTCTTAGAGAAAATATAGAACAAATTAAATCAGATATTATTGAAATGAAACAACAAAATGAAAATATTAAAGAAGAGAATCAAAAAATTATAAATACTAATAAAGCTCTTATGGAAGAATTAGAAGTAATTAGAAAACAAGCAAAACAAGGTAAAGGAAATAATATGAAAAATACAAAAGAATTAATTGAAATTAAGAAGGCATTGGGAAATTTAAGAAGATTAAGAGATGATATAGACCAAAGTATTAGTAAAACTAATACGTTATTAAAAGGTAAAACTATGGAATTGGGTAATATAAATAACAATTTAAATAACAATTTAAATAACAATTATCCCAAAAGATTATCCATTAAAAGAATGACAAGTAACTCAAATACCTTGAATAACTTAAGTAACTCAAATACCTTGAATAAGTTAAGTTACTTTAAAAAAAGTAAAAAAAAAAAGAGCAACAAGGAAAAAGATAGAAGAATTCCTTTTAAAAGAGAATCACCTAGAAGAATGCCTGTTAAAAGAGTATCACCTAGAAGAATGCCTGTTAAAAGAGCAACACATAAAAGACCACTCACTAGACAAATGCCGACAAGAAGACTATCCGCCAGACAAATGCCGACAAGAAGAGCAACTATGAGAAAAATGCCAGCAAGAAGACCATCCGCCAGACAAATGCTAATAAGTAGAAAAACACCCAAGAGACTACCAATTAATATGAATAGAAATATTATGAATAGAAATAATAATATGAATAGAATGAATAAAAAAAACTAGAAGGAAATAATAATTAAATTAAATTTTTTATCTTAAATAATGCTTTTATAAATTTTAAATCCTAAATAATTTAAAAATATTTTAGGACTTTAAACTAAATATAACTCAATTATGTTAATCGACGATTACCTCGAATACCAAGTAAATTATGAAAAAAAATATGGAAATAAAACTATAATTTTAATGCAAGTAGGAGGTTTCTTCGAAGCTTATGCCATAGATAATGAAGAAGAGAGAACTAATGCGGATAATTTGTATTTTATATGTGATTTTATGAATATACAAATTTCCAAAAAAAATAAAAATATTCAAAGAGTTAGTAGAAGTAATCCACTTATGGCGGGGTTTCCTCTATTAGCAATTGATAAATTTATTCAAATTCTACTAAATAATAAATTCACGGTAGTATTAATAGAACAAGTTACTCCTCCTCCTGAACCTGAAAGAAAAGTAACTAATATTTATTCACCTGGAACTAATATGTCATATGGTTTAAATGAAGATAGTTCTAACTTAGTATCTGTTTTTATTGAAGGTATTAGAGATATTAAAAATTATAAAACTAATATTTTTGTTGGTCTAAGTGTTATAGATTTAACAACTGGAAAAAGTGTTGTATATGAACTTAGTGCTGATAGTGAAGATAATAATAGAGCATACGATGAAATTTATAGGTTTATAAATAGTCATAATCCGAAGGAAATAATTATTAATGCGAAAAATAGTACCATGGATAAAGAGAAATTGATAACTTATTTAGAAATAAGAGATAAAACAGTTCATTATTTTGAGGATTCTTCAAATGGAAAAGAAATAGACCCAAATATTTTAAAATTATCATATCAAAGGACATTTTTAGAGAAGGTTTATAAAAATTGTGGAATGCTAAGTGTTCACGAATATTTAGATTTAGAGAAAAAATTATATGGATTGTATAGTTTTATTGCTTTATTACAATTCTCATATGAACATAATGAAAGAGTAATAGAAAAGTTAGAGAAACCAGAAATATGGAATAGTAATCAATATTTAATCCTAACTAACAATTCTATTAATCAATTAGACTTAGTTAATAACACTTATGGTAATGTTAATTGTAAATATAATTGTCTTCTCGGTATTGTTAATAATGCGTCTACCGCAATAGGAAAACGATATCTTAAGGATAAATTACTGAATCCAATTATTAATATTGAAGAACTAAATCAAAGATACGATTATATAGAAGAATTACTCAATAAAAATGGCGAAGACATATATTACTATAAGGAATTGGATACTATGCTTAATAAAATATTAGATATTGAAAGACTCCATCGAAAAATATTGCTAAAACAATTACACCCCGCGGATTTTACTACATTAGATATTGCTTATCACAATATTCTTTCTATACTTAAAAATGAAGTTTTTAGTGGTAAATTAAAAAATATTTTACCATCTCAAGAAAATATTGCTAAGTTCCTGAATTTTATTCAAGAATACAATGAATTATTTGATTTAAATGAGATAAGTAAATATACACAGAAAAATATTAGCAATTCGTTCTTTCAAAGAGGAAAAATCAAAGAACTGGATATAGTACAGGAAAAATTGGATAAATCGCATGAAATGTTAGAATCTATTTCATCTAAATTATCTTATTATATAGAAAAAGGAAGTGATTATATAAAAATAGAGCACAATGATAAGGAAGGTTATTATTTACAAACTACTAAGAAGCGCGGAGAAATAATGAAAAAGGCATTTACTAATATGGGTAATAAGAAAATTTTAATAAATGATACCTATAAATTAGATCCAAAGAATTTAGAGATTAAATTTTTAAAAGATAGGACTAAAATAACTTCTGAATTTATTTCTCAATTATCTTATAAAATAAGTGGATTACAAGATAAGGTAGTGAAAATGACTTTAGAACATTTCCTTAATTATTTAGAAAAAGTGGGTGAAAAATATGGGGAAATGTTAGGGAAAATGTCTAAATTCGTAGGTGAAATAGATTTTTATAAAAGTAACGCTAAATCATCCATTATGTTTGGATATAATAGACCTATAATCGATACATCACTTTCCGATACTAGTTATATTAAAGCTTTGGGACTTAGACACCCTATTATCGAAAGAATACAAAATGAAATAGAATATGTTCCTAATGATATTATATTAGGAAAAAGCTTAGACCAAAAAGTAGTAAGCAAATCAAGCAAAACAATAAGCGAAGTAAGCGAAGTAAGCGAAGTAAGCGAAGTAAGCGAAGTAAGCGAAGTAAGCGAAGTAAGCGAAGTAAGCAGTTTAGACCAAAAAGTAGTAAGCGAAGTTAACGAAGTAATAAGCGAAGCAAAAGAAGCAAATACATTAAATGGTATGTTATTATATGGTTGTAATGCTGTAGGTAAATCCAGTTTAATGAAAGCAGTAGGATTGAATATTATTATGGCACAAGCAGGAATGTTTGTTTCTTCCAGAGAATTCATTTATAGACCATTTAGTTATATATTTACACGTATTAGTGATAATGATAATATTTTCAAGGGTCAATCTTCCTTTGCGGTTGAAATGAGTGAACTTAGGAGTATTTTAAGAAGAAGTGACGCCAATAGTATAGTTTTAGGGGACGAGTTATGTAGTGGAACGGAGAGTATATCAGCACAGTCTATTTTTGCGAGTAGTGTTATAAGACTGGCGAGTAAAAATGTAAATTTTATATTTGCTACGCATTTACATGAACTAAATAAAATGGAATTAATACAAGAATTGGAAAATGTTAGGTCGTTTCATTTGAAAGTTATTTTCGATGAAGAAAATAAAAAATTAATTTACGACAGAAAAATAGAAGAAGGACACGGACCCGCAATATATGGTTTAGAAGTATGTAAAGCAATGGACTTAGATAAGGATTTTTTAGATCTGGCTCATAAAATAAGGAAAAAATTATTGAATATTGATAAAGAAATAGTGAAGGATAAAACCAGTCACTATAATAAAAATTTATATATGGGTAATTGTGGTATTTGTGGTAAAGAAGCAGATGAAACACACCATATTAAAGAACAACATATAGCGGACGAAGATAAAATGATAGGTTCTATACATAAGAATAATTTGTCTAATTTAGTACCACTTTGTAAAAGTTGTCACGATTCGCAAACTTATGGGAATTTAGATATCAAGGGTTATAAAAAAACTAGCATGGGTAAGGAATTGGATTATGAAATAAAAAAAGATAATAAAAAAAAAAAGAAAAAGAAATATACCGATGAAGAAGTTTCTTTAATATTAGGTTATAAAGACCAATCAATGAGTATTAAACGAGTGAAACAATTATTAGAGGAAAAGGAAAAAATAAAAATTAGTAATGTGACATTAAAGAAGGTATGGGAGGGTCTTTATTAAAAATTGAAAATGAGTTTACTATAAAATAATAAGTAAGTATGTCTTTTGAAACTATCAAAGAAAATACAAAACAAATACTTTGCGATTTTTGCGGTAAAACAAACGCGGATTTAGCAATAACTGGTTCAGTAGATTGTAACGGTGTTCCGTTCGGAGAACATTACTGTTTCAAGTGTTATTTTGGATACAATCCGCATATCAAATCATTACGGGTTAATCTTTACAGAGACCCTAAGGAAGAGGGAGCCACATGCAAAGATTGCAATGAACGTGGTAAATACAAACTGGAATTCCATAGTGACAAAGAGGTTATTTACTTTTGTGAAAAACATTTCTGTCCTGGAGCACCTTGTATAACTTTAGAATAATCCAAATAACATATACCTGAAAAAATATTAAATAATTTTTTCATTTTCTTAATTTAAAAATTAAAATTTTCATCAAATTATAAATGATCCAAATTCAAGATATTCTAGATGAAACAGAAATTGATTTCCTTTTATATGACCAACTAGTATATGATATAGAAGAAATAGAAGCTGATGATATAACTATAAAGGAATTTATTAATGACATAAATAAAGTATTATCTATAGATAATTTATTGGACAAAGAAATAAACAAGGACATAAATAAAGTATTATCTACAGATAATAATTTATTGGACACTGACATAAATAAAGTATTACTACAAGATAAAAAATATTTATATATACGTGTATTAGATTGTTTGTATGGTATAAAATATAATCAAAATATGGAGTGTGCTTTGAATGTATTTTTTGAGTTTGGAAAACTTAGTGAATTATATCAAAAAGCAAATACTAAATAAAATTGAAAAAGTATTTTCTTTTAAGTTTAAATTATAAAATGTCTCAATCAACTGATAGTTATAAACTATACGAAGAATTTGTTAAACAAAATAAACTTGAACTTACAAAAGCAGGGCATATAGATCTTGTGTCATACTTGAAATGTTATTTTAGAGATAAAGAATTGTATACACATAATGGTGTAACAATAGAAAATCAAATTGAAAATTTCGGTTTGATGAAAACTTTTCAAAAGGTTATAAGTGATATGTTAGAAGAAAAACATATCTATTCTCTTATGAAAGAAGTATTTAAAAAGAAAGAAGAACTTGAAAAAGAAACGTATCTCAAAACATATCATCTTCAATCTGGAGGGATTATTTACTTAACAGTAGAAAGTGTTTGTAGAGAGATACTATCAGATAAACATATGACAAAAGAGTTAAAAGAACAATTTGAAATGTAAAAATAAATTATATTTCTATTGGAGATTTGGTTTGATTATTTCTAATTCTCCATTTTTTAATTTTTTCTTTTTTATTTTTATTTCTAACATATTTTCTGGCAGTATCTAAATTATTAAAATATTTTTTCCTTTCAATATTATAGGCTACATATCTATATTGTTTAAGTTCTTCTCTTTTAGTTTTTTTCTTTTCACTTTTAAGAAGTTTATTAATTTTTTTAATATAGTAAAGTCTATTTTTTTTAGTTTTGCATAGTTTTTTGTAAAGTGAATCTAAATTATCAGCTTTTTTAGTAAAACTATTTGAAAAATTTCTATTTGACATTATATATTAATAAAATATTTTTATTTTCTAAAATTCAAAAAAATTCTAACAACCATTTAATAATATCAGATCCATTTCTTTGTACAACTCTTTCATTAACTCTGGTTCACACTCATGTATATTTTTGATAATATCTTCACAACATAACTTTATAAATTTTCGGAATTTATGTGATTTCTCTAAATAAAATTGTTCCAATCGTTCATTACTATCATCGAATGCATATTTAACTGCTTCATCCTTATACCTATATTTCCACTTCCCGTCTGTTAATACCTGAATCTTATTATCTCTTTTATTAACAAGTCTCATATTTTTATTTTCTGGGTAGTCATCATTAAAATGTATTTTTCTTATAATATCTATGACGGCATAGAATGGTCTTGTTATACAACGTTCCTTGAACTCGTCAGTAAGCATTTCTAGGTTTTCTTCTCCGTAATTATTGATATGAATGGTATTGTTAATAGTATTATTTGAATTATTATTTTGTGTATTATTTATTTGTTTAACACTTTTTTCTAATAATTTATTAATTTGTTTTGTTTGGGATTTAATAATTTGATGTAATTCATTATTTTCATTTTCCATTTTATCAAATTCTTTTTTTTCTTTACAACTTTTTTCAATATGTCTATTTAAATTATCTGAACGTGTAAATTCCTTACTACAATATTTACAATTGAAAAGTGTCTTATTTTTATGGTTTGAAAGTTGGGAGGATTTTTGAGGTGAAAAAGAGGGAATTAGAGGTTTTTTGAGGGGTTTTGTCGATATTTTTTTATTAGTTGCTTCATATTGTTTTACATTATTTAAGTGTTTTTTAGTTTTTCGGTGTCTATTTAAATCATTTTTCTGTTTAGAAGAAAAATTACAGATTTCACATTTATGGATACCCATTTTTTTATATTATATGTAAATATTTTATTTTTTAAATTAAAAATTTTAAGTTTTTTTAAGTTTTTTTTTAAGTTTTTTAAGTTTTTTTTAAGTTTTTTTAAGTTTTTTTTAAGTTTTTTATTATAGATAATTTATTATAACAATTTGAAACCATAATATTTATCATTTTATTATTTTTTATAAGAAAAAAAGTAGATTCAATTCCCTCCTCCCAAAAAAAAACTTTTTTCAGGGAGAGAGAGCAAATGAAAAAAAAAAAATAAAAAAAAATTTATTTTTGAAAATAAAAATAAAAAAATCATAAAAATTGGATTAATCTTTGGTTCCAGAAATGGTCAGAACCCAATTTAATATTACTATATGGTTTTATTATTATAAAGATAATATACAGTTTGATTTTCCTATTTTGTATGTTATTCCTGTGAATTGTGAGAAAAAAATACTATCGACGAGTGCTTATAATATCGATGGTTTATAGGTTTGTTCTTCTGCATTATATGTAGTAACCATACGAGAAAGAACATTCTAAGTCATAACTATGTCATAGATTTATTTGTCCCTTATGGTAAATTATATAATTTTTCCAAAATGACATTATTTATAATTAAATATTTTTAAATGTTTAATTATTATAAAGAAATGAAATTATTAACAGTATACCTAATTATATTAGCGATTTCGTGGACTATTTCACCATTTATAAAAAAACTTGTTTCAAAAAAAATGGGTACAGATGAGTATTTATTAGTATCAACAACTATATTTTTTATATTTATATGGTTGTATTATTTATATAGATACATATTCTTAAAAAAAAGATTAAATTTTAGTGTCTTAAAAAATTTTAAAATTGACGATTACGCATTTTTACTTTTTGTAGTTTTAAATTCTGTTCTAAGTGTTATAATATTTATTAAGTTAGTTAATATGACAGAAGTATCCTATTTAATACCTCAAGTCCAATGTATTATTATCGCTTTAACATTTATAATAGGTTATATTATATTTAATGAATCTTTTTCTATTAAAAAAGGTTTAGGAATATTTTTCATTATTTTAGGTATTTTGTTTATTAATATGAAAACTAAAAAATAATATATAATATATATAATGAAATCAAATCAACAAGTTTGTATAGGTCCGTGTTTACCCCAATGTGCGACTGACCAAAGATTTATTTATTTATTAATAGGTTTCTTATTGGGTATAATTTGTTATTATATTGTAGAAAGATTTATTATAAGTGATTATAATGAAATAAAAGAAAAAGAGAAAAAGAATAATTAATTAATATTTTCTAAGTATGTAAATACTGTATCTAAATCATTTATGATATTATCTTCTATGCCACAAATAATTTTCATTAAAAATTCCGTGTCTAAGAATTTTTTATTTAAATCTATATGTTTATTTTCAAGTATAATATTTTGATATTCATCTTTAATATTGGATTTATTGAAAGAAGTATTATTATTTTTAATTCCACATATATCTAATAGACTTATAAACATATTATTTCTAATATCACTATATAAATCTTCTATTAAATTTTTAATAATGCCTTGTTTTATAATATTCGCAATATTATTATCTAATCTTTCCATTAAATCCAAATAGGAATTATATTTTTTATCTATCATAAAATATCTTACCTTCATTTTATCTTTTATAATTGGTAAATATTCATTGTAATCATATACTAAATGAAATAATCCTTCGGTATAGTTTAAATTTCCGTTTTTTATACAAGTAGTTTCATTTTTAGAATAATATTGTAATCCATTATTTGTAGAAGTATTATTAATATTAACTGTTTCTATTTCATAACAATTTTTATTATTGAGATATTTTTTTTTAATAGTCATAATCTGTAAATGATTTTTTAATTTTATATAATTTATTTTATTGCGTTCGTCAAAATATAATATTAAATCTCCATAACTGGTATTAATAATTTTCATATTAGCAAATATATATATATTTTTTTAAGTATTATAACTAATTTTTATAAAAATAATTTATTTATAAATTGTATATGAAAAAAATAAATAAAAAAGTATGGAAAATAGTTATTGTTATTTTATTTATTATATGGTTATTATATTTACTCATTAAATATAAAAAAACAGAAATTAATAGGAAATTTAAAGGAAAAATTAGATTATGGATTAATAATAAAAGAGAAGCATTAAATTTATATGGACATATAAGCACGTGGGATACTTCAAAAGTGACCGATATGTCTTATTTGTTTGGCGGGGAAAAATATTTTAATGAAGATATAGGTAATTGGGATACTTCAAATGTTACTAATATGAGAAATATGTTTTCTGATGTTGAAAATTTTAATCAAGATATAGGTAGATGGGATACTTCAAATGTTACTGATATGAGTTATATGTTTTATAATTCTCCTGAGTTTAATCAATATATAGGTGGTTGGGATACTTCTAAAGTAACTAATATGAGATATATGTTTTGGCTTGCCATTAATTTTAATCAAGATATAGGTAATTGGGATACTTCTAAAGTAACTAATATGAGTGATATGTTTTCTATCGCGAGAAGTTTTAATCAAGATATAGGTGGTTGGGATACTTCAAATGTTACTGATATGAGTGATATGTTTTATAATTCTCGTGAGTTTAATCAATATATAGGTGGTTGGGATACTTCTAAAGTAACTAATATGAATAGTATGTTTTGGCTTGCCATTAATTTTAATCAAGATATAGGTAATTGGGATACTTCAAATGTTACTAATATGAGTAATATGTTTAGGAACGCCGAAAATTTTAATCAAGATTTAAGTTATTGGAATATGTCTAACATTAAAAAAAGCGCGGATATGTTTACAGGAAGTACTTGCTCCATAAAAAATTGTTTACGATAAATGTCTAATTCTATAAATCATATCCTCTAAATTAATATCCATTCTTCCAAATATACTAATATTATATAACTCTTTTATTATAGCACCTAATGGTTCATCAATAATTTTTAATGTGTTTAATATTGTATCCAATGTTAATCCTAATGCGTAATAATCTTGATAAAATACGAATGGTAAAAATACACTTCTATCTTCTACAGTATGATATTTAAAAAAGTAATTTTCTAAATCTTCGAGAGACAATAAATAATTGACAATTTCATTTATTTCTCTATATTCGTCTAACTTAAAAGCACCTCCAAAAGGTTTCATACAACTTTCTATTAAACAATCTATAACCCCTTTTTCAGTTTATGGTTTATTTCCAATAACCGTTGTTGTTATTAAATGACTGGTATATGAACCTTTATTTAGTAATATTGGGAATTTTCTAATCATTTTAATAAGCGCGGCAAAATGTTCAACAGGCATAAACATTACAGTCCCGCTAAATAATTGTTGAATAAAAATATCTGCTTGTTCTGCTGTAGAAATAATATACTCTGGAGTATGTATGATTTCTTGAGAGATTATTTTTTTTTTGATATTCTAGAACCAGTTCTTTTTAATTATTCCCTTTTATCTTTACTGAAATTAAGATATTGAACAAAATCGAAATATTTACATAAATATTTATAATTGAACTATATTAATTAAGTGTTTGGTTTATACATTAGATATTAGGGAATGATTATAACAATAGTGGATGAGTCACTTTCATTTATTTTTTGAAAGGTACTAACACCTTCTTTCCCTTATCCAGAGAAGACGTATTTATTTCAAGTTCAACAAAATTAGTAGCATTAAGGGAGACCTCTCTAATCCTACATTTGAGGCTTTATAACTTCCTTTTTTTTCTAAATTATTTAATTTTTTTACTTATACTTTTCTTTTTAATAATTTTTATTTCTCAACCATTTGTATTATAAAAAATTAATTGTTGTAGATTAAAATCAAATTGTCTACATAATAAGATTGGTAATTTGTCTTAGCATAATAAGAGATTAGTAGATATAGTAAAATTTGATTCTTTAAAAATATCTTGAATATTTGAACATATTCTATAAATATAAGTGTGATAATATAATTTAATTATAAATTATAATATAAATGAAAATTATAAAATATAATAATCTAAGTATATTAAAAAGTAATATATCTTATTGAAATTACTTTATTTTATTAAAATAATATATCATACAATTTAATCATTAAAATGTCAAATCGTTCATGTATAATTTAAAAGATGTCTGGAACGCTCCATCGAATTGTTTCCAACCTAAATTATTTTTATATTCAGCGTAGTTACTAATTATTTTCTTTATATTTTCCAGCATTTTTTTTTGTTTGAATATTTTTGTTTTTATTTCTGTGTTTTTTTTTTCTAATTCAATAATTTTTTTATCTAATTTTTCCTGTGTTAATCCCTTTGAAAATTTATTTCTCAACTCAGTGGATTCCCTTATTATACTGTCTAGATATGGTTTGTGTATTAATTTTATGTCTCTTTCTTTTAGATTGGATAATATTTCATTATATTTTTCTAAATGATTTATATTATGATTGAGTATATCAGTATTCATAAAATAGTCGTGTACATTCTGTGAGAAATTTATAACTACTGGTACTTTGTTGTTCTCATAGTAATATAACTTAGCTATATTTGAATATAATATTTCAAAAAAATTTATTAAACACATTATATTTTGTCTTGCTTTATTATTAGTATTACCCGCAACCTTTTCTGAACAAAGTGTTATGTAATCAGGAGCATATATAGTTTGGTATAAGTTAGTATCGTTATATACATAAGGTATATTTCCTTGAGTAGTAGGGGGAAGGGGTGCTAGTGCTATGATAGGAGACGGAACTGGTGTTCCTATTGGTGCGGGGGCTTGTCGTGGTCTTGCCGGTGGTGAGAATGGCGCTGGTCTTGCGTGTCTTTTTGGTCTTGTTGGTGGTACAGGTGGTGGTCTTGCTGGTGGTGAGAATGGCGCTGGTCTTGCGTGTCTTTTTGGTCTTGTTGGTGGTACATGCGGTGGTCTTGCTGGTGGTGAGAATGGCGCTGGTCTTGCGTGTCTCGTTGGTCTTGTTGGTGGTACAGGTGGTGGTCTTGTTCGTGGTGAGAATGGCGCTGGTCTTGCGTGTCTTGTTGGTCTTGTTGGTGGTACAGGTGGTACAGGTAGTGGTCTTGCTGGTGGTGAGAATGGCGCTGGTCTTGCGTGTCTCGTTGGTCTTGTTGGTGGTACAGGTGGTGGTCTTGTTCGTGGTTTCCGACTTCTATTATTACCTTTCTTTTTACTTTTATATTCTCTTAAAGAGCTTAATATTTTTTTACTATTTGCTGCTGCCTGGGCTGTCCATTCGTCTTGTTGAATTCTCATCGTGTTTAAATTTAATTTTTCACCTTCTTCGCCAAAAGATAAAAACTTCAAACTATTAATTATTTCATATATTATTCTATTACTTGCTTTTATTTCAGGCATTTCTGTTAATATTTCTCTTAAATAAACCATAATTGTATTTAATTCATCATGTTTTCTTTCATATTCTATATTTAACTTGGAACAATAATCATTATGTTTCTTTACTTTTTTTAAGAAATCGCCTGCTCTATCTATTATTTCAACGTTTACATTTGCGACTTCTGCTGCTGCTGCTGCTGCTGCTGCTGCTGCCTCTGCTCTTTCTCTTGCTGCGGCTGCCGCTGCCTCTGCTACAGGTCGTGCCCTTTCTCTTGCTGCTACAGCATCTGCTCTTTCTCTTGCTGCTGCTGCCGCTGCCTCTGCTACAGGTCGTGCCCTTTCTCTTGCTGCTGCGGCATCTGCTCTTTCTCTTGCTGCTGCTGCCGCTGCCTCTGCTACAGGTCGTGCCCTTTCTCTTGCTGCTGCTGCCGCTGCCTCTGCTGCTGCTCTTGGGTCCGATAGTCTCTTACAATCTCTTATTAAATCTAAACCGGGTAGTGCAGATTTTTCTTTAGAAATTGATATTGAATCAATAATTGATTTATTTTTTAATAAATTAACTTTCATTGTTAATTTTAATAGTTTTAAAGTAGTTATTTTACTACATAATATATTAAATACAGATGCGGGAATAGTACCGAATGCTGTCATAGTACTATGTTGTGCCTCAAGATTTATTATAATGTCTTCTATACTTATTTGATAATTATCATATTTTTCTGCTTCATCATCAAAATCATCTGTAAACTCTACATAAATTTTTTTATTACTATTATTATATGATATTTTTTTAATATAGTTGACTGTATTATTATTTGCTCCTCCAATTTTCCTTTTTATTTTATTAATACGAGTTTTTTTATTATTTTTTGTATATCTTTTTTTAGTATATTTTGTATATCTTTTTTTAGTATATTTTGTTTTTTTCATTTACTATATGATAACTTTTTTTTTTAATCAATTAATTTATTTTTTTCTAAATCATTTACAATTGGTTTTTTTATTTTCCAATTCTCAAATATATAATACGCAATAGTATAAAATGGCATAACTAACCAAAATATATTTACCCACATAAATGCCCTCTTAAATAACCATGCGTCACTCGGGAAATCTGGTGTAGGATAATTAACGTTATCGGGTTCTCTTTCTTGCCAGAAATACGCAAACATATATAAGAAACTATTCATAAATTGAGTTCCCATCGCAACAGATAAACATATCAAATAATTATTATGATTCCCAAATATCTTAAATGTTATTGCGAGTAAAGAAAATAAAGCACACTGAGTACAATGAGAACTCTCTATAATTCTACTCCAATCATCACTATTTGACATATATTCTCTATCTGCCCAGGCACCATACTCCGCATAGAAAATATGTGAAAGTTTCCAAGGTAGTACATAACTAATATCATAATTATTAGTCCAAACGTGTTGACTGGTATTGACTAGTTGATGTGCCATATCAGTTATATTCTTATAATCTGAAATGTAAGCAATTTCCCATACACCAGTTAAAATAGTCATCATTACCCAGAAGTATGTTGCTCTATTAATAGTTTGTAATTGTTGAAATGATTTTCTAACAAAAATAGAACCTACAAAATATAAAGCAATTTCTAAAATTCCAATAACGTAACCTTTCATATTAGATATTATAATTAACAATTTTTTAAATAAGTATTATAAAAAATGGAATTAGAATATCTAAATAAATTTTATAAAGAGATAATTAAATTGATTTAAATAATATATTTATTTTATAATTAATATGGAATATATTTATAAACTTTTTAAATATCTTAATTTAACTTCTCCAAGTAAAGAAATAAAACAATTCAAAAAACCGGACGGTTATAAAAATATAAATACAAGTGGAACAAAATAAAATTATTTTTTATTATTTTTTAACCATTTATTAAAAATTTTAATGGCTTTTTTCATATCCTTTGTTCGACTTGTATGATATTTTGCCCTATTTTTCATAGTATTAATTACTGAAACTTGATATTTTCTAGGTTCATTTTTAATTTGTTCAATAGTATATAAAGCTTTTTCTTTATTTTTATAACCCAATCCTTTTCTACTTGTTTTTGGGTGATAATCGGCATATAATGAATAATTAATTTTTTTTTTAGTTTTATTTTTTTTTACCATATAAAGTAAAAAAATATAAATTTTTTTTAATAATTTTTAATATTTATTTAATTTTTTTAGTAAATTTTTTTCAATATAAAGTGTAGTAAGTCTTGGGTCCCCACATAATTTATCCCCGCAACAATCATGATTTGCGAGATCAGTTTTAATAAAGTTACTATCTAAATTCCACCTACCTAAAATAGTTTTAGGGGGTAAAAATGTTTTATTCATAAATTGTTTAAAAACTTTAAAAGAAAGCATTTTATTCAATAAGTTTAAACAATATTTAAAATTTCAATTTTAAATAAAATAAAAAAATGTATCGTTTTATTTTTAATAGAGTAAAAAAAATAGTTCCCCGTATTTCTGATACTGAATTAATAGCATTAAGAACAGGAAATACTAATTTAGATAGGCAAATATTTTCGGGTCAAGTAATATTACCTGAAAAAACTGAAGTAAAAAAAAATCACAATTTTGATTTTAATCAAGTAGATAATTTATTGGATAAATATGGTAATAATTATTCTTACCCTTCGGATAATTATAAAGATACTTTAAAATTTTTATCCAAAAATAAATTTTTTTCATTTTTAATAGAGGATAAATATGAAGGTAATAAATTATCTATCAAAGAATTATCAGATACTTTAACTAAAATTTCTTCGAAAAATCCAGCTCTAGGTGTAACTGTTATGGTTCCTAATTCACTTGGTCCTGGAGAATTGTTATCAAATTATGGAACAGAAAAGCAAAAAAATAAATATTTACCTAAACTTTCAAATGGGGAAATTATTCCGTGTTTCGGTTTAACTGGTCCTAATAATGGTTCTGACGCATTAGGTAAAATAGATACAGGAGTATTAAAAATGAAAAATGGTAAAAGAGTTGTCGAAGTAGAAATCAATAAAAGATATATTACATTAGCTCCTATTGCTGATTTAGTGGGTCTTGCTATTAGATTAGAGGATCCTGATAAATTATTAGTGAAGGGTGAAGAAGGAATAACAGTATTTTTATTAGAAAAAAATCATCCTAATTTAAAATTAGAAACTTATCATAACCCTTTAAATATTGGATTTCCCAATGGAACAGTTAAAGGAAAATTGGAATTAGATTTAGAAACTATAATAGGAGGCGAAGAAAATACCGGCAATGGATGGAAAATGTTAATGGAATGCTTATCGACAGGAAGAGGTATTTGCTTACCAGCAACCGCAAATGCTTCTGCTAAAACTTCAACTTATGGTATTTTTAATTATATTAAACATAGAAAGCAATTTAATATTCCTTTAATAAATATGGAAGGTGTTAGTAATAAATTTGGTGATATGTTATATGAAACTTGGTTAATACAATCTAGTATTGCTATGACTAATAATATATTAGATGCTGGTAATAAACCTGCAGTTATTTCCGCAATTATGAAAGAACAAACAACAGAAAGAGCTAGAAAAGTAATAAATAATGCGATGGATATACATAGTGGGAGTGCTATTTGTTTAGGGGAAAATAATTTTACAGAGAAATTTTATAAATGTATTCCAGTTGGAATTACGGTTGAAGGAAGTAATACTTTAACTAAAAATTTAATAATTTTTGGACAAGGATTAAATAAAAGTCATCCATATGTATATGATATTTATGATAGTATTGTTTCAAATGATTTAGGTAAATTTAGAAATAATTTTAATGAAATGATTAAACATTCTACTAAATTATTATTAAAATCAAAATTATCATGGGGTAAAGATAATATAGATAAACAAGTTACTGATTTTGCCAATTTAAGTAATTTTATAGCTTTATTAGGAGGAGAAATAAAAAAAAACCAATCAATATCAGGTGATATGGCAGATATTTTATCTAATTTATATTTGGCACATAGTGTTTTATGGTATGATAAAAATTATAATATAAGTAGCATTTTAACAGAATATTGTATTAATAGATTATTGTATGAGAATAGTATATTATTTAATAGAATTATTGATAATTATCCTTTAAAACTTAGATTTTTATTAAAAAATATGAAAAGAAAACAAAAAAGTTTATTATATCAAGATAATAGAGACCTTATAAATGAAGTACAAAAGAATGATAAAATTATGGATAGTATTTCTGAAAATATATATTTAGACAAAACATTACAAGATTTGGAAAATTTAAATACATTACAAGATGAAGAATACGAAAAAATATATAATAATATTATTAGTGTAGAAGAATATAAAATATAAAAAATCATTATAAAGTATTTGAAAATATTAATGTTTTAGACAAATATTAAATTAATGTTTTAGACAAATCTTACAAGCACCAAATTCAATAGTGCCTTTTTCTTTTTGAACCCTTGCTCTACAGCACGGGCAACTTTGGCCGCAATAAATGAGATTATCATAATGATTATGATAATCCCAGTTATGTCCGTGTTTTTCTTCAACCTTTTTTTGGTTATTATTTTTGTCTTGATTATTACTTTTAGGCATAATGAATATTTTTCTATTTAAGAAAAAATAAACTCAATTTTTTATTTGAAGAATTTATCTTGTCAATTTATATTTTTATAAAAAATTTATATTTTATTATTATATAATGGATCATTTATATGGCGATGGAACTGCTTGGGATTTTAAACAGTATCAAGATTTTTTAGAAAGTAATAATAATATATATAATTTACATAATACATTATTACAAATAACAAATCATATTTTCGACGGAGGCGCGGAAATAGTAAGTTCTTGGAAAAATATAGCGAAAATGTCTTCACAAAATGATAATAATACTCAAAACTGGGTAAAAGACGAAGTTAAAAATGTAAAAATATTAGAAACAAGTATAGGTCAATATAAGGAGTTATTAAAAGAATATTTATTTAAAATAGATAAATTATTATCTGAAAATCCAGAAATTATAAAAGCCCAAGAACAAAATAAAATAAATCAGGCAAAAAAAAATACTTTAAAGGAATTAGAAAATCAGGAAAGGAATAAAATATTAGAAACTTCAAATGAGTTTCAAGATGAAGAAGATAGAAAAAAAATAATAAAAGTTGTATTACAAGTATTTACTATTTTAGTAGGTTTAATTATAATATTTTTGATAAATAGCAAAACAAGATTTCTACATAGTTTTTCACGAAGTATAATGTCAGTGAAAAGAAGTTTTTCACTGAGAAGATAATTATATTTATACATTAATTATTTATACATTATTTTCATACTAAGAAGAGAAATTCCTTGTATTCCTACTAAAGAATTAGCAACAATTAAAGGTATTTCTTTAAGCATTATTCCATAAATAAGAAATAGAACACAAGTTAATTCTTGTAAACATAAAAATACCAATGATAAATTTTCTACTTTTTTTGTTTTATAAGTTAAATATATTTGCGGCAATAAAGTAATTATAAGTGTAGACGCACCCAAATAACCAAATGTTTGTGTTTTTATATTATTATAAGTTGTATTGTTTGTATAAGTTGTATAAGTTGTAATAAACATTCTAATTTAATTATAATTTTTTTCATTTTAAATGGTAAAAAAAAAATAAAATAAAAATGTTTTTTTGAAATAATATTGTAATTTATTTTCTATACTCTATCATATCCACTGCGTGCTTTCGCACATTTATACATACAACCGCATAGGAAAGTTACCAATAGTACTGATAGCAGAAATGCCCCAATATAACTGAATGTTTCCGCGGTAGTAATACCTTTCAGATTTGTAAGTTCACAATTATACATAACACCACTAATAGTAGAGTTAAAAGTTGTATAAGTGTAACATTTATCAAATGTGGTGTTTTCAACTAGTCCCACATCTTGAAGCATTGTGTTGCAACATTTTGGATATCCTCCGTCGTATTGTGTTTCTAGACACAAACTTTTAATAGTGGAGTTCTTTGCTGTTGTATTTTCTCCACATGTAGAACTGTTATAGTAATTGATTGTGAAATCCGCATTATCCGGGAAAAGAAACTTTCCCGCAACTTGAGGTGTTGCTGTAATCATAATTGTAAGTAGTTTGTACATCATTTTTATATTTAAAATTATAAGTAATTAAAAATCAATTTTTTTTAATATCAATAATAAGTATATGGATTACAATGAAGACACCATAACAAAACTTAAAACTGGAGATTTAATACTTTTTAATAGTCACCCGAAAGGATTAATGAGTATTTTATCTAATATGATAAGATTTACTACTCATAGTAACTATACACATATTGGTTTAATATTAAAAGACCCAACCTTTATAGACTCACATTTAAAAGGGTTATATGTTTGGGAATCTGGTTGGGAAGGAATACCTGACCCACAAGATAATAAAATAAAGTTAGGAGTTCAAATAACACCGTTTGAAGAAATTATTAATAATTCTAAAGGAGCGGAAATTTCTATAAGACAAGTTAATTGCCCTTTAACAATTTTTAATGAAGAAAAAATAAAAGAGATACATGATGTAGTATATAAAAAACCATATGATATATTGCCCCAAGATTGGATACCTGCTTTATTTAGGAAAGATTTATATCCGCAAAAAACAGATAGATTTTGGTGTAGTGCCTTAGTAGGATATATTTATACTAAATTAGGTTTATTAGTGAAAGAAACGGATTGGTCTATTTTAAGACCTTGTGATTTTTCAATAATGGACGAATATATAAAATTTAATGAAGGTTGTAGTTTATCAAAAGAAGAAATTAATTTATATTAGACGTTTGATTGACCTATCGATTTTTTATCTTTTACATTTATACAGGTTAATCCTGCTAAAATTAATACTATACCTATTATTTTTGTAGTATTCATTATTTCCTTATAAAATAAACATCCTATTAATAAAGTACATACAATTAATAAGGAACTTGTATGTGGAATAATATATGAAACGTCGCCACTTTTTAATAGGTAAACGAATAAAGCAGAAGCAAGAATAGCGTTAACACCACAAAATATGAATAATAATATTGTTTTTTTATCTAATTTTTTAAAAATATTTTTTCTAATATTACTTTTCCCTAATATATATTTACTAGAAATGTAAATATATGTAGATAGAAAAACAATATGGCACATAACAAATAAGTATTCGTCTGTATTTACTTCTTTAGTTAGAGATTTTTTAAGAAAACCATTTAGTGTAAGAGATAAAATAAGAATAATTAGTATTATATAGAATATCATTAAAATATCAATATAAAAAAATATAAAATAAATATATATATATATAAATAATGAGCAATCCTGAACAAATAGCAGAAGGACATTCCAGAAGGAGTTCTAATAATTATAATACATTTGGAGCAGTTCCTCCAAGAGAAAATAACGCTAGATTAAATTTGAATTATAGTTCAAATAACAATTATAATCAAGTATATTATAATTCTCCTAATTTTATTAATAATGTTGATATTGATAAACAAGATAGAGATTTGGAAACAGAATTTGAAGAGTTTAAAGTAATTAGATTTATGAGAATAAAAAGAATAGTAGAAGAATTAAAAAAAATGAATATTAAAAAAATGAGAGAAGAAACAAAAATAGTCGCGAAAGAAGAAGATATGGAATCTATTGAAGGAAAATCAATTTTTCAATGTATTGATTATATGTCAACTATAAGAATAGAAAATATGATGAATTCCAATTATTCTCCAACTGAATTATTAACTAAATTTAGAAAAATGGTAGTTGATGATTTTACTAAATATAATAATTTTGGAGAATTAAGAAATTTAGTTAGTACACCTATACAACAAAATATAAGTATTTCTTCTCCCTCACAAACATCTCAACCGTTACCACAAAATATAAATATTCCTTCTCCGCCGCAAACACCTCCACAACAATTTCAAAATTTTAATTTAAGTGGTGGGGCTAGTTCAAATAATACAATACCGGGTATAAATAATTTTAATAATATAGAAGGGAATAATTCAAATAATACAATACCGGGTATAAATAATTTTAATAATATAGAAGGGAATAATTCAATAAGTGAGGTATTCCAAAAATTTCATTTAACTGAAGAAAGTATAGATAATCTGATAAATATCAATCCATTATTATTAACAGAAGATGATTATTCATATATAGAAATAACAGAGGACGAAAATAGTAATATTATAAGGGATTATTTTTTACCTGATATGGAATTAGAAGATTTTAAAAATATTTTTTATGGTTTGTATATACAAAAACCAATATATATGAAAAATCAATATATTAGAGTTTATATAAATGAAATTTATTTAACTAATAAAGATTTTCCATTATTCTTTTTTATTAATTTACCTAATACTAATCCTTCGCGTGGTGTAAATAAATTACATTTAGTACATTATAATAAATATGGAGATAATGATGAAGATATAGAAGAAAAAGACGAAGATTATTTATATTTGATAAATAAAGAAGAAACACTTAATTTTATAATTTGCGAACCAGTTAGTGTAAATTTAAATATAGAACATATTTATCCACTAGTATATAATATAAATACAAAAAATTTTTATAATATAGAAGAAATATCTTTATTAAATAAAGAAGAATTAGAAAATGAAGAAGATAGAAATTATAATTTTGAAATACATAGAAATAATAATAATAATACAAATGATTTAATAGAAAAAATATGTAATAAATATATTTATGGTTTAATTAATGAATTAAGTGTTTCTGGACATGATATATATGGATATTATAATGCCACAAATAATGAATATATGGAAGAAACAAGATTTTATATTTTAAGAATTCCGCCAGAAGAAGAAGATGATTATAGTAATGATAATTATTGGTGTCTATTTTATCATAAGAATGATATGTTTTTTCCTATATATATAATACATAAATTATATGATGAGTATGATAAGAGAATACCACTTGTTGGTTTAATTTCAAATATAAATAATGTTGGTTTTGCCTTATTTACTATTTCTGAAGAAGAAGCATATGAAATGGAAGATATAGATAGAATTTTAAATGAATTACGTATAGATAGAGAAAAACTTTTAAATAACTTATATTTGAAAATAGATTATAATATTAAAATTACAGATAATTTACCTTATATAGAAAGATTAGAATTATTAGAAAATGCTACGGCGGATAATATAAATAATTTAATATGTAGAAATGATTATAATATAGGAACTGTACCATATGAAGGAGATATAAAAATTATAACTGATCCTATAAATCAACCAGACGGTGAAATTTTCAAAAATACATTAAATAATATAAACCTTGATCCTAATTCTTTGTTTTGTCCAAATACTTATTTATTTTTAGATTTAGAAACATATTTATTATTATATAATAGAACATTTGAGTGGCGAGAAATACAAACTAAAATTATAACTTGTTATAAAGGTTTTTGGATTTATGTAGAATTAATATTCGGAATAAACTCAGTAGAAATGGATATGGGAGGATATGTTTCGCAATATGAAATAAAAGAAGTAATCCCTGATACAATATTTTTTTGTCCTTTTAATTCTAATTATGAAAAACATAATTTGGTTGACGGGAAATGGTTCAAATATAATAATGGAGAAGTAATAGATGCTATAAATGTTAACTTTATAAAATCAATTGATAATTCTTCAACAATGAATAATTCGCGAATTGTAAATCCACAACATGTTTATTCTTATCCAGATGTTAATCCCCAAAATGCTTATTCTTATTCTATTATTATTCCTAGAAAGAAATTTTTATTTTTAACTAAAGATAATATTAATCCTGATTTAATAGAAAGAGAAGATAAAATTACTAGAGAGGAAGATTTAACAATACCTCATTATGTAAAAACATATATTGACAGAACACTCAATTATTTGAATATGGAAAATTATAAAGATATTAATAATAGTTTTAATTTGGATAGATTTGTTTTAGAATGTATAAACAAACCAATCGGTTTAATTGAATTTAAAGGAGGGATGGGTATGGATTATGGAGGGCTTAGAGCAGACTATATTTCTTTTGTAAGTGCTTCTTTCAAAAATACATTTTTTGAAGAAATTAGTATAAAAAACCATAGAGACGAGCATATATTTGGTAAAAAATTAAAATTATTCGGAGGTGGGAAAAGAAAGTTAAGAACTAAAAAGAATACGAACAGTAAATTTAGAACTAAAAAAATTAGAGGAGGAGCAAATGTAAGATTACAAAGATTAATAAAAGAATCGCAAAATGAAGAAATTAGAAGGAAAATACAAAGAGAAAAAAACCAACAAAATCAAGAAAATACAAATTCTTCTCAATATAGTGCCGGTTTAGATTATAGTAAAATATCAATAACAAATATTAATGTTTTATTAAAGAGAAATAAAGATAATAAATTAAGTAAAAATGAAAAAAAAACTATAAGAGATAAAAATTTGAAATATATGTATATGATAGGTGGTTTAACTTTGGCAAAATTGTTAGCAGTGGATAATGGTGAATTTATGAATAAAAATGTAATTATGGATATTCCTTTTTCTTCTTATATAGGAAATAGACTAACTAATGAATATTTAAGTAATTGGATAGATATTTATGCTATATTTAAAAAAGATACAGAAGATAAAGATATAAGTCGGTTAAAATGGATAATTGAAGAAGAATATGACTATAATAATAGTGATTTTGATAGTTTAATTGATTTAGAAAATATTGACCCTGAATATTTACAGTTTTTTTTCACAGAAAAAGAATTAAAAAAAAATAAAGTAAGTGAATTATTTTTACCACAACAATATAATTTAGCTTATACCTTTTTATATTTATTAGATAAGTATGAGAGGTATTTACATAAAGAAAATTATTTCTTTACCAAAGGGTTTAAGGCATTTTTTAGCAAATCTGTCAATGAAAAATTATTTTTTAGCGACCAATATAGGAAATATTTAATTACGGAAGGTGATTTTATGAAGGCAACTTATATAGGAATGATAGATAAAGATAAATTATTGTCTTTAATTACTTATCAAAAAATGGATAGTATACCAGATGAAAAAAAAGTTGAATATACAGATATAATAATAGAAATAATAAATGAATTAGATAATGACCAATTGAAAAAATTATTATTTTTTTGGACTGGTTCTACTACACTTAATAATACTAATCATACTATAGAATTTATGAACAATAATTATAACAAAATTATAACATCACATACTTGTAATAACCAATTAGATTTATATATCAAAAAAAGTGACGGTGAGGGTGACAATGACTATTATAATAAAGAAGAACTTAAGAGAGGTATAATAACTAGTTATGAAATTATAGAACACGGTTTTGCATAATTTTCATTCTATTATAATTTTTTATACTTAAAAATAAGACTTAATACTATTTTAAAAAATGTTTAAATATTTAGTCTTTTTAACTTTAGTTAATTATGTTTATTCTTTACCTAATAAGTTAGATTCAAGTGATTCTTTACCTAATAAGTTAGAATCCGTTGATTCTACAACCAACATCCTTGATAATGATAATATGTGTTGTGTAGATCATCATAAAAAGAAGAATAATGATTTATTATCCGCAAATTATGATTGCTCGCAACTTAATCCATATGGTTACGATAGGTGCGAAGGTGTTTTAGGTGGAAATGTTTGTAAATGGGCAAATTGTCTTCCCTTAAGTAAATGTGATAGAAAACCAAAGTATGAACTTCATTTTGGTAAAAAGGTAGATGTAGGGAAATGTGCTGGTATTTGTAAAAGTAGTTTAGATAGTGATTTACAAGTTAGTAAAAATATTTGTTCTCCTTCTATATTCGATTATAAAGAATTAAAAAAAGGAAAGGTTAAAGTAATTAAAGAATGCGAATGTCAAAATTGCGGTGTTAAGAATCATTATGGAACTATTAAAGTTCCTCTTGGTAGGTGTTATGGGAAATGTGAGCAAAGAGATAATATTTGTCTTGCTGGTGTAGAGGATAATTATAGTATAACAAATGGTATGGAAGTATCAAATCCGTCTTTATTATTATTAAATAGTGCGGCGGGAATATGTCCTTTAGGTGTTCAGAGTGGTTTTGATATATTTATGGATAATAGGTGTTTTGTTCATACATTTGATAAATGTTTAAGAAAAAGTGAATGTCCTATTCGAACTTTATTATTAGATATTTGTATAGAGGCGGCTCAGGTGTCATTAACTAATACGGATAGTTTAAGACTTGGAACAAATGGGAATGGATTATGGGGTATAGGATTACCTGCTTTAAACGGGGGGAATTGGAATCCTGGGGATAATTTATGTACAACATTAGATTTGAATAATTTAAATGGTGGTATAAGTATAGTTAATAATGTAGTGGTAGATGGTAATTTAGATGTTTTAGTTCAGGATGATTCTGCGGTTGATTTTTTAAGATTAAAAACTATATATGAGAATTGTGAACAATGTTTACCGACTCACCAATCCGTACATTCTTTTTATTTATCTAATGGATTACAGGAATTTAGACATATAAAAGATTGTGATTGTTTAGATATGAGAAAATGTCATAGAGAAAAATTGGAAGAAACATATCATACAGGAACGAATTTTGAAGTAACTTTAGATGTAGGACAATGTATTGGACAATGTGATACAGGAAGTTTATGTAATAAAGAAGTTGTAGTAAAACAGATTAAAAGTCCTTATGGATTACAAAATATTAATATTATAGAGGGTTGTTATTGTTAATTTGATTTCTTTTTATTAGATTTCTTTTTATTAGATTTCTTTTTATTAGATTTCTTTTTTTTTGATTTCTTTTTATTAGATTTCTTTTTATTAGATCTCCTTTTATATAATTTTCCAACTCCGGGAGTATCAAGTTTATATTCTTTTTCTAAAATATAAAAATATATTTCTTTTTGTAGTTCATTAACAGACAATTTATCTCTTAAATATGTTTCTAATGTTAATTTTATATGTTTAACTGAACTTATAAATTTATCTGTATCATCGTGCATAATTTCTCCGATAGAATTACTACTATCAAGAATTAATTTTAAACATTCAAAATATTTTTGCATTAAGCTCAACGATTGTCCCTGTCTAGGTTGGGTATTTTCAATAAAAGCAAATGCTTCTTCTTTACTATTAAAACAATATTTTTGAGATAAAGGGGAAGGTGTAAAACCAAGTTTATCAAAGATATTTAATGGTTGTGGAAAAACAAACCAAAACCAGTGACTTTTTTTTTTTTTTTTACCTTTTTGTAATTCTTCCATCGCTTTTTTATATCCTTCATCGCTTTCACTTGCTCTTGTAAAATTATCTATAAATTCTTGGGGGGTTCTTGATAGTTCGGTTTTGATATATGGTTCAAATTGCGATTCTATCCCTTCTATAACTGTTTGTTTTACATTTTCTAAATTTTGTAACCGGGTAGAACTTGGACTCATAGCACTAGCACCGATAGTACTACGAGAAAGAGAACTAGGACCTCCGTGTGAAATAGATACAGTATCATTTCGTGAAATAAATCTTTCCATATCAAAATCCTTTGTTCCTTGCTGTGGAACTCCTCCTACGGGAGTAGTAATAATTCCATAAGTGCTTTGTGTATGCTTTTTTAAAAATGCTGCTTGTCCACTTCCTTTTATTATATTTCCTTTACTAGCTCTATTATCATAATTTTTTAAATTTGCCCCCCATAATTGTATTCTATTTGGTTCATCGAGGTTTTTTATTAGTCTTCCAAAAGAAACTCTTAGATAATACTTTTTATGTAATTCATCTATTTTTTTATCTAAATTTTGTATAAAATCAGAATACTTAAATGTATCGCCATATCTACTTTTCCATTGGTTAAAAGCTCTTCCTTTACCCATATTAGATAATCCACTTTTACATAGACGGCAAATAGTTCCTCCTTCTTTTGAAATTTTATTTTCAGTGGTACACCTACACTCCCATTTCACCCCATCGTCTATTTCAAAATTAGTAGGTATAACAATTGTTAGAGTTTTATTTTTTTCTAGCATTGTATCTAAACATTCAAATCTTTTATTGCAATGATCTATCATATTTTGTAGTTCTATCACAGACTTTTCTTTACTACCCGGCGATCTTATTCCTCCCCAAGCACTAGCACCCGCACTTTGACCCATTACATTCCATTGTTCTCTTTCTTTGAATTCCCAATATTTTTCCATTTTTATAATATATAAATATAAAATAAAAATTGTCTATTTAAAAATAAAATATTATTTATTACATAAATGAATTTTAAAAAAATAATGATTACTTTATTTTTATTAAATGTCTTTACTGTTAATGCTTTTAATGATATAGAAATATTTAATATAAATACACATACAAATATAAGTAATGGGACAGATAAGCATAATAATATGTTTAATCAGAACGTAAAATTAAGATTTTATGAAAATATGAAAGAATGTTTAAATAACGAGGATATTTTATTAAGAACGGATAATAATTATGATATGGATTGCAATTGTCTAAATACTTCTCAATGTATGAATACATTATTTAATTCCAGTGATTTTAAATATCAAAAATGGAAAGTAAATAATAATTTTGTAAATGGTTCACAATGCGAGTTTAAAAATGGGAGAGTATGTGATATATGCGGTTCATATCTAGTAAAGGCAGATATAGTATTATTTGGGAATATATGCGTAAATAGACAGACAATGACAATATTATTGTTTTTATTTATTATGTGCGTTGGTATTGTGTGTGCTTTTGGACTTGTATATTGTATGTATAATATTATATTTATTTCAGATGGTAATCATGTTTTAATAAGAAGACGTAGAGGATATAGTAATTTAATAAATAATACAGAGAAAAATACAGGTAAACCTCCTTCTTATAATGGAACTATCTAAATTATATTTAAAAAATAATATTTAAAAAGAAATTTATAATAAAATTTATAAAAATTCAATTATAAATGTCTAAATTATTTTACTTGTTTGCTTTGATAGTTCCTATTTTGGGAAGTAATTTTGATTATAAGATAAATAATAATACACAAGTCGATTATTTATTATCATATGGTGATATAGGTGGTAATGATTATATGTTTAGTACTGGAAATGAAAATAATTATTTAATAAATAATACAGTAAATAATTATACGGAGTGTAGGTGGAATTGTGCGTATGATAATAATTGTTTAGGTATTTTTGAGAATTATACTGGTGATTATGAATGTAGGGCTTTATCTAATTTAGGGGAACCTGTTGAAACTAATACAACTGTTTATAGTTATATTAAGGTTAAACATAGTATATTTAAGGAATATAAACATTCTATAGAAGGATATTTGTGGGATGTTCCGGAAACTAATAAAAATTCAACATTATATCTTGATTTAAATCATAATGGAATTTTAGACGAAGGAGAACCAAATCAGGAAGTCATGGCTAATTCACCTTTTACGTTTGATAATTTATATGAAGGTATGTATTTACTAAACCAAATAGTTCCGGATGGTTGTTATCAAATTTATCCAGGTTTAAATGGAACATTCGAACATTTAAAAGGTGATGGTTTTGTAGATAATGTAGTTAGATATATTCATTATGGACATCATAAGCATTCAGATGTTCACGGTGGTTTTATTAATGATATTGAAAAAAATGAATATTTAAATAATAATTTTAGTATGGCATTGGGAGAAAATAATAATACTTATTTATCTTTTTATCCTGGATATAGTATAACATTTTCTTTTGTGGATGAATCAGTAATGAATAATCCTGGAGATGATATATTTATTGATATGTTCGAGCATTCGAACGTAAGAGCAAATGTAAGTATCAGTAGCGACGATATTAATTTTAATTTAATAGGTGTATTGGATAGTTCTAATTGTACTCATAATGAAGGCGTCGAACATATTATGAGACAATCTTTTGATTTGGGAGATTATGACCATCCTGCGACATTTATAAGGTTAGATTTTATAGGAGGGGATAGTAAAGATAAATTAAATATAATAAGAGTAGGTGTATATGAAAGAAATATATATTTACCTCCATATGGAAATTTATTAAGTATTCCCGAATATAATTTTGTTTTTTTTTATAATGATTGTAATTATTATTTTGATTGTAGTATGTACTGTAATATTAATTTTTATTATAATGACCATTATTATTCTTGTTTAGAAGGTTGTAATTTATTTAATGAAAATAATAGATGTAATTGTTTAGATTATAATGGAACAATGATTTTTTATGATTATTATGACGACGACCAAGTAGGAGATGGAAGTTTTAATTTCAATATGTGTGATCATGGATGTAATTATCAAATGTCCCAATACATATATCCAAATTATACTATTATAGAGGATAGTATTGGATTAATAAAAAGTAGAATTTTTAATGAACAAAATATGACGGTAGACAGTTTAGTTGAACAATGCGATAGTGATGAAGTTTGTGGAAGCATTTCTTTAGGATTAAATGGAGAAGGAAATCTTTATAATTCACATAGACATATTCATAATCATAACTATACTTTTATTAAAAAGAATAGTCATGATACTACCACTTTAACAACTACAACACTAACAAGCACTACAAATACACTAACAAGCACTACAAATACACTAACAAGCACTACAAATACACTAACAAGCACTACAAATACACTAACAAGCATTACAAATACACTAACAAGCACTACAAATACACTAACAAGCACTACAAATACACTAACAAATACTAGTATTAATATAGTAGAACCGAATGGTTCTTCTTCAACAAGTAAAAATACTAAAAGACAATTAACAGGCCTTTATGTAGTATTGGGTGTTTTGGGTAGTATTATACTTATATTTGGAATAGTAATGATATGTGTAAATTATACCAATAAGAAAAAATTAAATAATTTGGAAATACAAAATAAAAATAATGGAGTAATAAGTTATGATAATCCATTATACAATACAGGGAAAGACGTGAAATTTGAAGATGAAACTCCTTATGATTACCAAGATGTAAATGTAAACTCCGTTGATAAAAATTATATAGAGATAAGAGAGAGTTCTGATGTTTAGTTTAATTTACAGAGTTATTAATTTACAGAGTTATTAATTTACAGAGTTATTAATTTACAGAGTTATTAATTTACCTTTAAAATCATTAATATTATTATAATTTTTTATTTTCATAATGCTTTCTAATTCTTTTAATATTCTTTTAAAGCAATTTATATTTTCTTTATAAAATTGTGTTCCTATTTGTATTAAATCGGCACCACATAAAATATATTCAAATGCGTCTCTACCAGTTTCAATACCACCGCAACCTATAATATTAATATTTTTATTTAATTTTTGGAATTGGACATAGAAATTCCTAACATTACTTAAACCAGTTGGTTTAACATAACTTCCACCGATTCCACCAATACCGTCTTTGGGTTTAATAACTGTTGATTCGGTTTCATAATTTATAATAAGGCCATTACCAATGCTATTAATACAAGTGATAAAATTAATAGGGTATTTTACAATTATATTTGCTACTGTTTCGAAGTGGTCTAATTCAAAATAAGGTGGTAATTTTATACCTAAAATAGGTTTATTTTCCATATTATAGGTTATCGTCTCATATATAATACATAATTCATTTAAATATGTATTTAAAGACTTGAAATCATATGCGAGTTGTCCTTTTCCTATAATATTCGGACAAGATAAATTAATTTCAATTCCGTCTATTTTTTTATTGAAATTTTTAACTGCTACCAAAATATTAGTTAAAATGAGTATTGTTTTTTCTAATGTCATTCCTAACATTGAAATAATATATGGTTTTTTTATTTTTTCTGATACTTTAATATAATATTGGTGTCCTTGATTAGGTAATCCCATAGAATTAATAGAACCTAACATATGATCATAATATCTGGGTTTTTCATTCCCTTCTCTTTTTTCAAATGTCGCAGTTTTAGTAATAACACCACCCGCAGAGCTATTGTCTATTGCGATTAATTCTTCTTCCATAGAACATATAGGTCCAGAGGCATTGAGAATACAGGTAGAAAAATTGGTATTAGAAATATGTGATGATAAATCCATTTTTATAATATTTTTAATTTCTTTTTAAGTAAAATATTTTAATTTTCTAAAAAATTATCGAATTCTATTCCCACGATTTCGTCTAATCTCTGATACATTATTGCTTTTTTTTTCTTTTTTTCTTTGTAATGAAAATATAAGATTATTGCGATTGCGTGTATGATTATGATATAAATAATACTAAAGATAAGTCTAATTTTAGAACAGAATTGATTAGTTAAATTATATTGATATTGAAAATATGTTTGGTTATCTAAATGTAAACATTTTTTTTCATTACTTTTATTAAAATATAAGAATTGTTCATATTCCAATAAATCCGGATTATTATCTAAAATTATATTTTGATTTATTTTACGAACACATTTTTTTCTACCTGTAAAACAATTACAATTTACAGGAATCCTTACTAAGTCATATAAATATGTTGTTTTAGTACGACATAATGACTTATTATAATATAAATTTACACTTATAGATTGAACATTATTAAATTTCAAAGATTCAACAGGAATATAATAAAATAATAAGAGAAATAAAACTTTATTCATAAATATATTTATAAGATTGATATAGTAAATATAATATAATATAATATAATATAATAAATTAAATTTAAATTATGGAATTATTAACAAATTTAAATAGTGAAAGTGAAAGTGAAAGTGAAAGTGTATTAAATGAAAATATATTAGAAGAAGGAATACAAAATATTCATGAATGTCGCATTTGTTATGAAAATGTATTAAACCCACAAAAATATTGCGACTGTAAGGGAAGTATGGGTAATATTCATTTAGAATGTTTATTAAAGTGGTTGGAAGTAAATAAAAAAAAGGTTAATTATAAATTAAAAATAAAAAGGAATTGTGAGTTATGTAAAAAGGAAATAAATATTTTGATATATAAACATTATACATATTATATCATTATTTTTGTATTAATGATATTTTATATGGTTTCTTTGAGTATTATTTATAATTTTACTAATATCCAAGAAATAAACGAAGAAGGAATATCTTTTCTTTTATTATTTTTTTTAGTTGGTATTTCTTATTATTTTATATTATTATCGTGTACACAAAAATGTTTTAAAAATAGAATTATTGTTAGTTAAAAAAAAAAAAAAATTTTAATTTAATTATAATAATGAGTCAAGGAAAGTATGATTTGGAATATTGGAATAAAATACAATCTTTAAGAGATTTAAATTTAACAGTTGAATCTATTATCAAAGAAGATAAAAAGAAAGAAGAAGATACTAAAAAAATTGTTAAAATGCTGTTAATTTCAATTAATAATAAAGATATGTTAGAGGGGGGGTGTGTATTATATAATAAGAGTACAATATTGAGGTTTGGGATGAATATTTTTTTTAAGTATTTTGTTTCAACATTTAATAAGTATTGTAAATAAATATAAAATTGATATATTTTTTTATTTAAAAATGTTAAATTATATATTTAGTAATCTATTGATGTTAAATGGAACATTTTTTTAAAATAGAAAAAAAGATAAAAAAAGTTGAAATTAATGAAAATGATTTATATATAAATAAAAATATTCCAAAAAAATTTTCTAATTTCAAAATACACAATGATATTGTGACAAAATTATTAAATATATTGAAAGATGATAATATTCTAAATTTATTTTTATATGGCGTTTCGGGTAGTGGAAAATATACTCTTTATAGATTTTATATTCAAACATATTATAATGATATTTGTAGTTTAGAATTAAAAAAATTTAAGAATGATAGTAAGGATATAGATTATTATAGGAGTAAATATCATTATGAGGTAATTTTTAGTAACTATAATTTTAATGATACTAAGTTAGTTTGTTCTTTTATGAATAAAATAGTAAATAAAGATAATTATTCATTTACAAATAAAAAGAATATTATTTTATTAAAAAATGTTGAATTATTGAAACCTTCGGTCTTTAAAATTATAATATTTTATATAGAGAAATATTATTCATTTAATATTTTTATTGTAATTTCGAATAAGTTATTTAAAAAAAAGTATATGGGATATTTTTGTTCAATTAGGGTACCATTACCAAATGAAGAAAAGATTAAAATTTTATGTAAAGATATATATAAAAGTGAAAATATACAGATAAAAAAATCTGAAATAGATGAAATAGTAAAGATTAGTGAAAGAAATATGAAAAAATTAAATGATATAATAGAGTATTCATATATTAGTGGAAAATATGAAAAATATATTGATCCTATAAACGACAAGTTAAAATTTTTGTATAAAATAATGAAGAAAAAGAATATTAATTCTTTAATAATAATAAGAGAATTATTACAGGAATTATTAGTGGAAAATATTAAACCAGATATTATATTAAAGTATTTATTATCTAAATATACAAAGGATTATCATTCTGGAAAAATAATATACCAACAATTAGGAGACATAATAGTATTATTAAAAGATTGTTCGTATAAAATAAATAATGGTTTAAGACCTATAATAAATTTAGAATATTGTTTAATAGAGATTATTGATTTATTGTAAAAAAAAATAAATATTTGTTAATAATATATGGAAAAATCTAATAAAAAATTAAAAAAAAAATGTAATACTAAAAAAATAAAAATACAAAAGGTTATTTTCCCAGATGAAAGGAAGAGAGTTTTAATAGTTGAAAATCCTCAAAATTGTTTTTTTACGGGCGGTTCAATGGGTTTTATTAAAAAACTTGAAGAGAAAAGATTAGTTGAATATATTAATAAATTAATAAATTTACAAACAGTAGATTATCGATATATTAATTCGGCACAAAGTGGAATGTTATTAGAAAGTGATAAATTACAAAAATTATTAGGTGAAAATAAAAAAGGTGTTAAATCTTCTGGTTCTAGAATTAAATATTTTTTTGATTTTATTATATTTACTCAAGTATGTAATTCTCCAGACCATTGGACTTTTTCAAGTCATCATTATTTGAGAAATACAAATTATAAATATTTTACAGAAATTAATGAAGAAAAAAAAAGTTATTTTAAATGTGATTCAAAAAAAGGTAAAGATAAATGCAAGGGAGAATATTTTTTATTACCTGATCATGCTTTAACTGACGGAAGTGATAGTTTCTTTTTAAATGGAACAGAAGTCCATGGTATTGATTTTCATCAAGATTTAGATACTGGTAGTTTATTTAGACCAAATTCACAATATAGTAAAGATGTTTTTATAAATGAGTCAGATTATCATAATAGGGGATTTATAGTTTCTAAGGGAAGTATAAATAAATCACCATATTCCGCATTTAAGAATACTTTACAGGAAGGTACTTGTTTATCAAATTTTTTAAAGAAAAATAAAGTAAATTCTTTATATGTTTGTGGTATTGGAAGAGAAAATACTATAAAGCGTACTTTATTAGATAGTTTAAATTTTAAGTTTATCAAAGAAAGAATATTAGTTTATAATGCGTCTATGCCAATATTAGTAGAACCTATTAATGATGATGACAAAGATGTAAAAATGGTTTTAAGTGAAAATTCTTGGACGGAAAAATTATATCAAAAAGGTATAATAACAAAAAACGCAGAAGAAATTTTTGATATAGAAAATATTGCGGAAACAAAATATAATAAATCGAAGGTTTCTGAAGGTGTAAATAGTATGGTATCTGTATTTAAAAATAGTAGGTCTCCTCCACAAATGAATTTTAATGATTATTCTAAATTAATACAAAAACGAACTAAAACAAAAAAAAATAATAAAAATTTAAATAATAAAAATAATAAAAATAATAAAAATAATAAAAATACTAAAAATAATAAAAATATAAAATAATATTACATAATATTACATAATAATACAACACTTATTTTTTCCACTTATTTCTTTTTTTTCTTCTGGTTCTAATTTATGAAAAGTTTTTAATGTAATTTCATTTTTTATTAAACTTTCATTTATTTTTTCTACTAGTCTATCAAAAACTAAATTTATAGAATCTATATCTTTAATTGAGGTTTCTGAATATTGTATATCTTGATTTTTACAAAAATTTTTTAATATTTTTAAATCAACAACTCTTTTATCTTTCATATCTTTTTTATTACCAACAATATATTTAATAATTTTTTTATCTTTATTTTGATATTCTACTTCATTTAACCATTTATCTAAATTATCAAAGGATGTTTTATTTGTTACATCATACATAAGAATAATAACGTCTACTTCTCTTAAATAACTCCTAACAATATTTGCGAATTTCTCTTGTCCTGCTGTATCCCAAATATGTAATTTAAACTCTTTATTATCATAATTATATATCATATGTCTAAAGTCTACTCCTATTGTGGATAATTGTGAAGATACACTTTCTTGGTCTATATATGTATTAAGAAAACTTGTTTTTCCTACATTATAATTTCCTACTATACCAATTTTAACCATATAAATTTTAGACATTAGAATATACTATTATATAATATAAAAAACTATTTTATTAAATCTCTCATTTTTAAACTAAAAGCATTAAATGTAAAATATTTATTAAAAATTTCAAGGCATTTTTTTTGTTTTTTTATAATATCTTCATTTTGATAACAATAAATTATTTTTTCAACTAAGTTTTTAGGATTTTTATCCATAATAATTGTATTTTCCCAATCAATTTCATTCTTAAAGGGTAAAATAGTATCAGTTTCTAGAAATATCGGTATTCTTCCTATTGATAATGTTTGATAAAATCTAATTGAGAAATTACCAAAACCGTTTAAACATAAGGTAAAATGCGATTCATTTATATTCTTATAAAAATCATTTTTGGTTTGTTCTTTATCTGGAATATCTGTAGCGAGGAAGGTATTTCTTAAAATAAAATTATCTTGAATTTCTTTATTATTTTTAATTAAATCACTAACTATTTTTCTAAATTTATTTGTTTTTAAACACCCACAAAAACCTACAATAGGTAAATGATTACTTTTATTTAAAAAGTATGTAAATTCTCCTAACTTTTCTGGCCACATAATAGGTAATATTCTTTCATTTATTTGTAATTTAGAATATTCTATACTAGTTCTAAAAATAATAGTATTCTTTAAATATAATGGTTCTTTAAAATCACAATTTAAAAAAAATATTACTTTTCTATTCTTATTTATATATTTTTTATATTTTATTATAAATGAAAAAATTATTTTAACTGCTTCCAAGTATTGTTTACCCCATATTATTTCAGGATATATAATAAAGTTTGTTTTAGATATATCTTCATTATAGTTAAAATATTTTAAAAGTGGAGAAAGTCTTTTATGTAATTTAGTATCTTTTTTTTCAAGATAGTAATTCATTATATTAATATAATTAAATATATTCTTTATTAAATATATTCCTTACAAATACCGAATGTTTTCCTATGATATTTAGAGATACCATTTTCTTTTATTGCGCCTATATGTTTCTTAGTTCCGTAGCACATATTACTTTCCCAATCATATATTTTTAATTCTGGTTCTTCTTCTATTAGTTTTTCAATATATTCGTCATGATATACTTTTGCGAGAATACTAGCCGCACTAATAGATTGGTATTTATCATCTCCCTTTATAAAACATTTGTGTGGTATTAATTCTCCATTATGTATATATGGTTTAAAGTAATTTCCGTCAATTAAGAGAAAGTCTGGTTGTACATCAAGTTTAGCAATTGCTTTTCTCATTGCGAGTTGCGATGCTTGTAAAATATTAATTTTGTCTATTTCATTATTATCTACTGAAGCAACCGCGTAATCAATTGCGTATTCTTCTATATAATCTCTTAGAAGTGTTCTTTTTGTCTTACTAAGTTTTTTACTATCTTTAAGAATAATATTTGGGTCTAATTGTTCTTCTTCATTGGGCCAAATGACGGCAGCGGCGTAGACAGGACCAGCAAGACAACCTCTCGCTACTTCGTCAACTCCTGCTTCAATAAGTGTTTTATCGTTATATAAAGCCATATTTAATTTTAATTAATAATAATTTATATATCAATTTTATTTCTAAATCACTTAAAAAAGATATCCTTATTGATAATTAATTGTTTTATAATGAAAGATTATTACAATATCTTAGGATTAGATGAAAAATGTGATAAAAATGAAATCAAAAAAGCATACCACAGAACAGCATTAAAATACCACCCTGATAAAAATAAAGATACAGAACATTTATTTAAAGACGCTGTTGAAGCATATGAGGTATTATACGATGATTCAAAGAGAAGAAAATATGATTTGAGTAGAAAATTGAAACAGGATTATAAGTTTATATTACCTACTGAAATTTTAAATTTTTCAAAATATTTTTTTAGCAATGAGAATATTAATAAATTTTCGGATTTTGCTTCTATAATTAATAATGGTTTAAGTAATTTAAGCAATAATTCTAAATTTGACGATTTATTTACAATGTTATTAGATAGAATAAGAAATAATAACTTGGCAGATTTATATAAAGAATATAATGATTTTCGGAAATTTTATAAAGTAAATAGTAATCATATTTCTAAAAAAAGACCTGATATAGGTAAAAGACCTGATATAGGTAAAAGACCTGATATAGGTAAAAGACCTGATATAGGTAAAAGACCTGATATAGGTAAAAAAACAGATATAATAAATAAATTGAAAATACCGAATGAGATACCTAAATTAACTAATATTGTAGAAGAAACACGAGATATAATAGTAAATATTAAAGTTAGTTTAGAGAATATTTATAATAATATTATTAAGGTTGTAGAATTAGAGGTAAATGAAAAATGTTCTTTATGTAATGGTTTAGGTTTATTAGAAAAAGAAGAAGATATTAAACAAAAATATAGAAATAGTAGGAATAATAAGAAAAAAAGAAAAGGTAAGAAAAGTCTTAGAAAAAATGAAAGTTATTTAGAGAAAACAATATGTACTAAGTGTTCGGGAACAATGTTTAATAAGAAAACTCGTAAATTCACTATAAGTACTAATGTAGATAAAATTTGTTATCATAATTGTTATTATATAAATAATGAAAAAGGGTATTGTGATATGATTTTCAATATTAAACAGAAGGAAAGTTTTATAAAAAGAAAGGACAGATATGATTTAGCAATAGATTATAATATTTCATTATATGAAATGTATTTTGGAGGTCATTTTTATTTAGATTATTTAGATGGTAAAACTTATAAAATGGTATGGGAAGGTTTTGGAAATAATGATAAAGAAAATAGTAAAAAAATAGAAAATATGGGTTTAACAATTCAGAATGATGAGGATTTAGATATAAGAGGAGATTTGTATATTAATTTTAATTTAGTATTACCCGATTATGATAAAATGTTGAAGTATTCCAATATAGAGATTTTAAAGAAAATATTTGATAATAAAGGCATTGATAATAATATAGGTATTAGTAATTCAAATGTTAGTGATAAAGTTAGAGAATATAATGTTATAAATATTAAATAATATAAAAACTATTATAAAAATGTATTTAATAATTATATTATGAAAAAAAAATATAATTTAGGTTTTGATTCAAAAAAGTTAGTAAAATTTATTGAATCCATAAAAAAAGATAAAATTCAAAAAGATTTAAATTTAACTAACTTAATTACATTTTTATCTTCTAACTATACAGAATTTAGTAAAAAAAAAATTAAGTTATTCAAGAAAGATAAAAAGATAAAAAGAAATAATGTTTTTATGGATAATATTGATACTTGTGGAACTACTTCCGGGGTAAATAAAAATAGATATTTGCTAAATATAGAGTTAGTGCTAAGTTTTTTGAATAAAAATAACAAAGAAATTATTTTAAAAATGTTAAAACTTCATAAATATTCAGAGTCTAAAAAACAAGAATTACTCATTTTCTTAGATAATCTTGAAAAATATGATAAGGAATATATTATAGAATGGATGAACCTTAATGGTATTGAATTAATGCGTTCTTTATATATATTTCTATTAAACAATAAATTACCTAAACAGGTATATCAAATATTAGGGGAAGAGAGAGAAATATATGGAGAATTTACTTCTTTGGATATTCAGGAAGAAATAGAACTAAGTTTACCTAAATTATTAAATAAAACATATAGAATGGATAATTTAGATATTAATTTAATAATGAATTCTAAGGAAAAAATTAAAATACATAAAGATTTTGTAAAAAGATGTTTTTTTTTACATTATTTATTCAAAGACACTAAACCACTAACTATTAAATTCTGGTTATCCGGAATAAAAAAATCATTACCTAAACCAAGAGAAGAAATATATTTAGGTCCAAAAGAGGTAAATTCAGGTTGTAGTAATAAAGTAGAAATAACATTATGGAGAAAAGAGGAGGTTAGTAAAGTATTAATACATGAAATAATACATCATTTAGATTTGGAGAGTTTTTATGATTTAATACAAATACAAGAATATATTTATAGTAAATTTGATATTAGAAGTAGTAATAAAATAAATTTTTTTGAAAGTTATACGGAAATATGGGCCAATATAATTAATATTTGTTTATTAGTATTTTCTGGGGAAAAAGATATAAAAAAAGCAAATAGTATAAAAAAAACAAATAGTATTAGGAAAACAAAAAAAAGATTTAATACTAAGAGTAATGATATATTAACTAATATAATAGATTTATTAAATATAGAATTATCATTTAGTTTGTTTCAATGTGCTAAGATATTACATTTTTATGGTTATAGAAGTTTTAGAGAATTCTATAATATTAATGGATGGAATGAAGAAGCAAAAACAAATAAATATTATCAAAAAAGTAATGTTTTTTCTTATTATATTGGGAGAAGTTTACTATTTTATAATTTTAATAGGTTTTTAGAAGAATGTTATAGGTATAATATAGAATCAGTAATGGAGAATAGAATACCCGCAAGTATTTATATACAAATAATGGAGGATACCATAAATAATACTAATTATATAAATGAAATAGATAATTTGATTAATAAAATGGATCATATAATGGAAAATAGTTTAATAAGAAAATGTATGAGGTTTTCGGCGATTGAATATAATTTTATTTTATAATTTTTTTAAAACTAAAACTTTTTTTACCGTTTATTTTTTTACTAAAAATAATACTTGTTTTACCGTTTATTTTTTTACTAAAAATAATACTTGTTTTACCGTTTATTTTTTTTACTAAAAATAATACTTGTTTTTTACCGTCTTATTCAAGACTTGTAAATAATAACTATACCCGTAATTACTATTATAATACCTAATATTCTATCCATATTTATTTTTTCTTGTAGTAATAGAAAAGATAGGAATAGTGTAGTAACTATAATACCTGCTTCTAATATTGCGATTAACCAGTTTGCGTCTCTTTTGTATAATAGAAAAATGTAGAAAAAGGTTGTTATTAATTCTATAATTGACGCAATAATAATAAGATTAACAACTTTTTTATCAGTTTTCATTAGTTCTAATCGTTTTTCTTTATTAAACAGAAGGTATAATAATACACATAATAGACCAAATACAGAAAGGAATATAATTTTAAGTATAACTAGTGTTTTATAATCAGTGAAATTAGATATTTTTTTATAGAAAATGAACATTAGAGACCATAAAAAAACAACACTAATAAGTGATAATATAACTTTATTCATATTAATATGTATGAGGATAAAAATATTTATATAAAAAATTGAATTTAAAGGTATATATATTTATATATTATATTACTTAATAATGGGTATTAAAGACTTGAATAAGTTTATAACAATATTTGCTCCGGAAGCAATAAAAAAAGTAGATATATCAAAATATAAAGGTAATGTATTAGCAGTTGATACCAGTATTTTCTTATATAAATTTAAATATTCTAATAAATTATTAGATTCTCTTCTTCAACAATACGTTCATTTTAAGACGGAAGGAGTTGAATTAATATATATATTTGACGGTCCTCCTCCTAAAGAGAAGGAATACATTTTAGAGATTAGGAAAAATAGCAATGATAAAAAAAACAGTAAAATTCAAGATTTAGAGTTAAAATTAAGTGAAATGAAATTAGATAATATAGCAGATAATACAGTAGATAATCCAGAAGAAAAAAAACAGGAAATTAAAAATTTAGATAAACAACTTAAAGAAGCAAAGAAAAGGTTTATAGTTATTACTAAAGAAGATATTAATAATGTAAAAAGGTTATTTGATATTATTGGAGCGAAATATATAATAGCTAAATGTGAGGCAGATACTGTTTGTTGTGATTTATATAAAAGAGGTATAGTACATGGGTGTATATCAAATGATATGGATTTTCTTCCTTCGGGAACTGGTATATTGATAAGGAATTATAATTTAGGAAATATGGTAGACGAATATAATTTAGAGAAAGTATTGGAATTATCTGATTTAACATATGATAAATTTGTGGATTTCTGTATTTTATGTGGTTGTGACTATACTTGTAAAATACATAGATTGGGTTTTACAACTGCTTATAAAAGTCTAAAAAAATATGAGAATATAGAGGAAATTATTGAAAATCTTTGTATAAAAGAAGAGAAATATAAATTGCCGGAAAATTTCAATTATGAGGCAGCAAGAAAATTATTAAAAAATGAAGAAAATAAGTTAGAGGAATATGAAATTATGAATAATTCTTTTAATGTAAATGAAGAAGAAAAAGTTAATAATATAAAATTTATTTTACAAAATACGAGGTATTCTTCTGTTCAATTGAATAATAGATTAAAAATAATATTTAGTAATATTAAATGAATATTACAATTTTAAAAACAAAAATATTGGATTATGTTAATGATTTATTATTATTTTATCCGGAAAGTAGATTATTTTTATTTTTATTTTTAATATCTTATTTATTTGGTTTATTAAAGGATGTTGGTGTTGTTATATCTGTAGGTCAAATTTTTATATTATTAATAGGTTTGAGGAGTATTCGTTGTATGATAGAGGGTGGGTGTCATAGTGACGTTTATTTTTTCTTGTTAGTATTTGCTTTTACAAATATTATATTAGTAGTATTATATGATTATTTTTTATTAGTGTTTCCAGAAACAACTAAAAAGATATTAAAAGATAGAGAAGGTGATTCTTCATATTATATGATATCAAAGGAAATGGTAAATGATTTACCAGGTCTTGGAAGAATACTTAAAAAGAGAAATTTAATTAAAAGAGAAATTTAATTAAAAAGATTAGTATTTCAATTGATTTATTTTCCCATAATATAATATATTATAAAGTATGTATTATTATATTATAGTAATTTTTATAGTAATAATATTACTATTATATATTTTAAAGAAAAAACAAAATAAGGAAAATTTCACTGATTCTCAACATGAATCAAATCAATGGTGGGATAGTATAAAAAAATGCGACGACTCTAAAAGTAAAACAACAAAAGAAACAATAGAAGATATAATGGATACATGTCAGAAAAAAACAAATCATTATATTGAAACTGCTGATGATAATTTTAGTGATTATGGAAGTATAAAATTAAATTATAACAATAAAAAAAATGAAGCAATTATTCAGAAATTTGGTACTAATAATTTAGCGGAAAATGAAATTCCAAAAAATCACGAAGAAGAAATGAGTGTAAAAGATTTATTAAATAAAACAATAGAAGGTAATGACAAAACTATAAATCAAGGTAAAGAGATTTTAAATTTTGATATAGTAGGTAAAGAAAAAGGGAATCCAAAGGGAACTAATAATAATACTTTTGAAAATATTAATACATTAGAAGACTATTATAAGCACCAAATTATAAAGAAAAAAAATTATGTTTCGTATAAAAAAGGTGATAATATAAGCAAAAAAAGTATAATGGATGATAGATTTGTTGATATTTCAGACGGTAAATATTATGACGGGGAAAAATATGTATATTTACCAGGTCATACAGAAGATAAAGAAGGAGTACCTGAAAATTATGTAATTGATAATATAGGTTATAGTGATTTATTTTCTAGACCACATGTTTATCAAGGCAGTACTGATAATTTAGTTTCCAGAAGTTTTCATTCTGACGAAGGTACATGTAGTAGTACTATTCAAAATGGACGTTGTATTCCGGGCAAATCTTGTTGCGAGGGGGGAAAAGAATGTTATCCAGCAGTAAAAAAAAAAAGCGATACTCCTGGGGAAGATAAAGACGCAATTGTATATCCTAAAATGGTTGCAGCAGCTTGTAAACCTTGTCCAATAGGATTACAGAATACATATTCATTTCCAAGACCAGGTGGTAAAAAAAATTATTTTAGTAATATAGGAGGTTTTTATACAAATGACGGAGGTAAACCGAATGACGAAGAAGTTAAAAGTGATTTATCAAATATGTTATCTGATGTAAAAGGTAAACATATAGATGGTTATAAACATTGTAAAGCATGTAGTTTTCACGCCGGTTGTAGATATGACGAATTGGGTAGAGCAAGAGATACTCATTTTGAAGCACAATCCTGTATAAATGGTAATGATAGAATTTGTAAAGCTTGTAGAGTATGTAAAATGGGAACCGAATATGTAGAAACCGGATGCGGGGAAGGAGGTATAAAAAATGATACTAAATGCGCCAAGTGTTCTAAGTGTAAAGAAGGAACTTTTAAAGTTGCCGGTTGCGCGACTTATAATTCTTTTTTTGATACTCATTGTATTAAAATGTCAGATTGTAAAGGTAAACCTAAAACAGACGACGAAAATAGTCCAGATTATTACGAAGACCCGGGAGAAGGTAAAAGATTTTATATGACAGGCGAGGGATATTCAGGAGGTCACAAATTCGGAGGTAAAAGTAAATTATATTCTAATTCGCCTTCTGATTCTTCGGGAATGAATGGCGAAGAATTACCTAATCCATATTTTGGCAAAGATAGAAGTTGTCGAAAATGTGATATATGTCCGGAGGGAACTAATATGATAGGAGACGGTTGTACTGGAATAAATAGTACCAAAAATTCAATATGTCAGAGATTAATACCAGTAGATAAGTATGTAAATAAATTAAGAACTTGTGATAAAGGTAAATTTTATGATAGACAATTATTAAGACAAAAATTAACTTATGATTTTGAAGCCTCTAAACAATCTGGTATGGTAGATAAAAGAGTTATAGATTTCTATATTAATGATAAGGAAATAAGAGATGGTTTAGAAGAATCTCAAAAGAATGATATTAAATTTTACAAAGATAATCCAATGCCCGAATTTTCAGATGAAGATATAATTGAAATGGCTTGTACTGATTGTAAAAAATGTGAAGAGGGTACTTATACTAATCCTAAAAATAGTGGTTGTGTAGGTGATAATGATACTATTTGTATTCCTAAAACAGAATGTAAACCATATGAAATAATAGAAAATGAAGGTGATAATGTAACTGATAGAAAATGCGCCCCTTGTAAATGTCCTCAAGACCAATGGGGTATTGCTAAATGTAAAGGTAATAAAATAATTAGTGGTTGTGAAGATAGAACAAAATGTAAGAAAGGTGAATATAAATTCGATGACCCGGTACAATATAGTGATGTAACGAAGGACACAATATGTAAGAAATGTAAGAAATGTCCACCGAATAGTTTTAAACTTGCGGATTGTAATAATTCTACTGATACGGTATGTAAAAATCACGGAGTATGCGGTGATAAACAATATGTTGTTAAAAAGGGAACTGATATTAGTGATACAATTTGTAAATGTATAGACGGATTTGAACTTCCACAAGACGAATTTGGAACTCCTAATTTAGAAGCTTCAAATTGTATTCCAAGTAAAGGTAAATGTTGGTCCAATCCTTGTCATCCAAATGCTAAATGTTATGATAGATTTGACGATAAAGGTAATTTTATAGAATATGTTTGTCGATGTAATAATCAAGAAGGTTATATAGAGAGTGGTAAAAAAGGAGTGGGTCCACAAGGGTGTAGAAGAATACCAACTAAACACTCACACGATTTAATGGGTCTAGCACCTGCAATAGATTATGGGTTATCTGATAATATTAATAAGATAATGACACATATGGATGGAGATTATCATAGAAAATTAGAAGCAAAACATTTACATAAAAATTAAATATAAAAATTAAATTAAGGATTTTTTGGAATAGGATATGGTTTATACGGTTTACTATTAACATATGTGGCAGGATTAAATGAATTATTCAAGTCTTGTGAGGACGCTTCTTGGTTAGTACAGAAAGAATAGTTACTTAATAATTTATCTTCATTCATTCTAATTCCAGTACTACAAGTTTCTCCCATATTCATAGTCATATTTTTTAAATCAACACTTTGAAATGGGGTTGTTTTATAACAAACTTTTTTTAAATTTATATCTACATAATCCTTAATTTTTGCCATAACCATATTTAATTGACAATTAAGTTCGTTTACATTTACTTTATTAATTCCGTCATAATAAATAACTGAATTTTCATTTGTATCTTTTGTATTTATAGTTAAATAAAAATTATATAAATCATTATATAAGTATAATTTTTGTCTATTATCATCTTTTCCTATATCTATATAATCTTTATCATCAAATGTATTTTTATTAGAAACTTCACTACCTATGCTTTTCACTATTTTAAATTCGAGTTCTTCTAACTCGGAATTTGTTGTAAAACAAAAATTATTATCAGTTTTTACTAAACTTATATTATTATCTGTTCCACTAATTTTATATTTATTTATACTGGAAGGGAATATTTCTTTTTGCGTCCTTGTAGAGTCAGATATATCACTAGACATAAGTTTAATTATATAAGATGTATTAAAATGTTCTATCGTTGAAAGATTTGAATTAAGTATTCCTCTTAATTGCCTGATATAAATATTTCCCTTATCCGTCGCACCGGTATATTTAAAATAATTTGTTATTGTTGAATATATATAATATGAACTTCCTTCTTTTATTGTATCACTTTCATCTATTAATTTATGAAATCCTCCAAAATATCCATCTGATATTTGTCCTTCTGCGAATTCTAGAGTTTTTTTTTCAGTATTTTCTTCAGAAACTTCTTCATTTGCTTTTTCCGATTCTTGTGTATCACACTCAATAATAATTTCTTCGTATAATGAGTCTTTTGTTATTGTTTTTGAGTCGTTTTTACCAACCTCTACACTTTCATCCCTTTCTTCCTTTTTTAAAAATTTTAAGCATTTATTATGATAATCTTTCATAGTAATTTTATATTTATCTTTTTCGCGTGCTTTTGTTCTCGACCTTCTGTCACGTATATCATTTTCTTCTTCTTTTGAAGATGCTCCTGTAACTTTTTCAGTAGAGAAAAAATAGAATCTACCAGTTTCTGGTGCTGTTGTTGATACTCCATTAGCAGTGATAGGGTCAGTTGCTTTTATTTCATAACCATTTACGAAATTTAAAGGTTTTGATTGGTCAGTACCTGTTCTCATTAATCTTTTTTTTCTTACACCCTGATTTTCTAATTTTTTTATATTAGTACTTAAATAATTATCACTAGCATTAATAATATTAATTCTATCATGACCTTTAATTGGATTTGCTTTTAATTTTTGTTCTTCCTTATTTATTGTAAATCTTAAATGTATACGTTCATTATAACAAATTGGTATTTGATTATCAACTCCTGTAACACGAACAATTTTAATAAAAGTATTTGTGTCATCATCTCCTTTTGAATCTTCTATATTAATAGGATCATATTTTTTGGTTGATAAAAACCCATTAACCCATTTATACATATATCCCGCAGATTTATTAAATATTTTATAACTAAAATTATGATAAACTCTATTATTTTTAATATTAGATTGTTCTTCTCCTTCTTTTATATTTTTATAAATAGCAATTTTTTTTATACTATCCTTGGTAGTATAACCACATATTTTACCATTACATAAACCATTAATACTCTCATCACTACTAGCACAATCTTTAAAATTTTTGTCTACCGGTAAAAAAGGAATAGTATCACTTTCTATACAATTACCGTTACTGTCTAATGGCTGAAAACCATAATATGTTTTTTTTGCATTATCTTTACAAATATCTAAATTATCTTGTGTTGTTGCTGTATCAATAGAATATTTTTCAAAATCAAAAATATTATTTCTACCATAACAACCTATAATTTTACTTTCATTTTGTGCTTCATTCCATTTACTTGGAAATATAGTATTATCAGTGGGTATTTCGCTACAATTTTCTTCGGGTCCGACAATTTTAAATTCTGTTATACCTTCTTTTATTCCATTTTGTTCATTACTTTTAATAGCATATAAATCATATAAATTTTCATTTTCACTCAATTTAAGATCTTTAATACCTTTTATTTTAATGGCACCTTCGGTAGTAGGTTTTTCTCCTTCATTAACTATTACTACTTTATCAAAAAAAGGTATATTTTTTGCTTGTTTTCTTTCTAATTGTGGGTGACTATGACAAAAACTTAATTCACTAATTTCGGTGTTTCCTTCTTTCACTTCGCATTTGAAAGCATTTATATTAAATAAAAATTGTGTAATATTTTTTTTTGCAAATCTATTTGTAGGTATTTTACAATAATTTTCATCTGGAGACCATTTACCGTTATTTTGTCTTACCATATATTCGTCATTTGCTTTTTTCACAACTGGTGAAATTTCTTTAAATAAATTTTTAATGTTTATCGCAATTTCTTTTATATCGTTATTGCCACTATTTATATATATATTTATTAAATCTATCATTTTTTTATTAAGTTTTATGTTTTCTTCTTCATCTTTAAATGTATCAAAATATGTATCAGGAATTTCACTTATTTCTTCTTTACTAAATATAACTCTATTTAACCAAGAATATCCATGACAATAATGTGTCGTTAATATTCTCTTAAATAAATTCTCTGATTTATCAGCGTCGGGTGGTATTCTATCATCTTCATTACCATACGTATTTGAACTTTCGGAAGTTGATTTATGTATATCATTTGTAATATCTAACTTAAAATTATAATTTATATCTTTTAAATTAATAATTTTATCATCTAACCAATTTATATTATTTACAAATTTTTGTATTTTATCTTTCCATAGATTAAAAGCGTAATTTTTAATTTCTGTTCTACCGGGTTCATTACAAATTTTATACGCTACGTCTGTATCTTGTATCCTTCTCCAAATTGAGTGTATTACAAAAACTAATTTATCTTTATTTTCTGCGGCATTTAAATTATTATTATTTATTATATCTCTAATTTTTAAATCTTTATCTATTTTTAAATATAAGGCATTATTAAATAAATCATATAATACAAGTTTTCTTTTTAAAATATCTAAATCTTTTATTTTTTCTTTAATATTTTTACTTATAAATTTATCTATTTTATATGTTTTATATTGTTCTTCTTTATTATAACATTTGAATCCGTGACAGTTAAAATTTCTCATAGGTTTATTATCTCTACTAGTAATTGTCACACTATCCCGACATTTACCACTGGTATTTGCTGGTTGTTGGGAGCATTTATTTCTCCAATTTATATCATCAGAACAAGCAAATGGAAAATTTATAGGACACATATCTTTTTCTGGAATATCAGTATAACTCCTATTAAATTCGTTATCTTCATCTGTATTTTTATCTATTTTTTCTTCACCATAACTAATATCGTCAAATAAATACCTATATGTATCACCTTCTGTATGACATATGTCACTCATTTCAAGTTTTTTTATTTCATATTCATCTTCAATTATATTACCAGAAGAGTCTTTAAGATTATCAACATATAAATATTTATCATCGTGTTTTATAAAATATTTTATATCTTTATTATTGGGTTCTACATTATCATAAAATTGTATAATCTTAAAATTTTGGAAATATTTACCCTTACAAAAATTATTACCTATTTTTTCTTTACAATTTAAATCACTATCTTTGGTATAATATAATTTTCTAAATTTAAAAGTATCATTTTCAGAATCAATAAATATACCATTATCTATTCTTAAATTACTACCTTTATCTCTTATTGCGATTTTATCTTTATTATCTATATCTTTTGGTTCTAAATCTAAGGAATTTCTAAATCCAAATGGTAATTCTTCTTCTAATTTTTTATCATCAATATATAAATAAATTTTTTTTTTATTAGGGTCCTGTTCTTTCTGGAAATGTAAACATTCAATAACGTATAGTCCTTCACTTTTATTACAAGATTTTTCATTTTCTTGGGGTGATACTTGTAATAATTCTGTCGTTTGTTGTTCAAATAGGTTTTCAAAGTGTTCTTTATTGAAATATATTATACCAAATAATATTAATATTACTAAGCATACTAAATATATTTTATGTATTTCTTTCATTAAACTTATAATATAATAATAAAAAAAATATAGAAATTAAAAAAAATTATTAACCAAAAACATTTTCACCACAATATTCTAATACTAGCATACCATCTTTATTTTTATGATTTTCATATATTTGTAAAATAGAATCAGAAGAACAAGGAATAGTATTATTTATAAGAATAAATAAAGCAATATTTGATTCTAATTTTAATCTTTTTCTTATTATTACCATAAATTGTCCTAATGTAATATTATCTGGAACTAAAAATTTATTACAATTTATATCTTGTAGGGATTTGTCTCTTTTACTTCTATAGATAAAAAGAGGTATTTTATTAGGATATTTAATTCTAACTTTATCTAAAGATTTTTTCATATCTTTTTTTTTTAATAAATCCATTAATTTATAATTATATTATAAATTAATTTCTCTAAAATTTTTTTCTTTTTATATATTATAAAATGAAAAATAATTGTAATACAATTTTATGTTCTATTGTTATTGCGGTTTTAATTAACCTTGTCGTTCCACAAGTCTTAAAAGGAAAAGGTGGTCACCAAGCTTCTGGTAAAACAATTGGTCAAGAAATACGAGATATGATGACTCACCACGCTAATACTCCTGTCAGTAGTAGTATTGTTATGGCGGTTATTGTAGGTGTTTCTGTTTGGGTATGTTGTTGTGTCAAATTATAAATTATAAATAATTAAAATTTATAAATATAGAAAAAATTGAAAATTAATATTATATTAATGTTTTTTAAAGATTAATATAGTATTTTAAAAATGTCTAATCAAGAACTATTTTGTGAATTCTGTTTACCAGAATATTCATATACATATAATAAAGAATATTCTGTTTATCAATCGTTTTTTCCTACAGGATGTAGATTTTGCGATGATGGATTTGATTATTGCAATGAACCTCCTAGAAATAGTGATTGTGGTTGCTGTGGTACAAGAAATAGACCTTGTATAGATTGTTATACATGTCTTAGTCCTATAGGATTAGCGATAGATCTTATTACATTACCTTTTAGAAGTTTATGTTGTATTTATATACAATGTGATAAGTGTAAATGTAAAAAAGAAACACAATTTGGAGCAATCGCTATTTAAATTATATTTAAGAAGGTACCGATTTTTTATCAAATAACATTTTTTTATTTCCGTAATGATATTCTTCAAACAATATCATATCGTCTAATGCTTTACCCGGACCTACTAAAGGTAAACATATTTCAGGTTCCACTATATATTCACATAAAGCAGGACCTTTATGAGATAGAAACTCATTTGTTGTATCTTGTAAATTATTTGTATTATCAACTTTAAAACTTTTTAAACCAAAACTTTCTGCCATCATAGTAAAACTTGGATTATTATTATTAATTGTAGCAGTATATCTCTCTTCAAAAAATAATCTCTCCCATATATTTACCATCATTTGTCTAGAGTCATTCATTATTGCTATTTTAACCGGTAAATTATACTCCATTATTGTCTTCATATCAGAACAAGTCATCATAAAACTGGAATCACCGTCTATATCTATAACTAAGTCTTCTGGATTCGCGATTTGAACTCCTATCGCATAAGGTAATCCGGCACCCATAACACCTAATGAACCAGAAGAAAATATTTTTTTAGAATAGTCTCCTTCAATAAATTGATAAGTCATCATTTGATGATTACCAACACCCGTTGTAATCCTAACTTTCTTATCCGTATTATTTAAATAATTATTAATAGATAGTATAGCAAGAGGTGTATTTAGTTTATTATTTTCAGGAATTCTATATTGGAATTTATATTTTTTTTTAAGAAATTTAATTTTATTTGTCCAATCATTTCTTATATTATTTTTAATCATAGGAGTAATATTATCTAGAAAATACCCAACATCACAATTTACATTATAATGACTATTAATAGATTTATTAAATTGTTTCTTTTCAATATCTATATGTATAATCTGCTTCTTTTCCATTGCTTCGGGAGCGTATAATTTAGTATTGCCAGTAGTTCTATCGTCAAAACGAGATCCTATAGCAATAATACAATCTGCTTCCTGAACAGCATAATTTGCCCCGGCGTGACCGTGCATACCTAACCAAGATAATGATAATTCACTATTATCATTTATAATCCCTTTAGCGTGAATAGTTGTAGTAAATGGAACTGAATTTTTATAAATAAAATTACTTAATAGTCTTTCATATTTCAATGCTCCTTGACCTAATACTAAAATAGGTTTTTTAGATTTATTTATAACTTTTGCTATTTGAAATAAATCACTATTCGGAACTAAATATTTTTTTCTTTTTAACTTTTCTATTACTAAATCTATTACTTTTTTTTCAATAGCATTATTTTCTATAATTTCTTTGGTAGAAATACATTTAGGTAAATCAATATGAACTACACCTTTCTTTCCGTCATTTGCCAATAAGAAAGCATAATCCATTATTTTTTCTAAATCATTTACATCATTGACACATATAGACGCTTTAGTAAAAGATTTAGTAATATCACACGATGGAGCTTCTTGAAAAGCATCTGTTCCCATATTTTCTAATCCAACTTGCCCTGTAATAACTACTAATGGAGTCGAATCATTTTGCGCGTCTAACATAGGCGTCACTAAATTAGTAGCACCTGGTCCACTAGTCGTAATAATAACTCCAGTTTTATCAGAAGATTTAGCATAACCCGTTGCTGCGTGTCCACTATTTTGTTCGTGTGTATTAATATAGTAATTGATAGGTCCTTGATAGAATTTATCAATGATAGGCATAATACTGCCTCCAGAATAAATAAAAGTATCAGTAACATTATGTTTTAAAAGACTTTCATATACTATATCTGCACCTGTTTTATATCTTATATTTAAATTTATAATATTTTTATTTACTAAATTAAATGTTCTAAACATAGTTAATAATTAAACTTAGATAAAATATTTATCAATTTTTTTAAATATTTACTAAAATAAAAAAAAGTATTTTAAATTTATAAATATAATATTTATTTCTTTTTCTTTGCTAAATATTTTTTCTTATTTTCAATTATCTTAGTAATATCTTCATCTGTAAGTTTGGTTATATCATATGTCTTAAATATACTATAATTCTTACCGTCTTTTTGGAAATAATAACCATATTTACCAGTTTTTATTTCAACAGATAATTTATTATTATTTATAATATTTCCTTCATTTATAGTATTTCCTTCTTTTATATCTTTTTCACTATTTACAATTTTTTTTGCTTTGTCAAAATCTATTTCTTCATCAATACTATAATTCTTTTTATCATGTTTTAGATAGAAACCGTATTGTCCTTTACAAAGTGTTATTTCTTTTTTATTTAATTTCCCTAATTTTTTAGGATATTGTAGGAGTTCTAGTGCCTGTTCCAACGTTACCTCTTCAATTTTGATATCTTTAAGAGGAGCAAATTTATTATTAGGTCCTTTATCATCTTTCAAATGAACTAGTGGTCCAAATTTACCTATATAAGTTAATACTTCTAAGTTAGTGTTAGGACATTTTCCCAACACTCTTTTAAATTTATCTTTTTCGGATAATGCCCTACCGCCCAATTCTTCTAATTTAGGTTTAATGGTAAGATATACTTCTTTAATAGTATCTTGCCATTGTTTAGTACCATTAGCAATTTGGTCTAGTTGGTCTTCAATATTCGCGGTGAATTGGTAATCCATAATATTACTAAAGTTTTCTTCAAGGAAATTAGTTACTATATTACCCATATCAGTTATGAATAACTTATTCTTTTCCCCTCCAACTTTCACCATTGTTTTAGTCTCTTTAACTTCATTCCCATTATGTAAATATAATTTCAAACACTCCTTTTCCTCCCCTTCTACTGTTTTCTTGACGGAATATTCCCTATCTTGAACGTTACTTATCATTGTCGCATAAGTACTGGGTCTACCAATACCTAAATCATCCATTTTTTTAATGAGATTTGCTTCTGTAAATCTTCCTTGTGGATGTCTGGAGTATTTTTGTTGAGCAGTAATATCTTTGTAATCTAATACTAAGTTAGGTTTAATTTTTTTTAAGTCTTCCTTAGTTCCGTCTATTTCTTTTTCTATATCACTTTCTTCTTCAGAAGAGAATTTATTATAGTTATTGAGAATTAGGAAACCTTCAAAGAGAATAAATTCTTTTTTACTAACAAAATAATATTTCTCAACTTCTTTATCATTTTTAACATAAATCTTAATATTAGTAACTTCTACTTCGGCGGGTTTCATTTGACTCATCATAGTCCTAGTCCAAATAAGTTTATATAATCTATTTGCTCTACTACTAATATTAGGGTCTTCCTCTAAAGTAAATTCCTCGAAATTAGTAGGTCTACACGCTTCGTGTGCTTCCTGTGAATTATCGTCTTTACCTTTGACCTTATTATCTTGATAATATTCATAACCAAATTCCTTATCTACTTTTTCTTTTATTTTATCTTTTGCTTCTTGTGATAATTTCTTAAGATCAGTTCTCATATAGGTAATTTTCCCTTTTTCATATAACTCTTGTGCGAGAGACATAGTAGTTTTAGGTGACATACCTAATTTATTACTTGCTTCTTGTTGTAAGGAAGAAGTAGCAAATGGTTCAGGTGGTTTTCTTTTAGTTTTCTTGGTTGTAACAGAATAAATATAGAATTCTCCTGTTTTACATTTTTCTAAAAATTTATCTAAAGTTTTCTTTTTATTAATATCTTTATTAAGTTCTGCGCTAAGTCCTAATACTTTTTTATCAATAGGAAGATTGAAATTACCTCCTACTTTATAATATGGTTCTGTTTCGAATTTAAGAATATCTTCTTCTCTTTCTTTAATAAGTTTAACTACTACACTTTGAACTCTTCCGGCAGATAAAGATTTTTTCTCTTTATAACTGGATTGTATTTGTTTCCAAAGTATAGGGGAAATGAGATAACCAATAATTCTATCGAGAATACGTCTAGCTTGTTGTGCGTAGAACATATTGATATCTATAGTAGTAGGATTTTTAATAGCGTTTTGGATAGCTCCTTTAGTAATTTCTGTAAAAACAAGTCTCTTTGTTTTAAGAGGGTCTGTTTTAAGAATTTGTGTTAGGTGCCATCCTATCGCTTCTCCTTCTCTATCGCTATCAGTAGCAATAATTAATTCATCGCATTTTTTCATTTCTTTTTTGAGTTCAGCAATAACTTTAGATTTATCTGGACTAGAAGTATATTTAGGTTTATAATTATTTTTTAAATCAACAGATAATTCTTTTTTATATAAGTCTACAAAATGTCCGAAACTTGCTTTAACTATAAAGCCAGTACCGAGATATTTTTGTAAACTTTCAATTTTAGATGGTGATTCGCAAACTACGAGTTTTTTAGTCATTTTTATAAAAGATAAAATATATTCTATTTTAATTTCAATTTTTTATAAAATTATAAAAAAATAATAATATTTTATTAATATATAAAATGAAAGTAGACCAAGATTTAGTTAAATGTAGTTTAATTTTAGGAGCATTATTTATTATATTCTCGCACCCATATTTATATAGAGCTTTCCATAGGCAATTTTCGAGTGTTATGGCATTTGTAGATATGAATATGTGTCCAACTGAAGGAGGAGTAATTGTTCACGCTATTTTATTTGCTTTAGTTATATACTTTGGTAAAAAATTATATGAAAAACATTACGGTAAAAAGAAAGTACATAAAAATAGTTTAAATGCCGTAGATAATGAAATTAAAGGAAAATGTAAAGTATACTGTGAAAATATTAGCAATGAAATGAACCAAAATAATCAGCAAGTTCAGCAAAATAATCAGCAAGTTCAGCAAAATAATCAGCAAGTTCAGCAAAATAATCAGCAAGTTCAGCAAAATAATCAGCAAGTTCAGCAAAATTTACCAAATGAAGCACAATTACAAGTACCGTTAAACACTATTCCAAAAGTAAATAATAATAACTTATCAAATTTGCAAAATAACTTACCAAATAATAATATGGGGAATAATAATAATATGAATAATAATATGGGGAATAATATAAATAATAATATGGGGAATAATAATAATATGAATAATAATATGGGGAATAATATAAATAATAATATGGGAAATAATATAAATAATAATATGGGAAACAATGATATGAATAATGTTTCTAATATTATGGGGACTCAATCAACAGAAATAAATAATTTAAATAATCAAGGTTCTTTAAGTTGTGGTAGTTTACCAAATTTCACTAATCAATTAAGTGGGGGTGATATGTTTATGGAAAATACAACTTATGTGGATGATATGTATATGAGATTATAATTAAACCATTAATTGTCTACACATTGGACATTTATAAGACCCGTGTATTATAATATTAAAAAAACATTCTCTACATATTGAATGATCACATCTTAATTTGTATTCTACTTTATTATTAGAGTATTTTTCATAACATATAATACAAGAATTACAATTATGTTTTTCTATTATATTAGTTTTATCTATAGTAATACTTTCTGCTTCTTCTATAAATGGAATAACTTTATTAAAAGTATATGATATATAGTATGTTCTTGTAGTATTTAATTCCGTTATATTTAATAATATTTCTTTTATTATATTGTAAAAAATTTTATTTTTATCTCCGTGAAATGAATATTCGTAATAGTGGTTTTTTGTTTTCCTATAATTTTTAAAATCAGAAACAATAACTTCATAAACTAAATCATTTATTTGTTTTCCTATAGTAATTATTTTTTGATAACTAACATTTTCTTTTTTTGCTATAATTATTTTTAGATTACGAAAACATATATTTATATCTTCTCTATTAATATTATCTAAAAAATTATGTATTTTATCAATATCCATTTAAACATATTTATAGATATAAAAATTGCTTATAAAACTTGAATTATATTTATTTCACCTTCTTTTTGTCTTTTAAGAAAGTATTTTTTTTCATTACAAAAAGTAATATCTTCTATACCTTTACTTTTTTCTTTTTTTTTTTCTTTTTCTTCTTGTATTTTTTGATATATAGTATTTTTTTCGTCGACAATATTTCTATATTCTTCTAAGTTTTCTTTAATTTTAGTATTAACATCTTTTTCTATATTATCATTTTTTGTAATTTCTTTTTCTTCTATTTCTAAATTATCTAAATCTATATTTTTTTGTTCTATATCTAAAATAGATTGAATAATATCCCCTTTATTTTTTTTCAATATTTTTTTTGCGTTTTCAGCAGTAATAAGTGTTTGATAACATAATATTTTAATATCTTCTTGTGTTATTTGATAGTTCATTATTTAGGAAGTATAAAATATAATTAAAAAATAAACAAAAAAATTGATTTAAGTTTATAAATATAATTTAGATATTAATATGGATTTTACTGAATTTGATAATCTTATTTTATCTATAAATAATATAAAAGAAGGTTTAGCAGAGCAATACGACAATGAAAATATTAGTTTAAATCAAACTATAATAGAACTTACCCAAATGCTAAAAGAAAGGAATTATAAAATTGAAGATTTAGAAAAACAGGTAGAGGATAATAAATTTAATGAAGATAACTATAATAAAGTATCTATATTGAGAATTTTATCAAAAGAAAATGACGATCTCAAGAAACAGAATCAACAATTAATGACTTCTCTTAATTATAGAACTGATGAAAGTGATATTAATATTGAAGAAGCAAATGAAGAAGTAGTTACAAATATAGAAGTTACAAATATAGTAGTTACAAATGAAGTAGTTGCAAATGAAGAAGTTACAAATGTAGAAGTTACAAATGTAGAAGTAGTTACAAATGAAGAAGTAGTTACAAATGAAGAAGTTACAAATGTAGAAGAAGTTACAAATGTAGAAGTTACAAATGTAGAAGTTACAAATGAAGAAGAAGATGTTTCCGATACACTAGAAAAGGTTATACATAAAACTAAGGAATATTACCTACTTGACGATATAGTTTATAAGATAAAGAAGAATGGTGTAAAGGGTAAAAAGGTAGGGAAAATGGTAAATGGAAAAGTTAAAATAACAGTCAAGAAGAAGAAAGATGATTATTTGATAAATCTGTAAATATTTTCTTTAATTTCATTATAAATTTTTTTATTATGTATATCTTTAGTCCCAAATGATATATTATCCAATAGATTATTAGTTTCGTAGTATTCTAATGTATTATCTAAAATATTAAGGAAAAATCCTATATTTTCAATATCCGCAATTTCAGAAATAATTTCTATAACAATACGAATAAGGAATAATCCTTTTTCGGTTGTATAATCGTTAAGTATTTTATTAATTTTAAAAAATAAGTACTTATCTATTTTTTCTGTATTATTATTTTGGTATATATGAAATAGGTTATTTATAATACATTTATTATTTTTTTTATATTTTTCTATATCGGAATAATTTTTTATAAGTATATTATCTAATATTTTTACAAATATATAAGTATTATCTCTTATTTTAAGTATTTTCCTATATTTGACTTGATTAATATCTTCTTGTTTTTTATTTTCTTTAATTATTTTTTCAAGAGATGTATCACCAATAGTTTTATCATAAGTGAAAATAATTGATTGATTAATGAGGTTTACTGATTCGTCATTTTTTTCAATAGAAAGTTTTATGTATTCTATAAATAGAAGGGATGCTCTTTCGACAAAGAATATAGTAATATGAATATTAAATGAAACTAAAAATATAATCCAAAATATATTAAAGAGCATATTACTTATTTTGGTAATATTATTACAGAATGTATAATTATTTATTTCTTCAAAATTATTTTTAATATCAACTATATATTTAAAAAAATATTTACTGAAGAGTTTATTAATAGTTTGAAGATTAATATAAGTTATATTTTTTTTTTCTTTTTTTACAATCTCAAATATACTAGATTCCATCATATAATATTAATATATTATTAAGTTTGTAATTAAATGTCCGTTCATTTTATATAAAAAAAATATTTCATAAAGTAAATTAGATACCTAGTTTTATCTAATTAAATAATTTCTTTTTTATTAGAAATTATTAAAAAATAAATCATATTCGTGATGTTGAATTATCCATCTATATTATATGAAATTACTATTAATTTAGAACATTTTATTTTAGTAAATGTTAATACCTAAATTGCTAAATTAACTTAATATTTATATTGTTTTTTTATAGTATAATATTAATGAAACAAATTATTTTTATACTCCTTATAATATTTCTTATAATTTTATTAAAAAAAAAAAATTTTTTAAAAGAAGAATTTGTAAATTTAGATAATTATAAAAATGTTAAAGTATCTATATGTTCAATGGTTACTAAACAACCCGATTTTGAATTCTGGTTAAAGTATCATTTAGACTTTTTAAAAATAGATTTTATTTTCTTAAGAATAGAAGATTCCCCCGAATATGAAAAACTTATTAAACCATATGGTAATAGAGTTATAGCTTCTTTTCATAATAAGAAAGATATTGATATGAAACATAATTATTTAACAATTATGGATAGACAAAAAGAAAATGTGAATTCAAATTTAAAAAAAGCAAAAGAAATGGATATTGATTATCTATTTCATACTGACGCCGATGAATTAATATATGTTGGAGAGAAAAATGGTTTAAGTAAGGATATATTACTTAGAAAATATTTAGAAGAAGTATCAGAAGATAAAAGTTGTATTCATTTTAAAAACTTTGAAGCAGTATTTCCTAATAATGAAGAAAAATGCTTTAATACTAATAAATTTATAGATTGTAAAAAGGGTGGTTGTTTATCATATGCCAATGGTAAATCAGTTGGGAGAGTAAAGAAAGATGTAAAATTTAAAGGCCCTCATTATTTTACTGGTCCTGTAGAAAATATGGATGATACCAAAATATGTGTTCTTCATTTTGATTCTTGTACCTATAAACAATGGGAAACTAAATTCGATTTACTTAAAGATACAAATGAAGAAAAAATGAAGAAAATACCATTTCCTTTTTATAAAAATTCAATAAGAAAGTTAAAAAAATGCGGCGGCGATAATAAAAAAGAAAAAAATTGTAATAAAGAATTATCAATATATTACGAAGAACAAAAAATAAATCCTTATAATAATAAAAAAACAGTTGATAAAGATATTACAATTTCTTAATTAGAACTAATCAAATGATAAAGTATATTTTTCATCTTTTTTCTTTAATCTTAATATTTCCTTCTTATTCATAGGCATCACCTGATATGTTATGTTTTTTTCTCCCTTTATATATTTTTCTTTAGAAAAAACAAAATAATTAAAACATTTTACAATTTGTCTTAATATAGTTATCACATTTTTTTCATTCAAATCATTTAAATATTTTTGTGCTTTACAAGGAATATAATATTCATTTAATTCTTCTTCAATATTTTCTATTTTTTTAACAGTATCAAAATCTTTTAGTATTTTTCGTGTAAATTGTTTATTATCTTGTAAACTTTCTAAATTAAAACATTTTAATATTTTTACTAAAATTATTTCGTCTGGTTTTTTACAAAATAACTGATTTATAGGCATATAATATTAATATTATAAAATTTTTGAAGACTGGACAACAAAAACTAATTATATGTTAATTTCATACAATTTTCTAATGTATTTTTATTAGTAATAGGATTTTTTCTCTTTAATCTTAAATCATTATTTACCCTCATTATTCTCTCTTTATCTATTGGAATATACATTGATTTATTCGTTTTTAGAACGTCTTTCTTTATTTCTTCCATCGAAGGTATAATAGAAATCATAGGAGGAAATATCACCTTATAATTTAAAGAATAATCCTCATTACATTTTCTAAATTCTTCTATACTTAAATTACCACCAAATATATTTAAACATAATCTCGAAGGAGCCAATTTTATCTTTAAATCTTTATTTTCTATAAGTATAGAATATAAATAATTTAATAAACTATACCTTTCCCATACACTAGAATCATTCATTTCAAAATTATAAGCAGCGCAGCATTCCTTACTACAAAAATTACCAAATACATAAAAATTATTATTATTATATTTTGTAGGTATCGCACACGGAATAGTATCAAAATTATGACAACACCAAAAACACTTTAAATCTGATGTTTTTGGCCATTCTCTTCTCTTATTGTATTCATTATAATATACCATTAATGACTTAATCTTCTTTTTTTTTAAACTTAATTTATTATATTTTATATTTTTTTCATCTATCTCATATGTTTCTTTTACATTTTCTAATTTAGAATTATTATCTATAATAATATCACTTTTATATATTATTTCATCAACTTCTTCTGTTTCATTATTTAAATTAAAATTAAGGCTCTTAAATACTTGTTCGTTAGGTTCATATGGTTTCGGATTATTAATTTTCGGATTATAATTATAAATATCTGTAAAAATATTATTCTTTAATTTCTCTGAATTAATTTTTAAATGAAGAACATTGTCTTTTAAATACTTGTTTTCTTTAATAATTTTTGTTTCTGTGTTTATTAAAAAATTTGGTTTCCTTCCTCTTTTTTTTGGTATTTTTTTTATTTCACCTTCAACTTTTGGTTTAGGTTTTCTTCCTCTTTTTTTAGGAATTTTAGGTTCTAATAATTTATTTACATCTGTTTTATTTTTGGGTTTTCGGCCTCTCTTCTTAGGTATTTTAATTTCTAAATTTAAATGCTCTGACGTATTTTCATTGGTATTATTTGTCATAAATAATAAAAATGAAATATCTTTTAAATATTAAAAATTTTTTATTTATATTATTTTATATTAAAATGTTTTCGACATACGGGAATATAAGATTCTCCAGATCCAACTAATTCTATTTTATTTTCTTTCACAATTCTTTTAGTAAAAGGTGCTTCTGTTCCATCTCCACATTTAAAACATAATGCCTTTAACTTAGTAATTGTTTCGGCATGTGGAACTAATTTACATATTTGTCCAAATTCTTTTCTTTGATAGTCGCCATCTAATCCGGCAACATATATAATTTTATTATCTTCGTCTGCTGAGTGAGTACAAAAATCGAATAAATCTGTAAAAAATTGTCCTTCTTCAATAAAAATTACATTACAATCTTTATAACTATTAGTATTTTTGATATCAGATAATTTATTTAGAGATAGACATTTTATTTGTACTTTATCATGAGATGAAATAACACTTTCTCCATAACGGTTATCTTTAGAATTATTAATAAGTAAAAGATTATATTTTTCAATTTGTTTATAGCGTTTTATTAATCTAATAATTTCAGTGCTTTTACCTGAAAACATACAACCTAATATTAAATTTATTTTTCCTTGTTCCATAATATTAAATTATTTATTTTTAATAGAATTTATCAATTTTTTTTATTTTATATATATATAATGAGTAATAATTTAATAAATAATTCTAATAATTTAGTTATTTCAAATGAGGAAAATAAAAAAGAAGATCAATTTGATAGAAGTTTGGGATATTGGGATTTATCTTTTGCAGGTTATAGTTTAATTGTAGGCGCTGGTATTTTTACATTAATGCCTTTTATAATCAATAATGCCAAGGGTTATTCTTGGTTAGCTTTCATTATAGGGGGTTTTATTAGTGTATTGACTGGATTTAGTTTTATTAGATTGAATATGGAATATCCGGTAAATGATGCCGAATATTCTTGGTTTTTAGGTATTATAGGTGATAAAAAACAACCTGAAAATTCATTTAGAAATAAATTTTCAAGAGCAGGTGCGGCTATATTGATTTGGATTGTTATGCTTTGTGTTATGTCTTCTATTGCTACTGTAAGTGCTGGTATGAAGGATTTTATTCATTTATTAGGAATTAAAATGAATTCTTATGTTTTAATATTCCTTGCTATTTTTGTACCAACATTTATTAATATAGTAGGAACCAGATATACTTCGGGATTAAATCAAATTATTATGACATGTATTACATTATTATTTGCTTTTGTTATAGGTATAGCATTAAAAAATCATAAATATATCGGTGAAATTAATTTTTTCAATAAACCAGCAAAACAAAATTTTAGTAATATAGCAAAAGCCGCATTTATGAGTATTTTTGCCTTTAATGGTTTCCAGGCATTAGTCCAAATGAGTGAAGAAACTAAAAACCCTGCAAATATTTCCAAAGCAATGGCGACATCCATAACATTTTCCACTATAGTGTATGTTCTTATAGCTATATCAATCATATCTATAATTGGATTGAGTAGTTCTGCTAAAAATGGTGCTCCTTTATCACAGGCATTTGCAACTGTTATAGGCAAAAGAGGAGGGGAAATAACAACTCTAATGTGTGTTATATGTATGTTTTCGACAATTTTATTCTCTCTTTTAGGAGGGTCTAGATTATTGAAAAATTTTGCGGAGATTGGAATTGCACCTAGATTTTTAAAGAAAATTTCTTCTTTACCGCATTTTTTAACCGGTAAAAGTAATAGTAGTAATAATAAAACTATAGAAAAATATGAAAATAAAAAATTAGAAAATAATAAAATATTTGAAAATATGCCTATTAATGCTCTAATTATATTAAGTATTGCTTCATTTATATGTGTATTGGCCGGTAAAGGTGTTTTAGAAACACTCGCGACTTCATCGGGTATTATGATATTTATTATATGGAGTAGTGTTCATTTACTTGCGATTATAAATTATCATAAAAAAGATAATGAAAAATATAAATTTTTAGAAAAATATAAAGATAGTCCAACATTAGCGAAACTCGCTAAAATGTATCCTTGGTATAGTGTTTTGGGATTAATAACTACTTTATATATGCTTTTTAAAGCTAGACATTTTTTAAATGAAACTTAATCACTATCTGAATCACTATCATCTTCCACAAATGAATAATTCTTAATAGTTGGTGTTGCTTCTACTCTAACTTTATCTATGCTCCAAGTACAACCAAATTTACCATTAACTATCCAAATTCCACCACATTTAAGAATTGCTTGAACTTTAGAACCCTTGGTAAATACTTCTTCCTGTGCCATATCTACAGGACTATTATCTTTAAAACTTAACATTTTATATGATGTTTTACCTTCCCAAAATGGAAGTTTAAATTTCATAGTTGCCGGATATTTACCATCATATTCTCCTGTCTCTCTATCCTTTGACCTTTTAATAATTGGAGTATATAATGCCTCGACTACTTCTTCATTTGTTTTCTTTTTCCCTAACCAAGACATACTATTTTTAACTGCTTGACTTAAAATTAGTTTATCTAATCTATCCATATTTTCATAAAATCCCTTAATTCTATAATCATCTTCCATATCTCTAAATGAACCTTCGATAGAATATTTGGGATAATCTCCTTTATCATATACATTTAAATCGAATGGTAGTGTCATTACTGGTGTTTGTAAAACAAACTGACTGTTATTAAGGTTAATATATACGGTTTTACCACCGTTTTTATTAGTTTTTACATCGGAAAAACTAAGTTTTGAAGTATCGAATGAATGTGCTTTTTCTAGAACCATTGTGTATTTTATGATTATAAAGTATTTTTTAAATAAAATCAATTTTATTTTTAAAAATTGATTTTGACATATCTAAATATAACAAAAAAATGACCTCTACACATTGTTTTAACAGAATACCTACAAACTCAAAATGGTTTGTATATGATGCTTATTATTTTTGTAGAAAAGGTAAAAAACTAACACCTTCATTTATAAAACAAATATATGATACAGGACATACGCATATTTATATCTCTATGGGAAGCAAATATGCGAAAGAACAAGACGAATATCAAGAAACATTAAAAGAAGAAATGAATGTTCTTAAGGATATAATGTTTGATGTTGTAATAATTGATTCATTAAATCCATGTATGTCTAGTATTAGAGATATTTTGAAAAGTGAATTATATATTATGGGTTGGACTTCTTTATCTGATCATAAAGGTTCTATTTCAGGTTTTGATAAAACTTGGAAAGAAGGAGAATATGCTAGACCTAATGATAACATAAAAGCAAAAACGAATTATGAAGAATATAGAGATTTTCACGAATGTGATTTTCCAATAGTAACTAAATATTATGAAAATCAAATAACAGAAAAAATAAGTGATAAAACATTAAGAGAAAGAAAATATGGTAAATATATGTAATTAATTTTTAATAAAAACAAAAATTTATATTTTTTTTTGTTTTTTTAGAAATATATATTTATTGTTTTTCCCAATCAATACAAATTCGTTGAATTCTCAATGATTTTGTTTCTTCACCAGTAGAAGTTTCTATAATATCTGCTTCTGCCATATCAAATCTTCCTAGACAATTAAATTTCTTAATAGTTGCCTTCTGAAGATAATATGTAGTAGGTGTTACATATTCTCCCGCTTCGTCTTTCTTTCGTCTAAAAACGACAACTGGTTTCCCAACCATATCTTCTATTTTTTCTATGCAGTAATGTTCGGAAGCAGTCATTGAAAGTAGAACTGGTTTACCGTTGAGAGAATATATCCCAGATTCATCCATACTAGGAACTCCAATTATACATTGAATTCCCCTTTTATCAATTGGATCTGTAATATTATAACCTTTACTAAAACCGGTTATAGTAAATTCCATTAGTGCATTAATTAAATCACAGTTGTTTTTTTTCAATGATTTAACTGCTTGTGAACGAGTACATTTCATTTGTTCCATAATTGTTTCAATATCTTCTTGTATAACTCCAGTTTCATCAGGGATTTCGTCGCCATTGTAATTTGGAAGTATACAATAATGTTGATAATCAATGTATGGAAATGGAAGTGTAAATTTTTTTCCTGTTCTTGAAAGTGTTGAATTCATTTTACTTTTTAATAGTAATATTTATAATTTCAATTTTATTTATATAAGTAAAAAAATTATAATTTTTTAATTAAAAATATTAAAATTTTATAAAATATAATAAATTATTTACTTACTTAGAAGATTTAGATTTTGACCCTTTACCCTTACCTTTCTTCTTAACGGGTTCGGGTTCTGGTACGGGTTCTGGTTCGTCAACTTCTTCGTCATCTTCTTCGTCATCTTCTTCGTCATCTTCGTCGTCATCTTCGTCGTCATCTTCGTCGTCATCTTCTTCTTCATCTGTATCAGCGACAGTTGTCTTATCTGGTTCAGATTTTTTAGTTTCAACAACTTCAACACAATCTTCTTCTCCTTCGTCATCTGTATCTGGTAGGAAATCGTAACTTCCAGAAGATTCTGGAACGTCTACTTCTGCTCGAACTAGTTTCCATTGGCACATATAATTCGAATTAGATACCCACAGACCTACACACTGAATGATTGCCTTAACAGTTGCCCCCCGAACGAGAACCTCTCCAAGGGGAGCAGTAAGTTTTTCACCCTTAGTATTAAATACCTCGCAGTCAAAATTACCGTCCTTACAAGGAATTTTCAGTCGCATTCTTTTTGGATATTGTGATAGTTCTTCTCCGGTTTCTTTATCCATAGGAACCTTAACAGTCCTATTATACATTGCTTCGATAACGTCTCGACTTGCTTTTTTCTTTTTGAACCACGCCATTGAATTCTTTACACCTGCGTCGACAAGTGCTTCATCCATTTGACACATTTTATCGTAAAATGCTTGTGTATTCTTATCTGTTCCTCCAAATGAAAGTTCGGCAGAATATTTAGGATATTCACCCTTATCATAACAGTTCATTCCAAAAGGAAGAGACATTGTTGGAGTTTGGACGACTAGGTTTTTTTTTCCCCCACCGTGTTCATAACCTACCCAAACATATTTTGCGCCACTATCCATAACGCTTGGTTTATCAGAAATACTGATAAGTTCTGGTTTTAAGTTTTTACCTTTAATTGTAAGATTAGACATTTTGTAGTTTTTATTATATTTATAAATTTAAGTAATTCAAAAAAATCAATTTTTTTTTTCAACTATAAAGAAAAATATTTCCAAGTATAACAGTTTTTTCGATATAAGAATAAGGTTTAATTGAACCTCGTAAATATATTTTATAATATTCATTTCAAGATTTTTTAATTAAGATTTAAAAAATAGTAGAGTATTTATTTCTATAGTGATATTAAAGAATATTTATGGTTTTTTTTATAAGTGAAACAGTAATTAATACAAATTGTTTTAGTAGAAAAAATAAAACTAATGGAATACAACTACAATGTCCTCATAAAAAAAAATTTGGGGATTATTGCGGAAGACATAAAGAAGAGAATAAATGGAGATTTCGAATAGATAAACAATTAGAAGGTGTATGCGTTTCTATAAAGAAAAAAGAAAAAAGTAAAAATATATTAATTACTAGAGAAGATTATAAAAGTAATCCCGAGTTAAATAATTTTGATTTTGATAGTTTGCGATTATCTTGTAAGAAATATAAATTATTATTATCAACTAGTAAGAGTTTAATGGTTAATGTATTAATTCATTATTTCGAAAGTATAAATGATTATCAAAAATACGAGAAGGAAGTAATATTATTACAGAGAAATATTAGGAGATATCTTAAAGATAGACATAATAAATTAAGAGGTCCTGGATTTTATAATAGAGCAATATGTAATAATACCGAAGATTTTTTATCTTTTGAACCTTTGGTTAATTTAAGTATAGAACAATTCTTTTCATATAAAGATAATAATAATTTCGTATATGGTTTTGATATTAATTCTTTTAAAAAATTGGTTGATAAAAAAATGAATAATCCATATAATAGAAGTCCTATTCCCAAATTAGCAATTAAAAATATGGATAAAATATTTGAAATTCAAAAAATTGTGGAAGAAACAAATACAGTATATTTAACAAAAAAACAAAAATTAACACATAGAGTTATAAAGATATTCCAAGAAATAGACAGATTGGGAACATATGCGGGAGGAGCAGATATAAATTGGTTTTTAGATATGTCTAATGAAAAATTAAAGTTATATTATAAAACACTAGAAGATATATGGAATTATAGAGCAGATTTAACAACTCAACAAAAAGCAACAATTGCTCCTTTTCAAGATATGTTTGTTTGTACGGTTCATAACTATTACAAAATACAGAGTATTCATAAATTAAGAGATGTATTATTAGGAGAAATGGAAAAATTAGTATTTACCGCAGAACAAGATTCAGATAAAGCATTAGGTTGTTATTATATTCTAATTGCTTTTGTTGAAATTAATCAGGAATGTGCTAATGCTATGCCCTGGTTAATTCAAGGTTGAAATAATAGTTAGGTTATACTAAAATTAATTTAAAGATTATTAATGTATTTTATCTTAATGTCTAAAGTATCTAATATTAATATTGATAGAATTGATAAACTAATAACACCAAATGAATTAAAAATTAAAATTCCATCTAAAGACATAGAAGAATTAGTTTTTAATACCCGTAATCAAATTATTGATATATTAAATGGTAAAGATAAAAGAAAGATATTAATTGTAGGACCTTGTTCCATACATAATATTAACGAAGCAAAGGAATATGGTTTAATGTTATTAGAACTAGCAAATAAAGTAAAAGATAAATTTTTAATTATTATGAGAGTTTATTTTGAAAAACCTAGAACTACTGTTGGTTGGAAAGGATTAATTAATGATCCTAAATTAGATAATTCTTGTAATGTTAATAAAGGATTATATTTAGCAAGATATTTATTACATTATCTTAATAATATAGGTTTACCTTGTGGTTGTGAATTTTTAGATCCAATAACTCCACATTATATTTCGGATTTAATTAGTTGGGGAGCTATAGGAGCAAGAACAACGGAAAGTCAAGTACATAGGCAATTAGTTTCCGGTTTATCTATGCCCGTAGGTTTTAAAAATGGGACAGAAGGGAATATTGATATATGTGCCGACGCACTAAATAGTTCTAAAAATAAACATTGTTTTATGGGTATAAATGATAACGGGGAAGCATGCATTATTAATACAAATGGTAATAATAATTGTCACACTATTTTAAGAGGTAGTAAAAAAGAACCAAATTATAAGTCTAATAATATTATTTATACTAAAAAATTATTAGAATTAAAAGATTTGAAACCAAAAATAATGATAGACTGTTCTCATTCTAATTCTAAAAAAGATTACAGAAATCAGAAATCTGTATTTGAAAATGTAATAAACCAAATTATAAACGGAGAAACATCTATAATAGGTTTAATGTTAGAATCTAATATTAATGAGGGAAAACAAGATTTAATTTATTCGGATATTAATAAATTAAAAAGGGGCGTATCTATAACAGATTCGTGTATAAGTATGGCAACAACAACTAAAATTATATTAGAAGCACATAGTCTTTTAATATAATTATATTATATGGATTTAATTGTATTGTTGTTTATATATAATAACCATTAATATGTTTAGTAGCATAACATGTAGAAGAATAATGCCCTTCTCTACCACACCTAAAACAACTAATATTGTTATTAACGTAAACTACACTTTTTTTATTTTTTTTTTTACAATATATATTTTCGTGAAATATACAACCTTTTTCTGTTTCAAATTCTTTTCTACAATATCCACAGCACCATACTTCGTATTCTTCTTCACTATCCGTTTCTAAATCACAATCTTTTGCAAAATGTCCCTTTTCTCCACAAACAAAACATTTGTCATTTGTTCCATTATTCATTTTTTTCAAAGTATCTAATGTTGCTTTATCTAATTTTATAGAAACGAAGGAACCGCCACGAACATTATTTATTCCATATTTATCCATATATTGTCTTGTAATTTTATCTTCGTCATAATTGTCGCAATTATTTTTAAGTTCTATTACTTTTATTGGTTTATACTTTCTAGTCCATTCGGATCCATTAGAATTAAAATGACTATTTAATCTAAATTCTGGATTATTTGTTTTCCCAATATAATATTTATCCTTTTGTAATTTTAGTGTATAAATATATACCATTAAAAAATATATAATAATTTTATTATAAATTTTAAATCAATTTTTAAAATCCTAAAAGGGATTGTATTTTTCTCAAAATCCTAGAAGGATTGGATTTTTATCAAAATCCTAACAGATTTCTAACAATAGTTAAAATCCTAAAAGATTTTTAATATACGGTGTAATTTTATATTCGAGTTGTTTAGAGAGGAAGAGTTCTTCTTTTTTAATATCATTTTTTTCTAAAACAAAATATTTATCATTTTCTGTTAAAAATGACATATATGTTTCACCATTATCTTTTTTCATTTTTTTAAGTGCTTCTTTAAGATTCGATATATTAGTAACCTGAATATTATTTACTTCTTTAAGAATATTAGGTGCTTTAAAAACATTAAATTCTGCTAGAATAGAACCCTTTAAAATCTTAGTTATAATAAGTTTAGTATCTGTTTTGTTCTCTATTTTATCATATTTGATTACTATACTACTTTCTTTTACTTCATCTAAATCAAAATGATTATTATTTAGTTCCATAATTATCATACCTCCTATTATTACATATTCTATTTTATCGTATAAAGGGTATTTATATCTTGTTTTATAGAATTTATTATCTAAAAGTTTTATAGTTTTAGTTAGTCTTTTATTTTCGTTTTCTCTAATTATAACAATTTCTAGTTCTTCTCCTACTTTTTTATATTTAAGGTAATCCATTATATGAAATTTCATATCTAAACTTTTAATAAATACTTCTCCAAAATTATCTATTGGTAAACCGTCAAAAGCGCATAATACATCTCCTTTTTTTACTCCTGATTTACACATTGTTCCATTCTCTAAAACTTTTGAAATATAATATCCTTCTTTACATAATTTTCTTTGTTTCATAATAGTATTATTTGTATTATTAAAAGTACACCCTAAAATAGGAAAATTAATAAATTTATTAGTTAACATATCTTTATGAACTTTTTTAAAATAATCCACAGGAATCGCATAACTTACATTTTGAGCATCATTATATCCCGAATAATTAATGCCAATAACTTTATTATCTTTTATTAATGGTCCTCCTGAATTACCATTATTTATCGCTGAATCAGTTTGTATATCCCCATCTTGAAAACCACTAACTATTCCAGAAGTCATTTTTATTTTAGTTTGCCCTAGAGGATAACCAATTGCGATAACTTCTTCACCCCGTCTTAATTTATTCGATACACCTAAATCTAAGAATTTATCATTTTTAAAATCCTTTATTTTTAATAAAGCCAAGTCTAATTTAGGATACACAGATATTAAATCACAACTAAATGTTTTATTACCGTATATAGGTATCTGAATATATATTTTTAAGGAATTATTAATTACATGATAATTTGTAACTAAATAACCTTTTAAATTAATGAAAAAACCAGTTCCTATAGATTCATACGAACTCTCTGTAATATAAGGTTCTAACCAATTAAAATCTTTTTTTTGTGTTCTAATCCTAACTATTGTTTTATTATATAAATCTATTAACTCGGTTTTATCTTCAAAATTTTCTATATACATTAAATTATATAAAACGTAAATAATAATAATAATAATAATTAAAAAATATTTAATATCCATTAATTATTATTAATATAATAAAAATTATTAATTTTATGTATTAATTACCTTTTACTTTAATAACACTATAAATATCGTCTATCGCCGTATCCATTATTTTTTCTAAAGCAATTTTTTTAGATTTACCAATAACTTCATATACCTTATTATTAAATTCTAGTTTTACTATCCAATCATCTCTATTTTTGTGATATTTGTTTATAATTTCTTCATATTCAACTTTATATTCATATTTTTGTTTTAAATGGTTAAGAAGATTTAATCCATGACATCTATTACTAATCATAATTATTTAATATTTACATTATATCTCTAAATAAATTTATTAATAAATAATAATTTTAACATATTTATAATACTTTTATATATTTATAATACTTTAAATTCATAATATTTTAAGTATCCATTGTTTTCTTTCCAGTCTAAATTATTCCAGTTAAAAGCTATTAATGTTTTTTCTCCATGTTTAATAAAACCTTCCATACCACCGTCTCCATAAGTATCAATACATTTGAGTTTATATAATCCTCTGTTTAATTTACAACTTGTGACTTTAGTTTCATTTGATTTATCAAATTTAATATCATTTGGAAAAATATTGCTTTCTAATCTATTTACAATATTAAAACTAGATTCGTGTTTTACGTAATAATCACCTTTAATGGTTATACTAATATCTTTTTCTTCATCTACAATTATTTCTTCAGAAGCATTATTATCTACATTAAATTCGATAGATTTATAACTGCCGCTATTAAAATTTAAATCTTTAATTAATAAATTATTTTTAAGATATCTAATTGTTCCAGTAATGCCTCCGTCACCGTATGAATCGTGGAATACAAGGATATAATTTCCGTCTTCTAAATGTAATTTAAAATTAACTTCTTCACTATTAATGTAAAATCTTCTATTAGTATCAAAAATATTTTTTTTATCCTTTAATGAATATAAATTCCAAGAACTTTCATCTTTACACCAACTATCACCTCGTAAATTAATATTAATGTTATGTTCTTTAGTATCTTTATCACCCATAACTAATTCATTTAGTAAACTAGATTTAGAGAGAGATAATGTTGGAATTTGAGGATATTTATTTTCATTTAAATAATTTTTAACTCTGGTAACAATTTGTTTAGACGTGAAATTATAGTTAAAATCATCCATTGTTTTAATAAAAGCAAAAGTTAGTGCTCCTTGGAATTTTCCATTAATATAAGCATCAGCACTCTGTTGATTATCTCTACAACCACTAATTTTCAATACATTACATATATTTTCTTCTTTTCTATTAGGTTGAATTCCTGTATCTACTCTATATACATATGGTAAATCTAGCGATGTTCCAGAATGACAAGCATCGATTAAACTAAATAATTTACAATCAGTAGGGATTTGTTTAATTAATGTATTATAAATAACGTCGTCTCTAATAACTCCATTGGTTTTATAATCTAATGGGATTAATAATTCATCTTGATTATCAGATTCATTATCGTCATTATCACTTGTTAGATAAGCACCGTGTCCTGAATAACTTAACCATAATTCTTTACAGTCTTTGGATTTAGATAATAATTCATTAAATCCATTAATAATATTTTCTCTAGTTGGTTTATTTGGGGTATCATCAGTTAATAAAATTATATTTTCATCTGTAAAACCGCAACGGGTTTTTAAGAAATTAACTATTTTTGTAGTATCATTTATACAACCTCTTAATTCACCCTTAGAGTGCCCCCTGTAATTAATACCAATAACAAGAGCTGCTTTATTATATCCAGTATTTAAGAAACTCATTTTATAATCTATTAAAATATTTAAAATATATTTTTCTATAATTTTAAACTAATAGAAGAATATATTATACTACATAAATTATTTTTTTAAGAAAATAAATAAATAGTTATGGTTTAAAATTAAAGATATTTATTTATTTTTTAAGATTTATTAATTTATAGTGTTAAGATAAACATAACTATACTTTTTTTATTTTTTGGTTATACCATTTATACTTCACTTCCCTTTTAATGTTGTTAATTTATTATCAATTTCTCTTTTTATTGTATTTTCATATTCTTTTTCCCATTCTGCTTGTTTAGCTATTAAATCATCTAATTTTTGTTGTTTTTCTTCTACATTATCCGGAATTTTAATATTACCTATACCTTCGATAATATTAATAACATTCGTTTCACTTATTGGTTTATCAGGTGTATTTATTACAAGGTATAATAAATATCTAGTAAGTCTCTTTACTTCTCCGTGTTTTCGTTCGTAAGCTTTTTCCAAATTTTTACAATATTTTATATGTTTTTTTAGTTTATCTAATTTGGAATTTTTTTCATTTCTAAATTTAGTATTATTAAAACCTTCTTTTTTTGTACCTGTATTTGCTTTAACAGTATTTCTTCCGGGCGTAAATCTAACTTTTTTTATTCGATCTGTTATTGCGTTTTTGGCCCTTTTTGTTCGCGATGTTATTGCGTTTTTGGCCCTTTTTGTTCGCGATGTTATTGCGTTTTTGGCCCTTTTTGTTCGCGATGTTATTGCGTTTTTGACCCTTTTTGTTCGCGATGTTATTGCGTTTTTGGCCCTTTTTGTTCGCGATGTTATTGCGTTAGAAGTTTTTTTTTTTTTGTTTTTCCCCCAGTGTATAACAGAGTTTTTGAGATTTTTTGCTGCATTTTTTATTGATTTTGGTTCATTAGGCATATTTAGTATTAATAAATATAATAATTTTACAATAATATATTTTTATTTGTAAAAATTAAATGTTCTAAACATTTTTCTGCCGAAGGTCTTTTGTTATAATCGTATAATAAAGTATTACAAATAAAGTCTATGATATATTTTTTTTTAAGTTTGTCTTCGCAAAGAATTCTAATATATTTATTCAGATATATATCTAAATTATATTCCGGGTTATTATAAAACTTTGTGTCTGTAAAATTATCGTGTAAATAAAAATATTCTTTTACATCACTATCTTCTTTTATTAAAAAAAAAGTATTAAAGTTTTTATTTTTAACATATATCTCATTTTTAGGTATATCTATTTTTTCGGCTATTTTAAATAATAAATCTCTTATATTTTTACCAGGAAATAAAGGTTTATTTATAATAAGTTCTGCGAATATACAACCTATGCTCCATATATCTATTTTTTCATTAAATTGGAGATTTAAAAGAACTTCAGGAGATCTATAATATCGGGATTGAATATAAAAATTTTTTTTGTCTATCCCTTTAGGAAATGATGAACCTAAATCTATAATTTTTGCCATATTTGTTTTCTTATTAAACATAATATTTTCAGGTTTTAAATCTGTATGTATAAATTTTTTATGTATAAATTCAAGACCTTGGCAAACATTATATATTATATTTATTGTGGTATCTATTTTTATTATAGAATAGTAATTTAGATAATATTTATATACATTAATATCCATATATTCAAATACTAAATATTGTATATTATTTTCCATAAAATCCCCATAAAAATTTATTATTTTACATGAATCATTTTCTTTATATTTCATTAATTCATTTAATACTATTATTTCTTTTTTTGCAGCATTTCTAAACCTATCTTCATCTCTAATTTTTTTTATAGCACAAATAGTTTTTGATTCTATATGAATACCTCTAAATACTTTTCCAAATGTTCCTTTGCCCACTCTTTCTTTGAATTCGAATTCTTCAAATTTTAATATATTATTTTTCATTTGATATTACTTTTATTTATATTCTTATAATTTAAGTTTAATAAAATAAAAATACTATTTTTCAACAATAATAATAATAGAAATAAAATATCCTATTACAATAAATAATTTAAAATATTCGTCAAATAAAAGTATTTTATCTCTAAAATATGGGAATAAAACACTATTTATATTTCCTTCGTCTATACCTTTTTTAATAAAACTAATATTTTTTCTATCATAATTTTTTTTATTTAAACTATTTTTTTTAAATACATTGCTAAGAAATTTAAAATGATTATTTAATATACAATATATAATTCCACTTTCTAAAGCACATAATATACAAGTTATATATGAAGTCATAATAAATCTTTCCATTAAAGTGCTATATTCTATTACCGGTATCTTACTTGCGATATATAATTGTAACCAAATAATACTTAGTGGAATAAAAACTAAAATATATGTTCTTCTATAATTTTCAGCAGATAATGAATTAACTACTAAAGAAGATATCGTTAGGAAAGCGGTCATAACCATAACTACTAAATATTTATGGTATTTTCTATTCATAAATATATTAATATTTGTAATCGTCCATAATTCTCCAGGACAACATAAATATTCCATATCCATTGTTTCATATTCTATTTTTGTAATATTCCATTCATTATGAGTAAAATCTTTATAATTTACTAAACTATTTTCATTTGGTATTGTTTTATTATATATTTTTTTTTTATTTAGAAATTCTGGATTAATCCTAATATCTAAAAAATCTTTATTCATTTTCCAAGAACCAAAATCCATTTGACAATTCTGCGTATCAAACGGAAACATATCTAACTGTAAAGGACACGAAAAAGAATATAATATAGGTAAAACCCACCTAACTTTTCCAGTATTATATATTTTAGTAGAACCTTGTAAAGACCATAATTCCGGATATGACGCAGAATTATAAAGTTCTAAATCTGGTTTCCAAATAGGTTCTGAACCAATATTAATATATTCAACATCAAATAAACTTTTATTCCATTTTAAGTATTCGTCATACCAAACATAATTCATTTCCATATTGAATTTAATTTTCTCGGAAATTTGGTCAAAACTTTCCAATGAATTTATATTTAAAGTAAAATTTACTTTGATATTATCATTATAATTTTTAACAGGTCTATACTCATTACTATAATTTTTAAATAAATATTTTCTTAATCCACTCTCTAAATCATTATTACTTTCTAAATCATTATTTATTATACTTCCTGAACCACTGTCATTATCTGAACCACTTTCTAAATCATATGTGCTTTCATATGCGTTATTTAATCCTATAAAACTAAATAGAATAAAAAATAATTTCATTATATTTAGTTTTTATACAAATTTATTTAAATCAATTTTCAATTGATATTATTCTAAATCTAATAAATATATATTTGGTAATTTATCTAATTTATCCCATAATATCATTGGTCCTCTAAAACCAATTGGCGTATCCTTTGGAAATGTAGTCCATTTTTTCTTTTTTCCATCTAATAAATTAGTTTTCCAATTTTCATCTTTTGCTGGTAAATATCCGTTTCTTAAAGGATACCAAGAACCTTCTTTATAATTTATTTCAAGATCTATTTTAAATGGTGTATTTCTATTATTTTCTAGTGTTGAATTATTTTTATTATTTTCTAGTATTGAATTATTTTTTTTACTTTTATTATTTTTAATTCTCTTTTTGTTTTCATTGCTATTTATTTCATAATAAAGTTGCATTAATCCTTCAGTAGGTTTATCATATGTATAAATTACCCAACTTTTTTTATAGAATTCGGTTGGTTTATAAATTTTATTACATTTGACATTTTCTGTAACTATATCCATAACATTTCTATCAAGCAATAATACTTTAATTTGGTCTCCTTTTTTCATTTTTTCTATATCCGCTATTGTTAGCCATTCCTTTTTATTATGTAACTCCCAATTCTCGTGATTTAATCCTTTTTTCTCTAAATTAATTATTTTTTTTGAAGGATTTTTACAAGCATAATCAGTTTTCTTTCCCTTTAGCTCTTTATCTGTTAACTTTACTTCAATGTAATCATTTGGTATATATTCTATATCACTAGAAATATTATTATATAAATGACATTTTCCAAAATCGTGCATTGGAGCAACAATCTTTCTTTTATCTTTAAGTGAATTGAACCAATATCCTTCTATTATAGGTAAAGAATTATATTTAGTCCAAAAATCCATTTTATTAGACCAACTTAAAGAATTATTATTTTTTTTGGATATATATTTTGGGGTTTTATACTTAACATAATTTCTTAAACATTGTTTTTGTGTTACTCTTCTAATTGGTTTTTTTAAAAAAAATTTATCATCTTTAAGTTTATTAGATTTAGGCATATATATATAATATAAATTATTTTTTTTCGTAACTAAAAATGTAAATTATAATTGAAAAGAAAACTATTGGCAATATTACTCTTATAGTATTATCTAAATATATAACAAATTTAAATATTTTATCGTCAATAATTCTCTCTTTATCTGTTAAACTTAGTCTTTTATCATCGAAATTAATAACTTTATAAACGTCTTTATAATCATTTATTTGTTCGTTATTTATTTCTTCAATATTACTTTCTAAATGTACTTCTAAATCTTTATCTAGATTAATGATATTAGTTCTTTTTCTTAATCCTCCCATAATTTCACTATAACTTTTAGATCTATTTAAAACTTGTGATTCTTTTTTAGAACCTATTACACCCAAAGATTGAGACTTTTCTAAATTAGATTCATTATTCAATGTATCTATTGTATAATTAGATTCTTTATTCAATGTATCTATTGTATCATTCGATTCATTATTCAATGTATCTATTGTATAATTAGATTCTTTATTCAATGTATCTATTGTATCATTAGATTCTTTATTCAATGTATCTATTGTATCATTAGATTCTTTATTCAATGTATCTATTGTATCATTAAATTCACTTACATTATCTAAATCAGTTTCCCATACTTCGTCCTCTTCATTTATAATTATATTTACCTTATCCTTTCCTGTACATAATCCAAGTTTATCAACTAATCTAAAAAACCAAGGTGATTTAGTTGTTATAAGAGCATATACTAAACCACTTTCTATAGAACATATCATAGATGTTATAAAACAACATAGGAAGAATTGATCCATTAAAGTGAAATAACCTACAACTGGTATTTTATCCGCAATAGTTAATTGTAATGCTAAAATAGTTAAAGGTATAAATACTGCGGTTCCTGTTCTACTAACATTATCCGGACTCATTAAAGAAATAATAAAACTAACTACTACTAAAGTAATAGTCATTCCCATACTAATTTTATAATAATGAGGATATCTCCTTAAAATGAATGAATAATATAAAGTATTGAATTCTTCATTCTGGCAACAATCTCTTGTTTCATTTCTTTGAACTATATTAACTGTCTCTATTTCCCATTCACTATGTGAAAAAGAATCTAAAATATCAATCTGTTTGCTTTCATCTTTATATGGTTGTAAATAAACGTAACGATTACTATAAATCCAATTTCCAAATATCATAGTGCAATTTTGCCTATCAAATGGAAACATTTTTAAATTTAAAGAGCAAGAATATTTATATATTCCTGGTTTACTATACATAATAGAACCATCATTATAAAGGTTAAGTCCACCTTTTAATGTATATATTTCTGGTTTAGAAGCAGCGTTTAGTAATTCAACATCTGGAGTCCATACATCATCGGGAGATACTGATAAAAATGTTAAATTAGAATAATTATACCATGCCAAGTTCTCGTCTCTCCAATTAGACCTTAACCAAATATTTAAAGCAAGCGATTCTTCCATTTGATTAAATGATTCTAATGTTTGGACTCCTAAACCCATTTCAACGGAAACCGGGTCTTTGAAATTTTTAACAGGTCTCGAAGTTTTATCATAGTTTTGGAATAAATTATTTAGAAGGTGTTTTTCTTCTTGATTCGCATTAGTAAAACTAATGAATAATAATAATACTAAAAATTTAAACATTTATGAATAGAATTATTAAATTATTTCTTAAATATCTTTTTATTTTAAATATCGCCAATTTCTAGTATATTTTCATTTATTTCACAATAAATCGGTTCAAATATTATTTGTTTTGATTTTGTTTTTTTATTAATATACTCTTTTAATTCTCTCGATTTATTATAAATATTAATTAAGGCATAACTTATATTTGGTAATATATACAAAGGTAATATACATATTAGTATAAATAATAAATCTCTACTATAGTTTTTTAATAAAAATATAAAAGGTATAAAACAGCACGCAAATAATAGTTTTGATAGTTGATAATTTATATATTTTATTTTTAGATTTTTTAATATAATTTTACACATCGAAGGTTCCATTATTAAAACAGAATACAAAGATAAAAATAATAACATTGGCGATAAGTCACTGTAATTATTAACATAACTATATATAGGATAAATAAGGGGGATTCCTATTACTGTTAAATGAAGTAAGAAATAACCAGATAATAATAAAAATAATTTATGATAATCTCTATTATATTTCAATTTCAAATTAGCTCTACAAATAGGACATCTAAAAATATTAGTTGTATTTGTTATCATAAGACATTCATAACATAATGTAGAAGAAGCGCAATTACATATTTTATATACATTTTCACAGGTGTCTTTACACATAAAACATTCCATATTACAAATTATAATTTGAAAAATCTTTAAGTATTTAAAGATTTATTAGTATATTTTTCTAAAATGAAATTTTTAATATTGGGTAGTGGAGGAAGAGAAGTTGGTATTGCTAAATGTTTAACTAAACATAAGGTTTATTGTGTTTCAAATTATTTGAATAAGCAAATGGATGAATTAGTAGAAGAATATATAATATTTGAAGAGTTATATAATACATTTAAACTTAGACAATTAATTTTAGAAAAGAAACCGGAAATAGTTATTGTCGGTTCCGAAAAGTTTTTAGAAAGTGGAATTGTTGATATATTAGTTAAAAATAATATAGGGTGTATAGGACCCACAAAAAGATTAGCAGATATAGAATTAAGTAAGACATTTACTCGTAAGTTTTTAAGTTTTAATGGTTTAGATAAATATAATCCAAAGTATGATATAGTTCATAATTATGATAAAAAAAATTTAGAGAATTTATTTTCAAGTTATTCATATGATTTTGTATTAAAAGACGATGGATTATGCGGCGGAAAAGGAGTAAAACTATTCAAATATGATAATTATAATATAGCTTTTCCATATGCGAAATCAATGTTAGAAAAAGAAAATGGTTTATTATCAAATAATTTCTTAATAGAAGAAAAATTATATGGCGAGGAATATGTAATAATGAGTTTTGTGGACGGAGATAATATTAAACATATGCCAGTAGTAAAAGATTTTAAGAAGATAGAGTTAGGTAGTGATGTTAATACGGGAAGTATGGGTTGTTTAGTTCAATCCAATCATACTTTACCATTTTTAAACGAAGACTATATTAAAGAATCGCAAGATTTAAATGAAAATGTTATGAAATTATTATCAAAGGATGGAGGAAAATATAAAGGTATTTTATATGGAAGTTTTATGAAGACAAGTGACGGAATTAAATTAATAGAATATAATGCCCGATTCGGGGATCCAGAATGTTTAGTTATATTTTCTATTTTAAAGACTGATTTAGGTTTAATATTTGAAGCTATAGTGAATGGAACTTTGGATAAGTTAGATATAGAATATGAAAATAAGAATGTTATATGTAAGTATTTGGTTCCTCCTGGTTATCCAGACGTTCCTTTATCTAATATAGAATTTAATATAAAAGAAGTTAGTAAAGTAGATTTATTACAGGCAGGTTTAAAGTATGAAAATAACAAATTATTATTAACAGGTTCTAGGAGTTTAGCAGTTATTTCTAAGGGGGATGATTTTATGGAAGTTTATCAAAATATGGAAAATGAAATATCTAAATTGAAAGGTAGATTATATTATAGGGAAGATATAGGAAAAGATTATAACTTAGTTATAAAAGATAACTTAGTAAAAGATAAAAGTGGGAAAACAGATTTATATTCACAATCTGGTGTTAATATAGAGGAAGGAAATAAAGTTGTAGATATGATAAAGGGTTTAGTAATGGATACTTATAATGAGTATGTAATGGGAAATTGGGGGGATTTTGGAGGAATGTTTGATATTATGAAATATATAGTAGATAATAAATTACGAGATCCTATATTGATAAATTCTATGGATGGTGTAGGAACGAAGAGTATATTATCAATAGAATTATTGGGTGTTAAAGAAGGATTGAAAAGTTTAGGTCAAGATATTGTAAATCATAGTGTTAATGATATAATAGTTAAAGGTGGAAAACCTTTATATTTTTCTGATTATGTTGCGTCGGATAATATTTCGGCGGAAAATATGGTTTATTTATTAGAGGGGATGTCGAAAGCTTGTAAAGAAAATGAATGTGTATTAATAGGAGGTGAAACTGCTGAAATGCCTAGTGTATATCAGAAAGGACATTATGATATAGTGGGGAATATAACAGGAATATTAGAGAAGAATAAGATGATTAATGGAAAAAGGGATATAAAAGAAGGTAATTGTATTTTCGGTTTATTATCATTGGGGCCACAGACAAATGGTTATAGTTTAATAAGACATATATTAGAAAACTCTAATAATAAAAAATTATTGGATATTGATATCCAAAATATAGTAAGAGTTCATAAGTCATTTTTAAGGGAGATAAATACAATAAGGAATAAATGTAAAATTAATGGATTATGTCATATAACTGGAGGAGGTTTTTATGAAAATATACCAAGAGTATTACCAAAAAATTTAGGTATAGAGATAGAATTGGAAATATTAGAACCTTTTAAAACATTAATGAAATTGGGGAATGTTTCTAATGAAGAAATGTATAGGGTTTTTAATTGTGGTTATGGAATGTTAGTATTTGTTGATTCAACATATAGGGATTTATTGGAAAGTGTGTTTAAAATTAAATATTTAGGAAAAGTTGTAAAAAGAGGAATTAATAAACAAATATTAATTAATTTCGAAAAAAAATATTTATATAAATTATAAAATGCAACAACAAGTAAAATTAAACCCGAATCGCACACTAAGAAGAAGAAATAGCAAAGGAGCACCTAATGGTTATGATTTCAATCTTTCTTCGGAACATTGGACAAGTAGTGAAAATACTAGTATCAGTTCTACTGGTTCTAAACGTGCTAGTTCAACAGGTTCAACAGGTTCTACTGGTTCTAAACGCGCTAGTTCAAGAAGTGCTAGTTCAAGTGGTACTGGTTCTAAACGTGCTAGTTCAACAGGTTCTACTGGTTCTAAACGCGCTAGTTCAAGAAGTGCTAGTTCAAGTGGTACTGGTTCTAAACGTGCTAGTTCAACAGGTTCAACAGGTTCTACTGGTTCTAAACGTGCTAGTTCAAGAAGTGCTAGTTCTAATAAACCCTTTTGGATGGAAACATTTTTAGGGGAAAAATCAAAATTCCGTGAGGTAAACGCTTTTAATAATTATTTTCCAAAAAAAACTAATGAAAACACACAACCACAACCACAACCACAACCACCACGACCATATCCCCTTTTTAATAATTATAGACCAAACGAAACACTACCAAAAGAAACACTACCAAAAGAAACACTACCAAAAGAAACACTACTCGAATATGCACAAAAACGAAGTAAAGAAAAACATAAGGTAAACATTATGGATGATGCCAATGGCTCTACTATGAATGACGATGGTGTGAGTAATAATACTACTGCAGTATTTATACCAGGTAGAACGGATGAAACATATATACATTATTTTAGTGAAATTTTAGAAACTCGTAAAAAAGAGAAGGAAAGTTTAATTAAAGAATTAGATAATTTAGTTATTACTAAAGAAAAAAAAAACTTATTAAAATTAAATGATTATGGAAACCGACGAAAAAAGGAAATAGCAAAAAGAAATACAGAAATAGATAAAGAAATAGATGTTATAAAAGAAAAAATGTCAAAAATGCTTGAAAGAATAAAAGAAGAACATCATACTTTTTTATCTCAAAAACAAATTAATCGAGATTTACAAAATGAATTGAATACAACTGCTAAAGAGGCAGAAAATGAATTATTTCTACAAGCAAAAGGAGAGCGATATGATAAAATATTAGAAAATTTAAAATATGAATATGATATGTACAAATTTAACGAAATATCTACAAAAGCATTAACTGAAATAATAACTGCTGAAATGTCTAGTAATTCTTCCCCGGAGTATATAACATTATTAAATAAATATAAAGAGAAAATAAGAGAAATAAATGAAAAAAAAAAAATAGAAAGAAACTATACCGATGAACTTACTAAAATAGAGTATGAATATAATGAGGCTTTAAAAGATCCGAGCGAAACGGCTACTTTAATAGCATATCAAACAGTACTGTCAGGTTATTCTTCATTAATGAATAAAGCATTAAAAGAACAAAACAAAAATAGCGTTGCTGTTGGGGAAGTATTTACTAAAAAATTCCTGAATGAATTTATAGTTAAATTAGANAAAAAAAAAAAAAAAATAGTACAGGAATATTTGAAAATTGGTAAGAGTTTACAAAATTTACAAACAACACGACCACGCTCTTCATTAAGCCGCAGTAGGGGGTTCAAAAAACAATTAAAAGGTTCAACCGGTTCTACAGCCACTGTAGTAGGTTTAAAAGGTAAAAGGAAAAAATCAAAAAAGAAAGGGAAAGGAAGAAAGAAGGGCAGTAAAAAGAAAGGTAAAAAGTAAATAATTAATAATATAATTTTTTTTTAATTTCAGTGTTAATTTTATGTCTAACAACTTCATCTCTGTCTCTATAAGAATTTAATAATTGATATACCAAAACCGCAAATATAAATGCGATAATACAAAAAAGAGGAATATTATAGGCATAAGACATTCCAGTGCCTAACCCTTTATTATTCATATTATTACTATTTTTAGCCATATTTATAATTATATTAGATAATTAAATTATCTTAATAAGTTCTATTCTTTTAATTTTATCCAGTAATTGATTCCAATCGTTATTTATTTTTTCTTCATTTATAAATTCTTTATTTACTAACCAACCATTTTGTTCCATTAATTTTTTAAAGTTTTCATAATGTATCATTGGTTCTTTAATAGCATTAGTATGTCTAAAACTATAATATGTTTTTATCCAATATGGTATAGTCTTATTAACTAAATCATCTTCGTAATCTATTTCTGAATATATTATTTTAATATAACTACCTTTCGGTAAATATATATTATCATATAAGTCTATTAAACTAATATATAGTTTAGTATTTTTTCTACTATGAGAATTTAGTTCATTTATAAAATTACTAAATCCTTCTTTTTTCCCAAAAACATATTGAATACTAAAGTTCATAATGATAATATCATATATACTTTGAATATTAGTTAGCGAGAAGTTGGAATTATAATATGATTTTATAGGATTATTTATGTTAGTATCCCATTTTTGTGTTATATCGCCAATATATAAATTATTTTTTTTATTTAGTTTATTGAAACTTTCCATAACAGAAATATCTATTTCGATTCCATCTATTTTAATAGTTGGGTCTTTCCATAATATATTATTACAGAAACCGCAACCTAAGTCTAAAACTAAATTACTTCTTCTAAAATAATTATCTTTTAGAATTTTATTAAATATAGTTTTATTTATATTACTAAATTCGGTAAACTCAAAGTCTTTTAAGAAATGTTGGTAATAAATTACCTTTATATTGAGTTTATCTAAGTATTTAATTATATCTGCTATACACCAAGGATATTTATGATAATATTCCAATTGGTCTACCACTTCTTTTGGATTCGGGTACTTTTTATCTTCCCTCAAATCTCTTGGTTCCCAATCATTATTTTCTTCATTCCAATTACATCTGTATATTTCATTTCCTTTTAATATATCAGCAGTCATACACCTTTTAGGTTTGTATTTATATAATTCTGTTTTATTTTTCATAAGAATAATACCATCAGTTTTAAATTCGTTAAGAGTAATAAAACTAGACATATCTAAGTTTTTCATAATGTCGATACATTTTAAATGTATATCATTTTGGTATTTTTCTATTATATCTAATATATTTAGGGTCATTTCTTTATCTCTAAACAACCAAACTTTTTTAGGATACCATTTATTTTTTTCATTTTTATATCTGGAACAGAATTCCATAATATCTAAAACTTCCGTTTCTAACTTTTTATAAATCATATCATTTTTATCTAAGAAATTATCATATGTTGAAATATCCTGACATAATTTATGTTCTAAGACTAAGTCATTATAATCTTCTATTGGTTGATTATGTATTTTAGTATATGATCTTAAACCAAATACTAAGTATAAATCTAATTCTTTTATATATTCTCCATCCATTTTAATATATTCAAAATCTTCTGAAATAGTTGGAAATAATATATCTTTATCTATATCTTTAACTAATAATCCGTCTGTTTTCTGACATATACTAATATCACCTTTACATATATTAATAAGTTGGTGCGATAAGATATGTTTAGGATAAATATAGTTAAAAGTGTTTGTTTCACACATATTATCTAATTCGTCCATATTTTTATAAAAAATAGGACCACCTCTATTTATAATTGTATTATCTCTTTCTGGTTTAGTATCCATATTAATTACTGATTCTTGAAATAAATATTTGTGTTCTTTCTTATTTTTTAAATCTCTCCTAATTCGTAATCTTCGAACAAGATTGTAGAGATTAATCCATTTTTTATATTCATAGTTTACTATATTATGTAATTGATTATTACATATATTCAAGTAAAATTTTATAAAATTATAATCACACATAAGTAATGCCTTAAATAATGCCTGATTATTATTACTCGCCGCAAGTTTAAGGTATTGTTGGTCTACGCATTTTTTAACACCTAAATTATGAAATAATTGAATTGCTTTAACATAATTATTTTGATTTACAATACTATTATATGGTTTATAATTTTCATTATTATAGTGTGAAATTATATTAATATATAATCTTTCTTTAAAATTATATTCTAAATATTCAATAGGTTTAGAATATTTTTCGCAATATCTTAGTATTATTTGAGTTTCTTTATGAAACCAAGTAAATGTTTTAAGATTTTCTTTTAGTAATAACCAAAAGTTATACTTTATATCAATTAGGTCTAAGAAATATTCTATGAATTCGTAATTTTTTTCTAAAATAATACCATTGAATAATCTTATAATATGTACGAAATTATTTTCTGTAATTTTATTATTCATTAGTTTTTTCATAACCCATTTTTTTACTTCAATATTTCCTTTATCATTGTTCAAAAGAAATACTGATGTAATCAGGGGATTGATATTTAATTTTATATCTACATATTTACTTATCATTTTTAACTTTTTTATTTTGTTTTCTTGATTAGATTTAACAGTTAAGAATTTATAATCTAACCTTAAATTGTTAATTGGTTTATAAAAATTTAATATATTTTTAATAACTCTATTATCTCTATTATATAAAGAGTTTTCTATAAGTTCCGCTAAATCATTTTTATCAAGAAAATTGGGAAATTTATTTTGAAAATATTCCAAAGTGTCTAAGTTTCCATATTTCGCAATTGAAGTAAGTATCTCATCTAAATAATTAGTATTAATATTATCAATAATTAAATCTAATATATTTGTAATTTTAGGTAACCTTACTAAACAATTAATCCATTCAATATTATAATCGTATTTATTAATAATATCTGAAATTCTTTCGGTGTCATATTGAAACATAATAGTTTTTAGTATAATATGAAATGTTTTTGTTTTTTTGTAATGATTTTTGGTTTTTACAATATTATTGTAATTATATATACTATTTAATAATTGGTTCCAAAATGTATTACTTATATAATTATATGGAAAATCTTTATGTTTTAAAATATATGTAAGAAGTTCTAAATTTTCAGCTTCTGTAACATTACATAATAAATTTTCAATATAATTTTCTTTTTGTAAGAAATCTAATTCCATTAAAGTATTAAATAATTTTTTTTGTATTTTTATTTCTGAACCTGTTAATATACCTAAATATTTTTCTGTAATATCTATATTATTTTTATAAAGTGAAATAGGTTCTAATTCTAGTATTTTATTTATATATTTAATATCTTTGTTTTTAAAACAAGATACTTCGTCAATATTATTCCAAAAACTAAATTTATGTTTTTCGACTAGATAAAAACTATTTTCACAATTTCCGTTTTCAATTGCTGATTTTAATAAATTATAATTTTCAATATTTATATCATTTGTTATATCATTATATTCAAGTTCATAATTATTATTAAATATCTCTGGAAATGAATTAAACCATATATCTAATAATATAGGATTTGTAAAGTATGCTATATCAGCACCCAGTATATTAATTTCGTTTCTATCTTTTTCTAAAATTAGAGTTTTTGTTTTTTCTATTATTTTATTTTTAACTATTTCTTCATAGTTATTTTCAAAAGTAAAGTATTTTTTATCTTTTTTGAAAATATATAATAATACAGATAATATAGGCATATTTTCTAAATGCGAATATTTCGTTTTTAGATAAAAGCTCAAATTTTGTGTTTTAAAAAATATAGAAAATTTTGTATCACTAGGATAACTATCAATATTTATAAATTGATTCATCTTTACAGTTTAAATAAAAAAAAATTTTTTTAAATCAATTTTTTAGTTTTATTATAAGTTATTTATTTTCAACAACTAGTAAATGCTTTTTTAAAGTTAAGTATGGGTTTTTCATTTCCGGTTGTAATATGATATATAAATACTGCTACTAATGATAAAAAGGATAATCCTATGAGAGTTATCATAATATATGAATAATATTTGAGGAAAACTCTTTTCCATGATTTAGAACAATAGCACTCTGAATTACTAAGAATATCACTATATGAATATATTATATAGACACCGAGTATATTTACAAAAATCGATAAGTATTTTATAATTTGGTGAATAATAAATAATTTAGGGAATGTTAGAGCAAATATTATAATAAATAAACCTAATATTGAAAATAATAATAGGGCATATCCATAAAATTTGATATATTTTCTTCTAATATCATCCGAACATTTACATTTTTTATTTTCTAGGGATTTTATATAAGATATAAAAATATATGAGATAACTAATGGAACTACTAATACTGAAGATATAGAAGTCATTAATGTAATGTTTTTATTCATATTTATAATTAATAGATAAAATAAAATAATTAATACAAAATAAAAATATATCTTAATAATATAAAATGAGTAAAGTTGCGTTTAATCGAGATCAAGTTAATTATTTAGACAGAATGTTTAGAGATAGAAGAAGACAATTCTTAAAGGAAGTTAATAAAGACAATTTTGAAGCAGATGAATCTTCCTTTGAGACATTATGTGATAAATTATTTAACACTAAAGATTTAAATGTAGAAAAGAAATCCAAAAATTCTAAATTTAATAAGAAATCTAATAAGAACTCTAAAAAAAGAGTAAAGACTGGTTATATGAAGTGGTTATGGTCAATTGAAGGTATGGATACATTGAAAAAAGAAAATAAGAATAGTCCGCAAAAAGAATTATTTAAATCGGCGGGTAGGAAATGGTCTAAAATGACAGATGCTGAAAAGAAAAAATATGATTAATATATTATGAAAGAAAATTTTAGTAAATTAGAATACTTAGTAATTATCAGTTATTATGATACAGATATTGAATGGACTAAGAAAATAAAATTACCATATAGAATATATTATAAAGATAAACAAAAAAAAGAACCATTTAATGCAATAAATAAAGCAAAATCAGAAACAAATATTTGTAAATTTTTATATCAATTCTATGATAAATTACCAGAAAATACAATTTTTGTTCATCAATATGAATATAAATCGTATCATAATGGAAGTTTGGTAGATTTATTAAATAGTTCAAAATTATATGATAATTACAAAAGAAGTAAAACACCTGGTTATATATCATTAAATTGTAAAAAAATGGGAAATATTAATTCCCAAAAGAAAAAAATGGTTTATTCTGGTTGGTGGGGTGGAACAATGAGTTATTTTTTTGGAAATATTTTAAGATATCATAATTTTACTAAAAATAAAAAAGCATGTGCTCAATTTATTGTTAGTAAACAAAGAGTAAGAAGTTTACCTAAAGAATTTTACGGTAATATGTATAATTGGTTAGTAAAGAATAGTATAGGAAATACTAATAAAGGAATAGACCCTATTTCTAAAATGAGATTATTTTCTCCTATTGATAATCATATATTAAGTAATTATTATACATCTAGATATATGGAATGGTCATATGAATTAATTTTTACAACTTATAAAAAAAATGAAAATGATTTTTATAAATTTAATATTAATAATAAAGAATTTGAATTATTGGCCTTATATGGCTTTGACTCATATTATGTAAATGTGTCATTTTTTTTTAATCAAGAGTTTTTATTTTTAAAAGAAAATAAAATTATAATAAAAAAAGAAATAGTATTCAATGATATTTTTTATGACTATTTAGTAGGGAGTAATAAAAATTTAAAGTTTAAAATTAAAAATATTGGTAAATATATTTTATACGAAAAAAGAAATAAAGATTTTATATTAGAACTTTAATATTTAGTTTATAATTCGCAAACTTTCCCAAATTGGTTTCTTTTTTTATCTTCTTCGCTTAATTTAGTTTCTCTAACTACTTTTCGAATATCTTCACTAATAACATATGGTAATTTTGGATGACATTCCCATAAATAATAGTTATTAGTAGTTTCAATTTGATATTGTATAGGATAATATTGTATAATATCAGAACTATTATCTATCATTAAATTCCCTAATCTTGGAGGTAATAACTCTCTACTATTATTAGGTAAAACCATTAGTAATTGTTCGAAAGGTTTAAATGGTTTAGATTTAGGTAATTTAATCAAATTTATATCAGAAACATATCTATCCATATAATTATAAAGGTCATTAAAACTAGGAGGGTAATTATGATAATAAGACCATTCCCAAGATATACAACCATAATTATAGTAATGGAAATTCCAATATATACCTTCTAAATATTTATGACATATTTTATCTATTTCATACCTTTCTTCTATATCAAACAAATGTTTATAATATCTATCTCTCCATCCTTCTGCTCCTTGGTCTATTTTTCTTTCTATTTCTCTATTAAATTGTGGATATAAATTAAGTAAATCTTTCTCTCTTTCGTAGTTATTATCGTATACTTTATTTGGTTTTCTTTTATAATTTCTTTTTTTATTAAAAGTTTCTAATAAACTATCTTCCATTAAACCCAAATCTCTAAAAATATTCTTTAGGAAATCATGATTTATTTTCTTTTCATCCAATAATACTAAATTAGATTTAGTATCAAAATAATACCTAACATATAAATCTAATAATAAATCAATACCACTATTTTTTATACCAACAGAAGGTGAATGAGGAATGAAATCATTACCTAAAATAAAGGATAGGAATATATAGTCATAAACTATTTTATCTTTTTGTTCTTTATTAAGATAAACCTCTCCCAACCTTTCGCATATTTCATTTAATAGATTTTTTTTCAAATTATCTATGGATAAATATAGGAATTTAAATCCGTCGACGTGTATTTTATTGTCAAATTCTACAGTTTCTCTAAGTAAATAAATGTTAGGTTTATTTGCTATTAGACATAACATAATTAAATCAGCATCTAGACCATAAATAACATTATATTCTTTATCTGTATAAGTATTTCTAATATGTTCTAATAATTTATGTTCTCCTTCTCCTGGTATATTGGAATCGGAAATAATAATTTTTAGATTTTTTCGATTAGAAAAGTATGATTTTAGTTTAGTGGATAATTTATCCATAAATAATGTTCCTGGTGTAATAGCGTTTGTGTCCCATTCATCATTTAAATCTTCTTCTATATTATTTCTCTTTTTAATAAGACTTAATTCATTTTTCTCATGGAATTTCTTAAACCTACGCATTCTTTGTTGATTAAGTTTTGCTTTAGGAGCAGAACCGTCAATAGCGATATAGAGTAGTTTAGTAGGTTTCGAATAATCTACTAAGATTTCAATATATTTAATGACAAAATTTATCATTTTTGCTTCTAAATCATTTTGTATTGCTTTATTAAATGTTATATCTTTTAAAACTTCCCTACAGCAATAGTGTATAGCGCAGTTTAGGTCTAAATATAAGTTATGACAATCTAATATTTTTTCATTAGATGTTATTAAATCGTCGTAATTATTTACTAAATATCGGAAAAATAAAGGGATACCCATTTATGTATAAATAAAAAATAGTATTTAAATAAAGTATATCAATTTTTATTTTATTCTTTTTTTTCTTGTATTTCTTCTTCAATATCTTCATCTTCGCTAATAATTCCATAGTTTTCTATAACTAAGTTATTTCTACCCAAACCTTTAATAGTGGGTTTTTTTTGTACTTTTATATCGTCTCCTAAAAGATCGGCAAATTCCATATCTTCATATTGTGATTGTTTATCTTTTGGTACCAATTCCGAACCAATATAACCATATTTTTTTAAATCATTCATTTCTTGGTCGTTATATACGTGTATAACATCTGCCTTATCATCTTGAAAATCTCTTAAAGAAATCAATACATAGTTTCCAACTTTCACCCATTGTCTTTTCTTTTTTAATGATTTTCTCATTTTTGATAAAATTTCAATTACTCCTTTTTTAGGGTCTACGTATGAAACAGTTACTCTACAATTACCTAATAGTTTATTAACTAAGGCATAATATTGGTCTTTATCAGGCAATACTAATTCTCTTGTATTTTGTAAATAATTTTTATTTTTTTTAAATTTTTTTCCTCCGGTGTTTTTAGGCATTTTAATAATTATAAATATTATATTATAATTCAATTTTATTTATTAACTCATACAGAAATAAAAATTATGTTTATAAAAAAAATATAAAATATAATATTAGATATACCAATGGATATTAATAGTTCTTTAAATATACCAATCAGTAACAAATTAGTAGATAACAAATTAGTAGATAACTCATTAGTAGATAACCAATTAGTAGATAACCAATTAGTAGATAACAAATTAGTAGATAACCAATTAGTAGATAACCAATTAGTAGATAACAAATTAGTAGATAACCAATTAGTAGATAACAAATTAGTAGATAACAAATTAGTAAATAATAATATAGTAGATTTTTCTTATATAAACAGTAAATATAATCTAGAAGATATAGTAAATATAAAAATATGCCAAAGAATATTAAGAAATAGATTAATGGAAATAAGAGATATTAATAAACATACAAATATTTGTTATAATAGTATTTATTCAATAATGAAAAAAATACATAGTAGTTTTGTATTAGGTATTATAAGTCAATATGAATATAATTTTAATAATGTAAAATTAGACGAAGAATTGGATACATTTAGAAAAATACCAAGACCTTTAAAATTGGGAGATCTTAGAAATAATAATATTAATGATATTAAAAGTACAATATTCTCAATAAGTAATAATATTTTTGATATTATAAGGCGTGTCGGTATGAACTCTATATTTGATTCTTTAATATTAATAACGAATAATCCAATAAAGAAGATATTATCTTATTATAATAACAAAGATAGAAATTTGGTTTATTTTTATAATAATGTATTTATTCCTATTTCTGTAGAAATATATGAAATTAATAATATTGGTGGAGATGATACTTCTATAATTCCTTATAATAATAAAAACATATCAAAAAAAAATTATGATATTAAAAATATAAATTCATATATCAAACCTTGTTGTTTTAAAATGTATAAAAAAAATAAAATATTTTTAGAAAAGATACAAGGTGGTAGATTTTATTTAAGAGTTCATCTTGACAATGGTAGTATAAAATATGTTGTATATGAAGGTTATTTTTTAGAGGACCCACTTAATATATCACGAATAGGAGGGGAATTAGAGAAAAAAAATAATGATTTAACAGAAAAGATGAAAGTATTAAATATAAATAATTATTTTAAAAATGCTTTTATACAACAAATATCTATAAGAGATTTTTTAGTATATGATATAGATTATTTATTAGATGAATGTGTTAAATCGTATAAAGAGTTATGTGAATTGAAAAAGAAAACTATATCTTCGTTGGTTAGTGATTTTTTAAGTTCTGATTTAACAAAACAGAGAAATGTTTTAACATTATTTTTATTAATGAAAGAAGATGTAGATATGCAATATATTGCTTATTTAATGTATGATATGATAAGTAATGAATCTTATTTATTAAAACCACAACCATTGGCGGAACAAGTATTTAATAGTTTACATTGGTCCGTACAGAAAATATTCAAGGTTGCGATAAAGAAGATAAATAAATATACTAATGATATATTAAATTTTTCAGAGAAGGAAATATCTTATGAAAAGCGTATTTTATTATTAAAAACGGATGATTATGTTAAATCTAGGGTTATGGAAAAATATAAAGAATATTGTAAGAGTGGGGAGAATTCTACTAAATGTTTACAATATATTGAGGGTATTTTAAAAGTCCCTTTTGGAATATATAAAAAAGAAAAGATACTTTCATTTTTAGGTAATTTTAGGAAAGATTTTTCTATGTTTATATCAATTTATATTGATGAATATTTTAAAATTCATAAAATTTATAAGAAAGATGATATATTAGATTTATGTCTGGAATACTCAAATACTAAATTATTGAGTAATGAAATAAAAAATAAAATAAAACATAAGAAAAATATAAAGACAAAAGTAAATTCGGTAGACATCGACGAGTTTATTAATAGATTTAACTGTTATATGTATAAGAATGATGACGATTTGGTGGAATTAGAGAATTTATATAAACATTGTAAGAAATTGAAAAAAACCCAATTACAAAAATTAATTAAAATGATTAATGATGATTTATTAATTAAAAAACAAAAGGATAAATTAATTAGTGAAAATGGTAAAGTAAAGGATTTATTAGTAAAAATAAATAATTTTATTATAGATCCCAGTAATTTTGATATAGCGATTAAGTATATTAATTATTTAGATAAGGATAGACAAAAAATGAAACTAAAAACAAATGATATGTTTATTTCCAATATGCATAATAAGTTTTTTGACCTAAATACTCAATGGTTTAATTATAAGAATAATTATAAAGAATATCTTAAAAATGTTGATTCTATTTTAGATAATTCTATATATCATCAGGATGACGCCAAGTTACAAATAAAAAGAATAATAGCACAATGGATTAATGGCGAGATGAAAGGTTATAGTTTTGGATTTGAAGGACCTCCCGGAACAGGTAAAACTTCTTTAGCAAAGAAAGGAATTTCCAAATGTCTTGTAGATAGTAATGGACAACAACGCCCTTTTGCGTTTATTGCGATGGGTGGAACAAGTAATGGTTCTACATTAGAAGGTCATAGTTATACCTATGTGGGTTCTACTTGGGGTCGTATAGTAGATATATTAATGGAAACTAAGTGTATGAACCCTATAATATATATAGACGAGTTGGATAAGATAAGTAATACAGAAAATGGTAAGGAAATTATAGGGATATTAACACACTTAACTGATTCTACACAAAATGATGAATTTATGGATAGATATTTTAGTGGTATAAAGATAGATTTGAGTAAGGTATTATTTATATTTTCTTATAATGATTTTAATTTATTAGATAGTATTTTAGCAGATAGGATCCATAGAGTTAAATTTAAAAATTTAAATAGATTTGAGAAGATACATATTTCTAATAATTATATTATTCCAGAGTTATTGGAAACTGTTGGATTAAAAGAAGGTAATGTAATATTTCCAAAGAAGATATTAGAAGATATTATTGTAAATTATACTCACGAAGCAGGGGTGAGGAAATTAAAGGAAAAATTATTTGAAATAATAAGAGAAATTAATTTGAGATATTTAGTGAATGATAGTGATAAAAAGATAATACTACCTTTTACTATAACTCCTGAATTTATTGAAGATATTTTTAAAAATAACTCTAAAATAACCAGTACAAAGATAACAGATAAACCAATGGTTGGAATAGTAAATGGTTTATATGCTACTAATTCTGGTATGGGTGGTATAACTATTATAGAATCATTTAAAACTCCCACGGATTCCAAGTTATCGTTAGAGTTAACCGGTCAGCAAGGTGATGTAATGAAAGAGAGTATGAAAGTTGCGAAGACAGTTGCTTGGAATTTAATTCCAGAAAATATAAAGAAAAATATATATGAAGAAATGTCTACTAATGGAACATTTGGAATTCATTTACATTGTCCGGAAGCAGCAACACCCAAAGATGGACCGTCTGCAGGTTGTGCCATAACTTTAGCAATAGTTTCTTTATTAACAAATATTAAAATAAGAAATGACGTTGCTTTAACTGGTGAAATAGACCTAAATGGTTCTATACACGAAATAGGAGGTTTAGAACATAAAATAGAAGGAGGGAAAATGGCAGGAGTAAAATTAATTTTATATCCTACACAAAATGAGAAAGATATAGAACAAATTAAAAGCAAGGGTTACATATTAGATAATACAATAAAAATACAGAGTGTAAGTAATATATGGGAAGTTCTTAACTATTGTTTAGTAGATAATAATATAAATTTTAATAAATATACTCTTTAATTAATATACTCTTTAATTAATATACTCTTTAATTAATATACTCTTTAATTAATATACTCTTTAATTAATATACTCTTTAATTAATATACTTTAACACTCAAAATTATAACTATCACTAGATGAAGAAGAATTATATCGCTTTTCTAAATGACTAAATGTTTCGTATCCTTCTTTATATACAGAATTTTCATAAAAATTTGGCGACGGGGGTGCCGAAGGTACGTAAGAGTTTGGTGCTGAAGGTACATAAGAATTAACTTTAGGTAATTCTATTTCTTTTTTCTTATATATATTCATTTTTTTAACATTTCTTTTTTTTTGAGATACTTCTAATTTGGGATATAAATTTTTACTTTTTGGGACTTTATCTATTAATGATAAATCTTTGATATTATTTGATTTTTGTATATTATTTTCTTCTATTAATTCGGTAATATGTTTTTCTTCTTCTTCTTTTTGTATTAATTTATCGTGAATTTCTATTGCCTGATATGCTTCATAATCTTTTCCTAAAACATATCCATTTCTATATAGATAAATAGTAGCATTACTTTGTTGTATAGATGGTCTTAAAACATTTTTTTTTCTAAAATCTAATAATCTATCATAATTATTAGGTTTAGGAGGTACAGGAACGTCTATATTCATAGTAACGCCGGTGTTATCCCATAATTTACTTGTTTCGCCAGCTTTTTTCATTACAGATTGATATTTTTTTTCATTATTTGTATCTGCTGTAATACAATCTTTGTCTTTTGTATTTTCATTTATATTAAGAATATTATAAATTATTTTATTATTATTTTTCTTAAATGACCAACTTCTACTCATACTATAAAATTAATATATTATTAAAAATAAACTAATTCTTAAATAAAAATATAATAAATAAAATATTGTAATATAATATATTTATATAATGGCAAATAATAAAAATACAAAACAGAAAAACACAAAAGAACTAAACACTCCCGAAACAAATGCTCCAACTACTCCAACTGCTGGAGTAAATAAAAATAATATATCGAATAAAGGAACCTTGGAAATAAATTCAGGAGAGAATATTAAAAAACAGATAGCGAGTCCATTTAATTTTTTACCTTCCTTATTTCATACATTCGCTAAATTATTACCTATAGGATTATATGTTTCAACATTATTAGAATCAATATTATTTAATGATATTAGGGGTTTTATAATATTTTTAGGTTTAATTATTAATGATTTAATTAATATAGGATATAATTATTTATTAGAAAAGAAGCCAAATGAGAAATGTGCCATTGTTAGAAATATTTATACAGACGATTTCTTTGAATTATCAACACCTCATACTCAATATATAGCTTTTGTCACGGGTTTCCTTTTAAGTAGTATGTTCTTTAAAAAAGTATTTTATTATTCTACATTTACTATATTCTCTATTCTTATAGGTTTAACTGTTTGGTCTAGAATTTCTGTAGGATGTAAAGATATTTTAGACGCAGGATATAATTTAATATTTGGTTTATTTAGAGGTATAATTTATTATATTATTATTAAAGATTATTATGAACCCGACGATGTTACCCCCGAAGATCATTGGATAGAAAAAATATTAAAGAAATATTTACCAACGGGGGATGATGATGACGAATTGTAAATGAGTTATTAAATAATAAAATTAATTAATTTCTATTTTTTCACCTTCGGTGCTTGTGGCATTTGTTTTATAAACTAAAATTTTTAAAATTCCATTTTCATAATGAACTTTTAAATCTTTATTTTCAATATTATCCGGTATTTTAAATGTTTTCTTATATGTTCTATCGTTAATATGTTTCCATACATCTCCAGAAATATTAGTTGTTGCCGTAACTTCTAATGTCCTATGTTTTAGCATTACATTAATATCTTCTTTTTTAACTCCTGGCATTGATACTAATATTTTAATATCTGTAGGAGTATCTTTTACATCACAAAAGGGTAGCCATTGATTTTGTTGTTGAATATTAACACCACCAACCGTGCTAAGTATAGGTGTAGCAATATCAAAAAGAGACCCTACCACGTGTGCTCCTAAATCATTAAACCTGGTAAAAGTTTCTTTAAATGTTTCTTGATTTATGTTAGAATGATTGAATGACATATTAAATAAATGTATAAATTATTTTTTTAAATCTAAAAAATATAATAAATATAAATATAATAAACAATGATAATAATATTTGATTTTATAAGTTTGTTACCAGTAGTAATATATTTTTCACTTTTATATAATTTCTTAATTAATCCAGTGAAAAATCTTATTGATATATTCTTATTTATTTATATATTAAGTTCGGATTATTTAGTCAAAATAATAAAAAATTTAGAATATCCTCCAAAAATGTATCAAATAACTAGAAGACCGGAAGGAGCATATAATACAGATTATTTATCAAGAAATGGTAAAGTAAATAAAGATACTCCTGGATTTCCTTCGGGACATGTAACTAGTATAACAATATTTAGTGTATTTATGATTCTTGCGAAATGGCAATTTAAGATACCTTTATCCGATTTTATTTTAAGTAATAAGAGATTTTGTTTAGTACATATATTTTTGATAGGTATAACGGGAGTCGCTAGATATGTAAAAAAATGCCATAATATATTTCAAATCTTGGGGGGGTTTGTGTTTGGTAGTTTTATGGCCGGAATATTTTATTTCTTAATGAAATTATTTCTAATATTATAAATACAAATATTAATAGATTTAAATAATAATGAATAAATAGAAATAAATGGAAACTCGTTTAACTTCAATTACACCTATAGACGGCAGGTATAATCAAGAAACAAACGATATAAAGAATTATCACTCAGAATATTCATTTATTAGATATAGAATTATGGTAGAGATTGAATATTTAATATCTTTAGGGGAGTTTGAAATTTATGATGATATAACAGAAGAAGAAAAGGTATTTCTTAGGGATATTTATAAAAATTTTTCTTTAGAAAATGCCATTAGAGTATTAGAAATTGAAGAAAAAACTAAACACGATGTTAAAGCAATAGAATATTATATAGTAGATAGAATTAAAAATAATGATTCATTAAAAAGAAAAAATATAGATACTTACGTTCATTTTTGTTTAACTTCTCAAGATGTAAATAGTACTGCTAATGTTATGATGCTAAAATCTACTATACAGAAAGTTATATTACCCAAGATTAATGATATATTAAAAGTTTTAAAAAATTATATTCTGGAGTGGTCTAAAATCCCTTTATTATCACGAACACACGGTCAACCTGCTTCACCTACATTTTTAGGTAAAGAGATATTAGTATTTTATGAGAGATTGGTAATACAATCAAGAAAATTAAATAATATTAATTACACTACTAAGTTTGGTGGAGCAGTGGGTAATTTCAACTCCCATAGGATGTCGTTACCAAATGTAGATTGGGTGGAGTTCGGTGATAAGTTTATATCGGTATTTGGTTTAGAGAGAAATCAATATACGACTCAGATAGACCATTATGATAATTATGCGGAGATATTTGATATTTTAAGGAGAATTAATATTATATTTATAGATTTATGTAGGGATATGTGGTCATATATATCCCGTGATTATTTTACATTAAAAATGAGTAAAGACCAAATTGGTTCGAGTGCCATGCCACATAAGAATAATCCTATTTATTTTGAGAACGCCGAGGCTAATTTTCTTTTATCTAATGCGTTATGGAATTTATTTTCTAATACATTACCTATATCGAGAATGCAGAGAGATTTGAGGGATAGTAGTTTATTGAGAAATGTAGGTTCGGCATTTTCGTATATGTTAATTTCATTAAAAGCAGTAGAGAAAGGATTAGATAAGTTAGATATAAATGAAAAAGTAATAAATGCAGATTTAGATAGTAATAGTTTAGTGGTATTGGAGGGGATAGTGGGTAGATTGAAATTAGTATCAAATACTAATACTTATGATTTATTTAAGAATATATCAAGACAAAAAAATTCGAAAGAAGAAATAGAAAAAATTATAAATAGTCTAGATATTGAAGAAGACGAACGTAAATATTTAAAGACTTGTAAGCCTAATAATTTTACAGGTATATATAAACTTTAATGTTCGTCTGTGTCAGCACTTGATGCTTCATCCTTAGTAACCGATTTCTTTTTCTTACCTTTTTTTTTGGTTTCTACAACTTCTGTATCTTCGTCTGTGTCAG